GGAGTGCGGCGGGGAGTGCGGCGTGGAGTGCGGCGTGGACGAAGATGGCTGACCGCCTCGTCCGGTTGATCAAGGAGGCAAAGTAGATGTCGCGTCCACCTACACTGCGTGCTTCGTTCGATTCGAATGAACTCACCGTGGATCTATTTGCGGGCGGCGGAGGGGCCAGCACGGGCATCGAGGCAGCGCTTCAGCGTCCGATCGATATTGCGATCAATCACGACCCTGATGCTATCCGTATGCACAAAGCGAATCATCCGGAGACGAAGCATTATCTCGAAGATATTTGGGAGGTCGATCCGAAGGAGGCTTGTGGTGGGCGCCCTGTCGGCTTGCTCTGGCTTAGTCCGAGCTGCACGAATTTCTCGCGCGCTAAGGGCGGCAAACCACTCGACAATCAACTACGAAGTCTTGCCTGGGTTGGAATTCGCTGGGCGGAGGAAGTACGCCCGCGTGTGATTGCGCTGGAGAACGTCGAGGAGTGGAAAATGTGGGGCGACCTCGACACAAATGGATTCCCCGTCCCGGGCCAGGTCGGTGCCACCTTCCGTGCGTGGTGTGGTCGCTTGAACGACCTCGGTTATCAACTTGAGTACAAGTCCCTCGTCGCTGCGGACTACGGTACGCCGACGACGCGGAAGCGCCTCTTCTTGATCGCGCGCTGCGACAAGGCGCCGATCGTGTGGCCGGAAGCAACGCACGGCAAGGGCCGCGCAAACAGCTGGCGGCCCGCTGCAGAGATCATCGACTGGACCCTGCCCTGTCCGTCGATCTTCGATCGGAAGAAGCCGCTGAAGGAAGCGACCATGCGCCGCATCGCAGCGGGCCTGAAGCGTTACGTGTTGGACGCGGCCGAGCCGTTCATCATCCCTGTAACGCATGCGGGAGACTCCCGCGTGCATGGGCTTGATGAACCCCTGCGAACAGTCACCGGCGCGCATCGCGGTGAGCTTGCCCTCGTCGGGCCGACGCTGATTCAAACGGGTTGGGGTGAGCGCCCCGGTCAGGCGCCGCGTGTGCCCGGGCTTGAGAAGCCGCTCGGCACGCTCATGGCACAGGGCATCAAGCACGCCCTTGTTGCACCCGTGGTCTTGAAGCACTACGGCGGTGTCGTAGGACACGACGTTCGCAAGACACTCGGCACGGTGACTGCGCGGGATCACCACTCGCTTGCGGCAGCGTGGCTAACGAAGTTCTACGGGACCTCGATTGGGTCCAGCCTTGCGGACCCGATGCCGACCGTGTTGAGCGGCGGCGGGCGAGGCGGTAGTCACATCGCCGAAGTTCGCGCCTTCCTGATCAAGTACTACTCCGCTGGCGGGCGCGGAGACGCCGGGCAAGACCTGCGCGCACCACTGCACACCGTTCCTACGCATGACCGCTTTGGTCTCGTGATGGTGCATGGCGCGCTGTACCAGATCATCGACATCACGATGCGGATGCTCCAACCACACGAGCTCTTCCTGGCACAGGGATTTCCAAATTCGTACCGGATTGATGAGGATGCGGACGGCCGCCCCTTCACCAAGTCCGTGAAGACGAAGCTCGTCGGAAACTCCGTCTGCCCGCCAGTTGCGCAGAAGCTCATCGAAGCCAACGTGAGGGTAGCTGCATGAAGAACAAGAAGCCGCAATCCGCAGAAGACTTCTGGAAGAAGTACTACGCACAACTCGAAGGAAGGCGCATCGTCGCCGCCGGTTATACCGGCGGTCAACCTTGGTTTGATCTCGACGACGGGACCAAGGTCGAAGTCTGGGCCGACCCAGAAGGAAACGGCGATGGCTATCTGTTCGGACTCAACGCCGATAAGGCCCGGCAAGGCTAGCCCTTCTTGCAGAACAGGAAACCGAACTTCGATCTTCGTCCAGCCAAACGTGTGGAAGTCTTGCCGCTGTTCGAACAGTACCACGGGTACAAGTCGCTCGGGCAGAGCATGACGTATTGTTTCGCTGTCTACGAAGACGGTAGACCCATCGCCGCGTTTGTATGGCAGCCCCCCCCCGCCCGGCGCGGCTAAGGCCGTCTGCCCAGAGCAACCAGCAGCTGTCCTCGCCCTGTCTCGGATGGTCGCTGTTCCAAAAGAGAGCCGCAGGCTACGCCACATCTCAAAGCCACTGCGCTTTCAAATGCGGGCGTTGATCGATCGCACGCGCTGGCCAGTCCTTATAACGTACTCGGATGAAGGGCAGGGACACACCGGCCACGTCTACAAATGCTCCGGGTGGCGCGCGACGATGCGCGCACGACGGCCGGTGCGTGAAACAGCGGACGGGCGACGCGCCAGTTTATACAGCAACGGGAAGTGCGGGGCCCGCGACCTCAAGGTAGTAGCCGCTACGTGGCTACAGCGCTGGGAGTCTTGGGCGTGCTCCCCTGGCAGTGTTGCCGCTTGGATGACGGCAGCGGGTTGGCAGCGCGTGCCCGTGCCGGGTAAAACTTGGAACAGTGGTGCACCCGCGTTCACTTGGAAGAAAGCCTGAACGCGCTTCTTGCCTGTCTCCAATCAATACGTAAAGATACCAAGATGAATCTGAGGAGGAACTCCGCCGAGGATGGGTTCGGGACTTCTCTCCGGTTGGCCCGTTCCAGTCTTCACGTCCGAATCGCCTGCGGCTGCGCACGCCGCCCCGTTCCCCAGCGAGGGCAGAAGCGCGCTCGACGGCGTAGGCGGGGTTCCTCCTCTTCGTTTTCTTCCTTGTGGTTGACCTCACTTCGGGGCAAACACAAGGAAGAAGTAACAGCCCAAGCATTGCTTGGAGAAGGACAGAGACAATGAGTACACACGAGCAGCCTGGTTCCGGAGTGGACCCGATCGAGACTCGAATCGAGAACGAGACGCGCACCGCGCTCCTTGAACTCTCGGCCTTGGAGCGTTCGTTCCGCGCGCTGGACAAGCGGCGGGATGAACTACGCACGCAGGTGAAGCGCAATATGAAGCGCCTTGAGCTCACGGCCTTCGATGTGCCGGGTGCCGCAGCGCGCATCAAGCGCTATACGCGGACGTCGGTGGACAACGAGAAGGTCCAGTTGGTTCTTGGGGATCGTTACAAGGAGGTCCTCAAGACGGTGGACGTAACGCAGTTGGACATCGAGGTCGGGGCCTAGGCCGTGACCGGCGCCCTTCACGAGGAGCATGACATTGTGATTCGCATTCGTCCGATCGAAGTGGAGGGCGTCGGTCTTCGGTGGAAGATCACGCGGGGCGAGAACCTCGTTGCCGAAGTGATCTCCGAGGAGCGGGCGATCGAAGTCGCGCGTTCCGTCTGGCCGGGCTCGACGATCAAGATTGAGTCTTTGCCTGTCTCGTCTTCGTAGTTCCTAACCTTTACCAAGGAGTTGTAACAATGCCGCGCATCGCACCGACGGAGTGGGACGTGGACTGCCTTGTCGGGTCCATGTCGAGAGAAAGGTTGGAGGAAGTAGTGAGCGAACTCATTTGGGAGATCTACTGGGATAAGGATGAGGCTTGCTGGAACACAGACAAGGAAATCAACGGAGCGGACTTCGTCGATGCCATGACGCGGTTGCTCGCCAACTACGATCTGATGCCGAGGAAGGCGAAGGAGACGAAATGAGTGAGACCCTCTGGTACATCGAAGTCGTGCACAAGGACACGGAGGAAGTCGCGGTTCGCTTCGGTCCGATGAGCGAGGCTGACATGCAGCGCAGCCGCGACGTGGCCGACGTTCTGGGCTGGCACCCGGAGTCCTATTACAAGACGCGGAGCGTTCGAGCGGAGGAGGTGAAATCGTGACGATTCACGAACAGGCCAAGGCTGCACGGGCATTGGCGCAAGACTTGTTTGATGGACCTTGCAACGATGTGCGTGGTAGTAATCCGTCTCCGCCCTGCATGTCCCGAGAAGAAGCACGCGAGCCGTTTCCAACCCATCACACGCGGCGCGGTTTCGACGTGTTCGACGCACAGAATCTGTGCCTCTCCTGCCGTGCCTACTGGTACGCCGAGATGGCGGCGCAAACGTTGGAGCGGGAGGTCAAGATCAAGATGATGGAAGAAGCCGAGAGCGGGCGGTCGAACAAGGCCGGTAGCCGGATGGGCCGACCATGAGAAGGACGAAAGCCCATCTCATGGTGTGGGCGAAGGCCGCTGTGGCTTCTGCGGCAACAATTCTCGACGAAGAGAGAACCGCGCATTCGGTCGATGCCTTGGAGATGGCAGCACACGATTGCCAGCGCGCTGTCGAAGCTTTGAACGAACTGCTTGATCGCCTCGCGGAGGAGACGGACAAGCCGTGAAGAAGTCGAGAACCGAACTTCTGGCAGAGGCAATTTGTCTTTTGACTTCGGCCACAGTCATGCTCGAACAAAATGGAGTCCTCGACACGCCTTATCAATTGGCGGTGGCAGCACACGACGCGCGTTTGGCCGAGGCTGCGATCAATGAATTGTTCGATCGCGTCGCGGAGACAGAGCCGTTGAAAGACCTACTGCGTTGTCATCTGCCTGGGTGCATACCGCACTACAAGTGCCGTGATTGTGGTCGCCGCTGCTGCGAGCACAGGTGCAGCTTCAAGACGGCAGATGCCTGGGCTACTTGTTCCAGTTGCTTGCTTCGAAAGGAAGTCACCAAGTGAAACTCGAGCTCTCGATCAAGACGACGTATCTTCCCAAGTGGGGCGCGTGGGAGGGCATTCGCGAACTGATCCAGAACGGGCGTGACGCCGAAGTGCAGTTCAACGCACCGCTCAAGATCACTCTGTCCAACCAGACACTGCGCATCGAGAACGAAGGTGCGGTCCTTCCGAAAGAAGCGTTGCTCTTCGGGCACACCACAAAGGAAGGGCGGACTGATCAGATCGGCGCCTTCGGCGAGGGTCTGAAATTGGGCGTCCTCTCCTTGGTCCGGGCGGGTCGCCCGGTTACCATCCGCTCCGGCACAGAGGTCTGGCGCCCAACGATCGCGCGGAGTGACAAGTTCGATTGCGATGTCTTGGTCTTCGACATCCAGGGCGGACGCGAGGACAAGAAGCGCGTTCGCGTCGAGGTCGGCGGTGTTACAGAAGTAGAGTGGCGAGAGCTCGCCGCCCGCTTCCTCTTCCTTCAGAAGCCGGCGCGCAGTGAGCACGCATCCACTATCTACGGGGACCTGCTTCTCGCGGAGAAGTACAAGGGGCGCCTCTACGTCAAGGGCATCTGGGTTTGCAACGACGCCAAGCTCGACTACGGGTACGACTTCAAGAACGTCGAGCTCGACCGAGACCGCAACATGATCCGCGGGTTCGACCAGGGTTGGGCGCAGGGTTCGATCTGGCGGGAAGCAGTAGCCGCGCGCCCCGATCTGTTCGAGTCCTTCGTCGACGCCCTATCCGTTTCGCAGGAGAAGAAGGACCTGGCCGAGTTCAGCACGCAGGTCTACTACCTCGAGCCTGCGATTGCCGAGAAGGTGGCCGCGAACTTCCACAAGCAGTTCGGTGAGACGGCCTTCCCTGTGTCTTCGACAGGCGAGTCGATCGAGGTCGAGCATCTTGGGCGGCGGGGTGTGGTAGTGCCGCAGGCCCTGCGCTTGATCGTCGAGCGAAGGACGGGGGACCTCAAGGCTCTGCGCGAGCAACTCGGGAACGAGGTCGCAAAGCGCTATGCCGTGTCGGAATTGACGCTGAGTGAGCGCGCCAACTTGGAGTGGGCCCTCGTCCTCACCGAGGCGGATACCACGGACTTCGTCGTAGACGTCGTCGACTTCAAGTCTCCCACCTGGGCGGGGCTTTACACCACGGAACTCAAGAAGATCGACCTCTCGCGGAAAGTCCTGCAGGACCGCTACGAAACGCTGGCCACGCTCATCCACGAGCGGGCCCACGCCGGCGGCTGTGATGGCTCCGCCGAGCACGTGGCCAACCTCGAGTACTTGTGGAAGTGCGTCGTGCAGAAGCTGACCGCCTTGAAGCAGTAGCCTGTTGATAAGTTGACCGGCTGCAGATGTGAGTGCTACAACATTCGCAGTGGAAACAAAACCAGTTCGTTCGCCGAACGCACCGATCGACATGGTCGGACAACGGCTTGGGCTCTGGACCGTTCTACGGCACGAACACGGCGGCCACTGGGTCGCGCGCTGTGACTGCGGAACAGAGCGCGTCGTGCGCGGTTCGTCCCTGCGGCAAGGACGATCGAAGGGCTGCGGCCACTGCGGGCAGTCCAACAAGGAACCCTTGAGGGAGCGTGCGCCCGCGGACCGTTCAACGTTGATTCGCCGGCAGAACGTAGACACGCAGGCCGTGATTGATGCCATCCACGAACTGCCCCTCATCGATTTAGCGCCGCCACGAATGCCAGCCGTCGGCGTGGGCAAGGACAACGCGGAAGAGATCGCGGTGTTGCACATCAGCGACGTGCAGTACGGGAAGGTTACGGAGTCCTACAGTTCGGATGTGGCTCGAGAGCGGCTCCTGCAGTTAGCCGCGCACGCCATGCGAATCATCGACGTGCGCAAGCGCGCCGCCAAGATCACTGAGCTCCGCCTGTACCTCGGCGGCGACATCATCGAAGGACAGACGATCTTCAAGGGGCAAGCCTACCGCATCGACGCGCCGGTGTACGTGCAGGCGATTCACGGTGCATCAGCCTCGCTTGCCAAAGTGGTGTTGCAGTTACTCCAAGTCGTGCAACGCATCCAGGTCTTCTGTGTGCGCGGTAACCATGGCCGAGACGACGACGGATCCCCAGGCAACTGGGACAACGTCACGTACGAGATGCTCAAGTACCGCCTCCTCGGGGGCGACGACGTGCCGGGCGGTTCGACGGGCCGAAGTGAGATCGCCCGGCGTCTGTCCTTCCAGGACATCGGGAAGACTTGGTATGCCGTTGACCGCGTGTACGATTGGGGCAACCTTATCGTTCACGGCGACCAGTTCCGCGGGGCCTTCCTTGGCAACGGCTTCAGAACCCGAGCGAGTGGCTGGATCGACTCCATCCCGGAGGCGTGGGACTACCTGTGGTTCGGGCACTTCCACCAGCACGGCGCGATGGTACTGAACCGCCGCGTGCTCCTCGCCAACGGGACGACGGAGTCAGACAACGACTACGCGCAGGAGTCCTTCGCTGCAACAGGTGACCCGACGCAGCGCTTGGCCTTCTTCAATCGCAAGTATGGCATCGTAGCCGACTGCCCGATCTACTTGGGCATGCGGCATCCGAATCGTAAGTAGACACGCCCCTGTAGCTCAATGGCAGAGCTGTTCATTTGTAATGAACGGGCTGTAGGTTCGATTCCTACCGGGGGCTCCATCTAGTTTCTGATCAACCGGTCTCAAACCAAACACAAGGAAGAAAGATGCAGACCTCTTTCGGTCGGGCAGCCGCTATTGTGGTGCCCGAATCCAACAACGGCAAGGTGGGCAAGGTGGCGGCCACCTACGCGCCTATCGAACAGTCGTGCCCTCGCAACTGCCCGTTTCTCGGGAACGGATGTTACGCGGCGGCTGGTAATACAGCCCTCCACAATCGCCGCATTGAGGAGGCCTCGGAGAACGCAACAGCCCTTGAGGTTGCCAAGGCCGAGGCGATCGGTATCGATCGCCTACCTGGCGACCTGCCGCTACGCCTCCATGTCTCCGGTGACGCACGAACGAATGCCGCCGCCCGTGAGCTCGGTGACGCAGCCGCGCGTTACATCCTGCGGGGAGGCCAAGAAGTTTGGAGTTACACCCACTCCTTCAGAGACGTGGACCGCGCGAGTTGGGGTCCGGTGTCAATCCTCGCCTCCACCGAGAACCTTGAGGACGCGAAGGCAGCGATGGACCGCGGCTACGCCGCTGCCCTTGTAGTGAAGGAGCACCCGGCCGATGGCAGGGCCTACGAGGTCGACGGCGTGAAGGTGATCCCGTGTGTCGAACAAACGCGGGGCGTGAATTGCGTTGACTGCGGACTTTGCTTCCGCGATGACAAGCTCTTGGCGCAGCGCGCCGTCATCGCATTCGCAGCTCACGGCGCGATGACCAAGCGTGTGAAGGAGGTGCTGGGATGAGCCGCGGCAGGAACTACAGGGCAACAACACCGTTGGCCAAGTCGGACGAACTCACACTGCGTAAGGTCTTGCGGTTCCTAGATTGGGAGTCCGGCAACGTGGACTTCTCTGTTTGGAGATCGGTTGCGCCCACATCAGCGGCCCGCCTGCCTAAGAGGGAAGAAGATGTAACGGCCTTCATCGCGAAGCGGACGAAACTGTTCTTGGATACGTGGGTGCGCCCTTATCTCACAGAGATGGTGAATCGCGAACGAAAGAAGAAGGTTTCACGATGAGTTGCAACAGACTTTCGACTACGTGTGACTGCAAACTGTGGTCGTTCCAACCAGAGCAGTTCCTGCCCGCGACGCAGAAGGGCCTGCTGACACTCGATGAGTACTTCGCCGCGATCGAATGCAAACGCGACAAGACGAACCAGGGTTTCGGCTACGGGCACGGCTTCATGGACCACATCAACGGCACACCACACTTCATGTGGCGTAGCCCAGACGGAAGCTGCCTTAGTTCTTCTTGGAAGGTTGGTTACACCGAGGAGTTGATGGCCCGGTACGAGTTCGTTCCGGAAGGCGAACGGTACCGCTGGTACCAGCTCGAGTGCCCCCTGTGCTTCCGTCTCTATGTGGGTTGGTACGCAGCACAGCCCGGCATCTTGGAACCGCCTCATGCCGTGGAGCCACGCACGTACGTGCTCACAGACACCAGCTTCTGGCACTCGTTCAACGATGAGCCTCGTCCTTCGGACGTCGCCAACCTACAGGAACTCACGCCGCAGTTTGTCGCTGAGGCAGTTCGTTTCTACCGAATCCACCAGCGCCTTAAGAAAGGCTGACGTCCTTTCTTCCTTGTGTTTGGCGATGGGCAGTCTGGAGGCACATGATCGATCTGCGGAATCTTGAGCTCGTTGTCAAAGGGGACGAGAGCGCCGCGCCGATCAAGATCACGTTCAAGCAGAACGTGTTGACCATCGATGGGATCGAGCCGGAGCACGCGCTCTCGATCGTCAAGCTCCTCGAGCAGCGGGAAGTCACGCAAGCCAACTTGGATTGGTTGCGGGATTCATTGGCGCGGCGACCGAAGTTATCAGGCGTAAAGGCTATCGAAGTAGACCGCGGCCTCTCAGTCTCGCTCGTTCCGGAGGGGCCAGAGCCTGCGATCATTGATCAATTGCCGCTTCCCACCGCACCTGTTACCAATCAACTTTGCTATACGTTGAGTGATCTAACACGAGTGGCGCCCGGCTTAACCTCAGTGGAGTTGTTTGAGAAGGGGTGGGCGATAACAGTCGAACAGGTTCGGCCTGGTCGTGACAACGTAGGTGTTCACATCAGTGTCTATGGTCCGCCCGACGGGGAGTACGAACTGGTGGTCACTCGAGTTGGAATGGGTTTAACGACGGAACTCTGGAGTCGCCGTTGCCAACGTTTACCCACCGTTGGTCCTCGTCATGAAGTTGATGCTTATATCCGGGCTTGGAATGTAGAGCACGCAGTGGTATTCAGCGCGCGTGTTATGGAACCCATCCCCGACACACACGGACCAAGCAGTTGGTCCCCGTACTTCGACCTCACACGGCAATGAACGAAACACGTGTCCGCATGCCTTCGCCCTCGAGGAACTCACCGTCTTCCGGGTCGCGCTTGTAGTAACGCAGTAATGAAATTGCATGAACAAGTGCGTCAACTTGATCATCATGAACTCCCAGGGGGAAGTCCAGAAGTTCTTGAAGTAGATCGCCGCGCTCGCTGACGCGTGGGTTCCGCACGGCGTCGAGTCGTGGATTGAAGTAGATGCGCCCTTCCTCGAAGAGTGGGGAGACTTCGGCTAGCCGGCGCTCCTTACTGGTCCGTGCGGGCAATGGAATGATCGGCAGCGGCACGACGGTGCGTTCGGTCAGGTACTGCGCAAGTGCATCCTGGTAACCGACGGTCTCGATGCCGATCTGCTCTGCTCGCCAGCGCTGTGCGTTCTCGACGATTCGCATCGCCTGTTCGCTGAAACTGAGCTTGTCACGGAAGGCATCGGCCACGAAGATACGGTGCTGCTTCTGGCTGTAGAGAAGCGTGACGCCGGCGAAGAAGTCGCTCTTCTTCTTCTGTGCGATGGCCAAGTCGTACGCTTGTACGCAGATGAGTTGGTCTGGGTTGCCGAGCATCTCGGCGTCGTAGAAGTGAATCCATTCCGGCTTGATGGTCGCGAGGTCGCTGTCGAGCGTGATGCCGCGATAGGCCCGGTTGTATTCTGTCTGGCCGAGCTCTGCCGCCTTCTGGATCAAGAAGTCGCGCGGTTGGCGCTCCGGCCAAACAGGTGCGTAGGGATCGTCGTCCTTGCCGCAGAAGACCTCGTGCTGCGTCCAGCCGGCTGTTTGTGATAGATACGACGTTGTGTCCGCTTTGTGCATCGGGTTCGCGATATACCAAACCCGCCCGCCGGGCTCGAGGCAGCCCAACCACTCGCCGGTGAATTTTTGTTTAATCACCTCGCGCATCGCTGGGTAAAACACCGTATTACGATAGTCGCAGTTGTGCGAGACAGCGAAGCCGTGCGAGTAACTGTGTACGTCCTCTACTTCGAAATTGATCACGGCCCCGACGTAGTGCTTCTGGTCCACACGGGCGACCTTGATTCGCTGTTTTCCTTCTTGCGTTGTATTCAACGTGGACCACGAACCATCACGTTTAAGCGCCGGTGCGTCAACGGTGTTCCCGATGTGGCCAAACGGCGTTCCGGCGATGCGAATCGACCAACTACATTTAGTGTTGGACATTCGTCCGAGTATCTCTTTGGGGCCACCCTTTTCCGCGTCGCGAATCGAAGGCGCGAATCCTTCGCGTGCCAATAGAACATACAAACATTGAAGCAACGCGAGTGAGGTTGACTTAGCCACGGTTTCACGACCCGGCGTGCGTGTACCGTCACCGCGAAAATAGCCGAGCATCAATTGCCATGTCAGATTTCGGGGGGCCCAGAGAGCCCAGTTTGGTAGGTGTTTACGGGATGAACCGCGGCCAAACTCATTCAGAATTTGCCACAGTACAGAGTGTGTAAACTTTATGGAAACGGCGCTCGGCCGAGGTGACACAGAACATTTGCGATCCAGCTTGGCTGCGATGGCCTGCAGATCTTCGACCCATGCACAGTCGGTGCCTTTAACGTTGAAAACGAATTCGATGGCCTTCGCGTAGGCAGTTGGCTTAGCAATCCAACCTTCGGCTAGGTAGTAGCCAATCAAACGCCACACATCCGGGTCGCCGAGTAACTGCTCCAGTTCTGTGGTGGTTACCAGACGAGACATACCGCCGTGCCCTTGAACGGGCTCGTAGATACGCAAAGAACGAAGACTCTCGATGACACGGGAAAGAGGCCACTCTTCTTCCGGTGTTCGGGTGACCAGCGTTGTGCCCGGTTGAAGATTTTGCAGCGCTGTCCAGCCGTCGACCGTGTCAGTTTGTATCCGGTGCTCTGGTGTGCCCCACACAACAAAGCCGCGAGAGCACTTGCCTCCAGAATTCCCTTGCCGCGGACGATAGACAAAGCCTTCATAGGCACGAACGCTTTTCTTGACTACACGATGAAGGCGGCCATCGCCGGCGAGGACAAAGTCCCCGGGTTGGACTTCCTCTGCGAGACGGACACCGGTTTCAGTTACGACTTCAGAATCCGGAGTCACGCAGATATCGTCAGCAATTACGAGGTCTGCGCGGTCGCCGCTAACTGAAGTGAGTACCCCAGCCGCTTCAACAGTTGCGTCTTTAAAGTTACCGGAGCGCTCGACCGTGAAGCGTAGTTTATTCTTTTCGCCCGATACACTCAATTTCAAATCGGGGAATACGAGCTTCACAAGTGGATTGCGCCGGATGTTTTCGAGGATCTCGTAGACACGCTTGCGTGCTTGTGCGTCTGTCGCACAAGCAATCTTGATTCGAACGTTGGGATTGGTGCCGATCTCCCAGAGGGAGAGACCCATGAGGAGGCTGGACTTCCCTCCGCCCTTCATCGCCTTCACCAAGAACCGCCGCTTCTTCCGCGCAAGATGAATCCACTCGCGATGGAACCAGGCGAGTGTGATCGGGTCGCCGTCCGGCGTGCGGTAGGCGAACTCGAGAAAGGCGGCGGGGTCTTTGCGCGCTGTATCGGCTCGCAAGGCAAGCTGCGCCGCAGACTGCGCGGCGAGCGACGCTCTTCGATCGTCCTGTACCATTTACCTACTTCGTGCTGTTCGACATCGGGTCGGACGTCGAGCCCTCAAGGCTTTCGGGAAGAGGACCGTCATCTTCGAACTCGTGGTCTCGAGCAGAACTGCCAACAGCGCCAAGCAAACGTCGCGGCATAGTACCCGTGGTTCGTACCTCCTCAAGCTCCTCCGGTGTACAACGCGAGAGGAGCTCGGTGATCTCTTTGCCGACCGGGTCCTGCGGCTTCAAGCCGTGCAGCTTCCGCGAAGCAATGGCCTTCTCGACGGCGGCCGAGACAGACTGCGCACTGCGGGCCAAGGCCATGAGGTACTTCTCGTCGAGAATCTCCGGGATCTTGATCTTGCCGGCGGACACGCCTTGCAAGACCTGATCGAGGACGCGCTCGAGAAGCTCGCCGGCGCGTGTCGCGTTGACCAAGGCGGTCTCGATCGCCAAGCCCTCCTGCGCCATCTGCCGTGTGCCCTCCACGCGAGCGAGACTTGCGGCTAGGCTCCGCTTGCGGTACGCACCCATCGCCGAGTAGATGGCTTGCTGGTCTTGAACAATCTCCTTGAAGGGAAGCAGGCCGAGCTCGGGCCAGCCGCGATGGATGGCGCGGTCGGCCAGCTTCTCACCAACATCGGCGATCAACATCACGTTGGCCTTGGTTGGTTTCTGGCTGTAGGCCTGCAACATCTTGGCCCACTTTTCCCCGTCAATTCGTGGGTATCGGCCACGCCCGACCTGCACGTCCTCGGGCTTGATAATTTCCGTGTCGTCGTTCACCGCGCTCATTGTAACCATTCTACAGTAGGAGACACCACAAGCCAATGAGTCTGAAAGTACGTGTCGGTCCGGTCACTACCACAATCGAAGAGACGTTCGGCTTCAACGATCCCGACGCCTTCTTGGAGGCGCGCCTCTTCGACGAGGAACTGCACACGCTGCGCGCAGGCCTGCGAACGGACCGACTGCAGGCGCGGCTCAACACGGCTGGCATCACCCGCCCGGATGCTGAGAAGTGCATCTTCCTGAGCGGCTACCTACCGCTCTTGAAGAAGAGACTGACTGGCCGGTTTTCATTCTCGCTGGTCGAATCCGCTCCACCCGACCTCGAGCGTCATGCAGAGCCCTCCTTGCGGAACTACCAGGAGGAGGCCAAGCAACTCGCGGTCAAAGAGATGCGCGGTATCTTGGACATGGGTACCGGCGCCGGGAAGACACGCACGGCCGCCGCCATCATCCAGCACGTTGGACACCGCTGGCTCTACCTCGTGCATCGCGGCTCCCTGGTCACGCAGACCCTTCGCTCCTTCCGTGAGTTGGGTGTGCCGGCCTACTCCCTCCGAGAGGAGGACCGCCCGCCGCGCGGTCATGAAGTCCTCATCGCTACCTATCAGTCCCTCGTCAACCGGCCTGACGTGTTCTTGCAGACCGAAGGGTTGATCGTAGATGAGTGCCATCGCGCAGCCGGCGAAGAGTACACAGCGGTGATCCTTCGAGCTAACCAAGCCATCTGGCGCATCGGGCTCTCGGCTACACCTCTCGATCGAGAGGACGGCTTCGATCCGCTGACCATCGGTCTGCTCGGTCCGGTTCTCTTCCAGAAGACACTGCGCGAACTGCAGCAGGACGGCACGCTGGCGACGGGCAAGGCCGTCTTCCACCCGTACCGGTCGGAGCGAAACATCGAGAACCTGCGCGCTTGGCAGGACGTGCGGCAGGCCGCCCTCGTCACCGACGAGGCCCGGAACGAATTGATCGTGCAGCTTATTCAAAAGGCGGAGGCACCGGCCTTCGTCCTTGTGGTTGAGACAGCGCACGGGCTAACGCTCAAGCAAGCGCTGAACGAAGCGGGTGTCCCGACCGACTTTGTGGAAGGCTCCGACCCCGTAGCGCTACGAGATCGCCGCATCGCCTTGTTGAACCACGGGCACTTGAAGTGCCTCGTCGCCACTTCGGTCTTCGACGAAGGCGTCGACGTCCCCGAGCTCCGAACCGTCGTGGTTGCGGGTGGGGGCAAGTCCACCATCCAGGCCGTTCAGCGTCTTGGCCGGGCCGTTCGTAAGCCGGCCGGGAAACTGACGTTCGTCTTGCACGACTTCGCGGACGACGGGCACGCCTGGCTCCGGCGACACGCGACCGAGCGAGCCCACGTCTACCAAGCCGCCGGCCTTCTGATCGAAGGCCACGAGTTCCTGACGAACTTCGAACTGATCACGCACGAAGACTGGGAGGAGGAGGACGAACTCCTCGCGGAACTGCGTGACCGTGACGGCGTGGCGCTAAGCACTTGGGATCCCTGGAAGCTGGGTGAGCCCTGCTTCAACACGAAGCGCCTGCAAAAGGGACGGCACCGGCAGATGACGGGACGTGCGGGTCGTCAATTCGCGTGGATGCTCGCCGTGCCGACGGCCTTCTTCGTGTTCCTGTTTGTCGTAGGGCTCTTGTCCAAGTAACTCGCATCGGTTAGAACAGCATCCTCGGCGTGGGGTCGAGGGCAAGCACAAGGGAAAAGAATGGACAACTTCGAAGCAGCCTACGCTCGCTTGAACCCGGAGCAGCAAGCGGCTGTGAACCACGGCGAAGGTCGGGCAGTTGTAAGCGCCACGGCCGGAAGTGGAAAAACTACAACACTTACATTACGTGCGTGGAATCTCATCCGGAATGGAACTCCGCCGGAACGTCTTCTGGCCACGACCTTCTCCCGCTTCGCTGCGAAGGAGATCGGTACGCGTCTCGAGAAGCTCGGCGCTCCCACGGAGCTCCGTATGGGGACACTTCACTCTCTCTGCTACGAGATCCTCCGCGAGGACGGGCAGCGCTTCTGTGCCGGCTTCGAGGTGGATGGGAAGGACACGTTGCGCTACGCACTGAAGCGCATCGTCGGGGACAAGTTCCGCAACGTCGTCAACTTCAAGGAAGCCGTCATCTTCATCGCCTTCGCGAAGGCCGCGGGCCTGTGGGCGCCGGAGGGACACGACCGAGAAATCATTCGGGGGCTCGAGGCCGTCGCGGATCGAATCGGTTGCGGCAACATCGCGCAGCCGTTGATTCGTGTGTACCGCCTCTTTGAGGAGAAGCGCGAGGAGAGCCGACTCCTCAGCTTCGATGACATGCTGCTTGGTGCGTGGCGGACCTTCTGTGAGGTGGAAGGTGCCAAGGAGAACTGGACTGGGCGCTTCGACTACGCCATCGTCGACGAGGCCCAGGACACAAGCACGGTGCAGTATCGCGTCGTGGAAACGCTGATGTCGAATACCAACAACCTCATGATAGTGGGAGACCTTTGCCAGTCACTCTACAGCTTCAGAGGCGCGGCTCCATCCGAGTTCCTCGACTTCTCGAAGCACGAGGGCTGTAAGTTGTACCGACTGCCGATCAACTACCGCTCCCCGAAAGAAATCACCGAGCCTGCCTCAACCTTAGTGCGTGGCAAGGCTTGGAATCTGTCCGGCGACATCGTGCCGGTGCAACCAGGGCCTGGTTACGTGCGCGCCCACATCTACGAAGATCCGGAAGACGAAGCGCACGGCCTCGTGCAGGATATCAAGGCCCGTCTGCAGGACGGCGCGCGGCCCGGCGACTTCTACGTGCTCTTCCGCCTCAACGCGATTGCGCAGCCGATCGAATCGGAACTCGTGCGCGCCGGCATCCCGTACCGCCTGCTGTCTGGCACGGGTTTCTACGGACGTCGAGAGATCAAGGACATGCTTGCGTACCTGCGTGTCGTCGCCTTGCAGGACCCGCGCGGTACACACGCCAAGCGCATCGTGAACGTGCCGTTCCGCTATATCGGGAAGGTGACCGTCAACGAGATTGAAACCTTCGCCGAGACCGAGAAGATCTCGTTCCTTGATGCGTGTGCTTTGTACCGCGGGCGCCCAGCGGTGAACAACTCGTTGAAGGAACTGCTCACCCTAGTGCGCGAGTTGAATGCGCTGGTCGTCGCGAACAAGCCCGCCGGCGATGTTTTGGAGAAGCTTCTCGATCGCACACAGTACACCAAGTGGTTGGAGCGGGACGACGTCGACGACGACGCGGAGTCCGACCGTGTTGCGAACGTCATGGAGCTCCTGCGTGTCGCGAAGGCCTTCCCGAACGTGTCCCAGTTGCTCGCGTACGTGGATGCCACGGAGCGTGCGCTCGAAGCGGCGCGGGCTGCGGGTGGTAACCAGCCGGACGTGGTCAGCCTCATGTCAATTTGGAAGGCGAAAGGACTTGAGAACGAACACGTTTACGTAGCTGGTGCCGTGACTGGGATCATGCCGCACGCGAAGGCGCAGAACACAGACGAAGAGCGCAGGGTCATGTTTGTTGCGCTGACGCGCGCAAAGAACAGTTGCACCTTCGGCTGTCCGAAGACGACACTCTACGGCAAGGCCGCGCTGCCATCGCCGTTCTTGATCGAGATGGGCGTCGAGATCGTAGGCCTACCTTCGCAGAAGGCTCTTCCTGAAGAGGAGCGGAAGGCCTTGCCGCCAGTTACTACAAAGCTCGTGCAGTTGGACTAGGAGGCTTCAATGGAAACAGCCAAGAAATTGTACATCACGCATCCGGGTTTCGGGCGCGTCTTCCATGTCTTCGGCGAGGACAACAGGTCGCTTTGTGGTGGCGCCATGATGCTTGGTGTTGATCCTAACCGGTGTTCGCTCGTGGATGGCGATGAAGTCTACAAGAAGGGACAGGACTGCAAGCCCTGCTGGCGCAAGGCCGGATTGAAAGTCGAGAGTTGACATGCGATCTCCCAAGAAGAAGGTCTCCGGGCCCGTTCTACGTGTCCGAACCTACGAGGTTATGCGGCGCGCTGTTGAAGAAGGTGTCAACCTCGGCTGGCGGCGCGCGCACAAGCACACAGATGCGCCAAACGAAGAGGCGATCAAGGAAGAAATCTTCGCGGGCGTCATCTCTGCAGTTGACGAGTACTTCGATTTCGGGGACGAGGAGTGGTGAAATACGGCTATGTAGTTCGGAACCGAGACGGTTGGCTTGGGCCTGCTAATACACGGTGCGTTGATCTCTGCGAAGCTTTGGTGTTTACCACACGCAAAGAAGCCGAAGACGCGTGCGTTACATCCACGGATCAAGTCGTCGCCTTCCGCAGTCTGTCCGGTGCTTTTCATCCACGCACAACGTCTGGGCTTGAGGAGTGAAGAACACGATGACCGACGCACAAGAGCCGTACACCAACAAGTCCGCCGTGGTGCGCGCGCTACTAGAGCGCGGCTCTGTATACATGCACCTAGACCCGCGAGTCCCGGGAGTCGAGGTGCCGCCAGCGTATCACGGTGACTTCCATCTCATCTTGGAGATCGGGTATGACATGGTGATCCAGATCCCCGATTTGGACATCGGCGACGACTTCCTGGTGGCGACGCTGAGCTTCGCGCGGCGGCCCTTTCGTTGCCGCATTCCGTGGGGCGCGGTGTTTGCGGCAATCGCAGTCGATGGCGAACATGGAGCCGTTTGGCCTGCAGACACACCTGCAGAGTTGGAACACAAGGACGAAGTCGAGGGCACTAAAACGAGTCGGGGGCACCTGCGCCTGGTGAAGTGAAACAGCAGATGGCCAAGCACACACCCACCCCTTCTCGCTCCTACACGCCAGACATCTGCACTTGCCTGCACCACTCCTGCCGGCGTACACCCAATCACTACGGACTCTGCGCGCCCTGCGAGGCAATGGAATGCGAAGCCCCCGATGAACACCGCCAACCGACTACGCCGTCCCCGGCGCCCAATTCGTGGCCGCCAGCCATCCCCTGCGCCGTTTGCGGTGGTCCATATCACGAAGCGCTCGGGCACCTTGAGATACGTGTCTATGAACGTGTGACGTTCATGAAGCACTACTGTTGGAGTTGCACGCTGGAACTCATTGAGACCATCAAACAGTACGATTGGAGCCAAGTCCCGAAGGGTCTCCGGCGTTCGCCCTGGCTCTTGTTCAACGGGCGGCCCGTCCTCAAGCCGCTGAAAGTCACGGCAAAACTATGAACGTATTCGACTGGCTTTCGAAGCACACGATCCTTCTCGTCCACGGTGGGTCGCACGCCTATGGCACCGCACTACCAACATCCGACCGGGACTACAGAGGTGTTGCCGTGCCGCCCGCGCCATACTTCTACGGTTTCGTGAACCACTTCGAACAGGCGGAGATGAAGTCCCCCGATGACACGGTCATCTTCGACATCCGGAAGTTCTTCAGCCTGGCCGCTGATTGCAACCCGAACATCATCGAAGTGTTGTGGCAACCTCGAAGCCACTACAGGATTCTGACCGCCGCGGGGCACTTGCTCCTTGATAATCGAGACCTCTTCCTCTCGCGGAAGGCGAAGCACACCTTCTCCGGATACGCACTCTCGCAACTGAAGCGCATCCGCACCCACCATCGTTGGTTGCAGAACCCACCGCAAGCTGCGCCTGTACGAAGCACCTACGGCTTGCCTGAGCGCGTCCTCGTACCGAAGGAGGTGCGAGAGTTCGCCGAGTCGCAAATACAGAAGACGATCGACGAATGGAACCTCGACCTCGCTCCGCTCGACGACGCCGGCAAGATCTACGTCCGCGATCGTGTCGCCGCCTGGATGACCACCGTCGATCTGAACGAGCGGCATGCCGCCATGAAGGCTATCGGTCTCGACGAACACTTCATGGCAAACCTCGACGCGGAGCGGCGCTTCCACCAAGCACAAGTAGAGTGGACGCAGTACCAGAACTGGCTGACCACGCGCAACCCGGCACGGGCGGAGCTCGAGCGGAAGTATGCCTTCGACACAAAACACGGCATGCACCTCGTCCGTCTCCTGCGCATGTGCCGCGAAATCCTGACGACTGGCGAGGTCCACGTCTTCCGGCCGGACGCGGCAGAGCTCTTGTCTATCCGCAACGGTGCGTGGACCTACGAGCAACTGGTAGAGTACGCCGACCGGGAGGACAAGGAACTCGCCGAACTAGAACGCACGTCTCCTCTCCCCAAGGCCCCGGACCGCAATCGACTCGATGCACTGTGCATTGAGATCGTGGAGATGTGTTTGGGGATAACAGGTCCTTGCAAGGATGACCATGCGTAAAGAAGCGAAGCCGCGCCTACTCAAGCGCAAAGATGTGGATCTCAAGGTCGGCGCGTTCACCGGTGAGCTACTGCATAGCGTGACGGGCATGCCTAAGATGTGTGACGTATGCGGTAAGGAACGCGCGATGTGGGTTCATAATACGCGCAGTCGGACCGACACAAAGAAGGTCTACCTGTGTTTCGGTTGCGGCGATCACTAGAGGAGGGCGGATGGGCGAAGACGCGACGAAGCGTTTAGAACGCATCAAGGCAGCACTGCAAGCAAACATTGGGTTGGTCACTAACTACGAGGACGGCTTGTTTCTCGTGTACGAAGTGATACGGCTTCGAGAAGACGTCGATCAAGCAGAGGAACTTCTTCACGCGCTTGAAGTTTCGCTCGCCGCTTGTGAGCAATTCAAGCGCGAACGCGATACATGGCGTGACCGACACCACCACCATTGCAGGGTGGCCTACTGCGCTTATTTAGAGGAGGGCTGGAATGAAAAAGACGAAGGCTGACCCACGCGCACCAGTCCTGCGTGTGTTCGAAACGTTTCGCACCATCGACAGCTACGAGGTCGGCGGTCTGCGGCAGACCGAGCCGTCCTGTTTTAACGGCGAAGTGCGGGTCAACAAATTCCGTGTCACTGTCGAAGTCGTCGACGAACCCAAAGAGGTGGTAGCAGCGCGCATCCAGAAGCTCTGGGATGAATGCGATAATTACCATCACTGGATCCCGTTGCGTAATGCCGCCGCGCACATCGGGTATGAACTGCACGGAGAGGCAGGATCGCAAAGAAAGGACCGTCGAAATGGGTAACCGTGGAGTGGACATCGAAGCGGAGTTGCTGTTGGGAATCGAAGGCATGAACGAGCGGCTCCGTGCCTTCCGCTACGCGCGCCAAATCCTCGAGCAGCGATCGATTCAAGCGTGGGCGGATGGCGAGAGTGAAGCCGCCGAGGCTTTGCGTACTGTCGCAGACTTGCTTGTGCCCTGTATTCAAGATGCGAACGCACGCGCAGCCGAAGCCGAATCGGAGCTCGACGAGCGCCTTGAACACAAGAAGCGCTATCTACACGTGACGCACAGACCAAAGGTCGTTCCGTTGGAAGATAACGAGCAGCCAAGAACCGCGGGGAAGAATCAGTGAGCGCACACCAGGGTGCCATGTGTAGTTACTGCGGCGGGCCAATCCCGGACGGGGATCTCTGGGAGAGCCGCTCCACGAACACCTGGCTTCAGGGCAGGGCAAACGGCGCCAGAGAAGGCTGGGCTGCGGCCATTGCCTTAGTAGCGGACAAGGCCGCCGCCGCGTTTCTCTCAACCTCCTACAGGGAGCGTGAACGCGCCGACTTCTTGCGGAGCCTCGCAGATACCTTGCGCGAGGCGGCTGAGATGGACGCAGCGCAGCGTGACAAGTACCACAAGGAACACGCGGACAAGTACCCCTATGCGGACGCCGACGAGAAGTGAAGGTGGCCTAAATGACTCCCCGGACAACGAAGCTTGATTGGTATCAACTCGATGATGGCGGTTGGGCGCGGTACAGAAACGAAGAGCACTTCGCCGCGCGTTGCTGGCGCCTGCCTGCAAACAGACCTGACGGAAAGGAACTCTGGCGTTGGGGTTGCGGTGCGTATTCTTCGGCATGCTGGGAGTTCGAAGGCGCTGCCACAAGTGCCCTTGAGGCAATGGTGGATTGTGACGAGGCCAGCAAACTACACGGCGATTCCTTCATCCAAGTCTCTGCCGCCCCTGTCGTTGACCCGCGCCCAGAGGGGCAACTCTGGACCCAGGAAGAGCAACTTCTTTTGATGGCCCGCGCTTGCCTTGATCTCGAGGAGAAGCTGGATGCTGCACGCGCCCTTGCCGAGCGCAGGAAGAAGGCGCTGGAGCCATTCCTCGACAGCATTATCAAGAGTGATTTGGCCTTCGCGCGCTACAACAACTGCAAGTGCGGGATGGTTGCCGCGCCGATAGAAATCGACGAAGCAAAGGCAGCGTACGACGCAACCGAGTAGGCGGCTCTTTTAAGCCACCTGCGGCCGGAACAAGCTCGTGGGGGAGGAGGAAGACCGAGGCGCCGTGGGAGCGATGCGACGGTCAGATGTCCCGGCCGCAGGTGGTCCCCGCGACAAGGTGTAACATACGATCGCCATTGAACCTTGTCAACTCCTTACTACACTTCTTCCTTGTGCTTGGAGAATACCCCATGCCTACCCGAAAGCCGCGCAAGAGACTGCCCAAGGGAGTCATCATCGATGTCGACGCCGAGGTCGTCTGGCCGTTTGTAACGCTGGATGGCCAGAGCCTTGAGACCGTTGATGATTTGATTGCCTACTACCGCGTTGTTGAGAAGCGTCTATCGCAACTCGAGCGAGAGCAGAATCGCCTGCGCCAACAGTTGGGAACGGCCGCGCAAAAAGCGACTGGGGGACCTCCCCTGCCTTGGCAACTCTCGAGCACTGAGGGAACGCTGCTTGTGGACTGGCCCTTGTCGCAACTACCAGTACGCGCTGCACGGGACGTCGAGTTCCACTTTCTGGAAGAGCTCTTGGGAGACCGATTCGCGGACTTGTTCAACATCGACGCTCGTGCGAGGAACACAGCGCTGCAAGGATTCTTGCAAGAGGAACACGAGCCGACCTCAAACCTCGGGCAAGCTCAAGCAATCATTCGACACTTCGAACTGTTTCGTGTAGTAGCCCGCCCGCGCACTAGGGTGTTGGCCCCAGGGCGCCCGGTTTACACACCCGACGATGACGAAGAAGACGCGTCCTAATGCGTTGTGATGTGTGCCGGCGGCTCTGGCGCAAGTGGCGAGCGCCAGCCGAAGTAGGGCAAGCTCAGCGCTGTTCCCGCCGCGGACACGAACGTCTGCTGGTAGCGAATCGCCTGACCGGACCGCTCAAGTCGTTCAAGTGCCTGCATGAGGACGACGCCCTGTCGCCCCGTGTAAGTCTTCAAGTCCGTCAACGACATGCTCCCGCAAGTGGAGAGCAGGCGCACGATGTAGCCGGCGAGCCCCTCGTCGAACTGCGATCCCTTCGGTGTCAAGCGGACGAGACCGCGCTCCACCTCAATCCCCATGTCGAGCGAGTAGAACATTCCCTTCCGCCCGTTGCGTTGCTTCTCGACCTCAAGGCTAAGCGCATTCCCGGGTAGCCCTCGAGCGTGGATGATCGTATCGAGCCATCCTTGCCACGCCGTGGTTCCGCGCGGCTTCTTGAATCCACCCTTCTCGTTCCCCTGCGATTCATGGTGCAGGAGCATGATGCAACAACCGAAGTCCCGGATGATTCGGTCGAGAAAGAAGCGGATCGGCTTGGTCGCCGAGGCCGAGTTCTCCTCGCCGGAGAAGAAGCTGTCGAGCGGGTCCAAGATCACGAGGCGCGGGCGCAGGTGCGCGATGGTCTCGTAGAACATCTTGCGGTCATCTGCTTGATCCAACTGCGGTGCTTCCTGCACGAAGTAGAACGGCACTGCGGCGTGGTCCGTCACGGCGTGCCCGTTTGCCAATCCCAAGATGCGGTCGCGGTTGGCGTAGATGTCCCCCTCCGTGGAGATGACCAAGACGGGGCCCGGCATGCCCACGGCGAGGTGCCCCATGAACAAGTCCCCCACAGCGATGGCCATCGCTAAGTCCACGGACACCCAGCTTTTCCCGACGTTTCCTACACCGTAAATCATCACACGGGAGGCCTTCGCGACGAGGTTCGGGACCAGCCAGCGATCCGGGTCGTCTTGAAGTTGAGCGAGCTCAAGGAGAGAGTAGACGCGCATCGTTCCCACTTTTCTGAGGTGCACGCTCCCACAGCGTGAAGAAGCAGGATACACGGCCCTCCACATGAGGGCTAGAAAAAAACGCATGGCAAGCGCATTAGAACTTGACGCCGGGCCGAGGTCGGGTTACACCAAGGAGGCTCGTGGGAGGCATCGACATTGATGACGTGGGAAGCGGCTGCCGGCACCGGTAGACGCGTCAAACTTGTTCCTGCAGCGAAGCCCGGTTGGTTCGAGATCTCGGACCTGCCCTCGGACAACTTCGTCAAGCTCCTCGAGCAACTCCCTGGTGTTCTGCCGCCTTCGGGCAAGGTCAAGCGGCCGTTGGTGCATCGGAACCTCGTTCTGGCTCGTCAAGACATCTTCGAGCCGCAAACAATTCCGACTAGATACGAAGGACCTGTACCGACACAAGTCGGGGCCAAGCGCCTCGCCGACTACCAGTTGGATGGGATCCGGTTCTTGCTGGCTCGCCCCGGCGCGCTTCTAGCGGACGATGTCGGTGTTGGCAAGACATTACAGGCACTTACGACTGTCGTGGTCGAAGGACACCAGAAGGTCCTCATCATCGGCCCACTCATCTCTCAGGGTGCTTGGTGTTCCCCTACGGGCGATCCAAAGGTGGCCTTTGGGCTGGACGTAGCCCCCCTCACAGGGCGCCTTACCGCACCGCCTACGAACCTCTCCTCCCTCTCCTGGGCCTTCATCCACTTCGACGTTTTGAAGGACTGGATGCCCTTCTTGATGACGGCCTTCCGACCAACGGCTGTAATCCTAGACGAAATCAGCGACTTGCGCGGTCGGAAAACACAGCGCGCGAGCAAGGTCCGCTCGTTCATGCGGCTCGCGTCCATAACACGGCGCATTGGTTTGTCTGCCACACCGATCTCCAACGAAGTCGGGGAGTTCTGGTCGATCCTAGATTGCCTTGTACCGGATGGCTTCGGCCCTGCCTTTCCATTCGGTGTGCGCTACGAGGGTTTGATGAAGGGCGAGTTCGGGTGGGAACCGACCGGGGAGACGAACGTCGAAGAGTTTCGCGTGCGGTTGAGTGACATCATGTTGCGCCGCACCCGCGGCGAGGTACTCAAGTCGATGCCGCCCCTGCGCCGGCACATTGTGGACGTTCAACTCTCCGGTACAGCACGGGCACGCTACGATGAGATCGACCACGACGTGCGGCAGGCCTTTGTGGATGTGCGCGCCGGCGCCGAGCGCATCGTTCAGATCACGCACCTCCGCAAGGAACTCGCCTTGGCCAAGGTGCCAGCCACTTGTGCCGCCATTCAAGAGCGCTGGCTCGAGACACACAAGAAGATCGTCCTCTTCACGTGGTTCAAGAGCGCCGCTGCCGCCTTCGTCGAGGCCCTGACACCAAACACAGGGATAAAGGTCCTTGGTCCTGTCTCTGGTGATGTGCCTTTGGCGGAGCGCGTTTCCCTGGCGCAAGAGATGGCTGCCCACGACGGCAAGGCTGTCTACGTCGCCACGCTGGCCTCCTGTGAGAAGTCGTTGAATGACTTGGTGGCCGCCTCCTGCACGATCTTCAACGACCTCCACTGGGTGCCGGACAAGCTCCTCCAGGCTGGTGGGCGTGTCCATCGGCAGGGCCAGGTTCGTGACGTAGACGAGGTGTTCATGCGGGCCCTGGGCACGCTGGATGACTTGATGATCGCCGCCATCATGCGCAAGACGGGCACGATCGAGGTGACCGGCGTGGGCGGGGAGGGCATCAACCAGATCGGTGACATGGCCCGAGCTCTGGCGCACACCGATCAGGGCACCTCCATCGACCCAATCCAGAGCCTTCTGCAGGACCTGGCGGTCTCGCCGGGGTTCGACCTCCTCGGAGACGACTAGCCATGATCCTCCTGCCGAATTTCTCACCGGAGGTACTCGGGGCTGCCTGGGATGATCCACAACTTCCGCACTCCGTGGACGAGGTGCTGAAGGCCAACTTCACGGACGAAGAGATCGGTGGCGAGAGCTCGTTCGGGTCGCACCGGATTAAGACGTACATGGCGTGCCAACGCCGGGCCTTCCTGTCGTACGTCAAGAAGCTTACCCCGACTCGAGGCAGCGAAGCGCTTGACCTCGGCACCCTGGTGCACGCGTGCCTGGCACGCCACTACAAGACGGGCGGCAAGGACACGTGGCGGCCCACATACGTAGTGGAGCCGTACGAACCGAAGCTCGCGGCCGAGGCACGGCGTTTGCTGTACGCCTACTTTGAGAAGTACGGGGAGCAGGAAGCACGTGAGTGGGATACACGCGCTGTCGAATACGAAATCGCAGCGGAGTTGACGGACGGTAAGAGGCACTGTCCGTTGACAGCACGTCTAGATTTATTGGTTGCAAAGCGCGCGGACGGAGCCCCGCCCGCACCCTACGGGCGCGTGGCGGATGGTGTGTGGTCATGTGACCATAAGTGCCAGATCGGCTCCAGCCTTATCCGCGACTATCGGTCTGGTACTTTACGCACAACCGCGGAGTGGTATGCACGGGGGGAAGGCCCTTCAGTATTAGCTTTTGATGAGGTAACAGGAAAGCTTGTACAGACACAGGCCAACGCACCGGAACGCAACGTTGTGGAGGACGTCTTCGAAGTTATATTTGCATCAGGACGGCGTCTTTCTGTAGGCGCAACACATCCGTTCTGGACACCACAAGGTTGGATTCCGGGTGCAGGTCTTTCCGCCGGTTCATGGTGCGCCTTGCCGAGTAGCACCGCTGGTTACAACGGGGTGCCACGATTTAAGGATGCCGAAGTAGCGTTCGTTGGCGCTATGTTAGGTGATGGCACTTTGAATTCGTTGTGTTTTTGTAAAAGCGGACCGGTGTTTGAGGCATTCAAAGGACTCCTCAACCAACTCGGGTACGAAGAAAACAGCACTCAGCCTGGAAAGTCGTTCCATGTGGTTGTAGATAAAACAGGACGCCGAACAGCGCCTACGCTGAATGTGTCACACGATTCCGAAAGTCGTTTGCGGATTTTGATGGAAGGACTCGGCCTTTTCGATCGTACGCAAGATCTCACAGCGCCGCACAAGTTCATTCCTCGAGAGATGTTGTCGCTTCCGGATCGGCAAGCCGCCATCCTTCTCGGTTGGATCTGGAACACGGACGGTTGTGTGGAGACGAAGGAGGAGGTTTGTAAGAACCGACCGAACGTAGCACCACAGCAGAAGGTTCGTATCGCGCATGTCTCGCGCTCGCAGGCTTTCTGCGAGGGTTCGCAACGCCTCCTCTTGCAACTCGGGATCCCGTCGACGGTGACTTCGTCGACCGTTCTTTACAAGGGCGTACGTCTTCCTTACTGGATCACGACAGTTGTTACTCGGCCGGGTAAACGTAAGTTCCTGTCGTGGTGTATCGAAGGACGCATTCCGTTTCTGAAATACCCGGAGATGGTCCGCGCGGCGCTGGCCGCTGTGAAGCCTGGAGATGACCGAGAAATTCCGACCGCTTTGATCTTCCGGCAACTCGAAGGTACGCGCCTCGGTGGATTCTTGGCTCCGGGTGTTCCCACAAGCATGCTACGGCGTGCGAAAACCCTGACGATGGACCGCGCCCGTACGATCGACAATCCGCGCGTCCAAGCTGCGTTGGACTGGGACGTGACGTGGGACGAAGTGAAATCCGTTCTGGTTGTCGGTCGCGAACTTACGTACAGCATCGAAGTGCCAAAGCTCCATACGTTCGTCGTGAACGACATCATCACGCACAACACAGCTGCCCGTATGTCACAGGAGTACACGCGTGGGTACGCGTTCGATTTCCAGTTAATGACACAGGCCGCCATCTGGAAATTGGGCAATTACGACGCTGTGTTTGGACCGCTGAACGGTTTCATCATCAACATCATCATCAAGTCGGACCCACCGAAGTTCACGCGGCTCGAGATCAAGATCTCGGATGATGAAGTGGCCCGCTTTCTGAAATCGGTCACGCCGCAAGCACTGGACTTGTACGCGAAGATGCAATCTAAGGCCAAGCGTGCCGACGAAGACTTCTGGCCTCAGAACATGTCCAGTTGTACAAGCGGCAAGTACCTGTGCAAAATGTTCGATTGGTGCGAATCCAACGGTGCGATGGCGGCTCTCTACCGCGAGAGGAAATAACACGTGAGTCTCAACGTTGTCAGTAGCAAGCAGATGCCGCCGCGTCCTCTACACACGTTCATCTACGGGCCGACGCGACACTGGAAGACGACCACGGCGGCGACGTGGCCGCGCCCGATCTTCTTGTCCGCTGGTAACGAAGGTGGCGACACAACCCTTCGCCACGTCCCGGCCGATGTGCTTGTTGTGCAGATCAATGCAGTGAAGACGATGCGTGAGGCTGTCGTCTGGATCGCGAAGAACCACGCACAATACGGCATTCAAACCGTGGTAGTCGACTCGCTCACGTTCTACAGCGACATCGTCATCCACGAGATCTTGAATGACGGAAAAGTCACGAAGCCGCGCATGGAGATTCAGGACTGGGGCACACTGGATTCGCACTTGCAGAAGTGGCTGCTCCCAACGCTGCACGAACTCCCGCTCCACGTCGTCTGGATCGCGTTGGACGAGACGAAGAAGGACTCGAACGGAAACGTGCGTAGCATCGAGCCGATGCTCTACGGCAAGAGCGCTTCGAAGATCCCGGCGTCGACCGACTTGATCATCCACGCCGACCAAGTCTTGGTCCCCGGGTCGGACGGCAAGCCGAAGACAAGCGTCGTGATGCGGACGGCCCCGTGGAACAACGCAGTGGCTGGAGGGCGCTTCGGCGATTACTTCTCCGACGGTGTCATCCAGCCGCACTTCGATGCGATCAATCAGCGCATCGGTCCGTTCATCGGTCTACCGCAGTACCCGAATCAAGTTTCAGCTCTACCGGCGCAACAGGCGCCCGCCGGTACCAGCTTGTTGCCGGCGCCCCGCTAACGACGGGTCTTAGACCCAAGAACGAGGAGAACGAGCGATGGGATTCATTCCGATCAACCTGCTTGGCGTGGAGGCCGCGGGAGACTTCCCCGTCTTCCCGCCCGGCGACTACGTACTGAAGGTGACGAAGGTCGACCAGAAGACTTCGAAGTCTTCGGGCGAGCCTGTGCTGCAGATCACCTACGAGATCTGCGAGGGTCCGGACGGCGGTGTGCAGTTCCGCGGGAAGACCTTTCCGCGGTCGTACTCGCTCGGCGTGAAGAGCGCCGGGTTCCTCAAGCGCCTCGTGCTCGCCTGCGGCGTGACGGAGCAGGAACTCGCTTCGGCGGGGGGCAACCTCACCGAGGAGCGCCTCGTCAACTCCGTGATCCGCGCGAAGATCTCGAAGGGCGAGTACAACGGCAAGGCGACGATGGACCTCTCCAACGAGGCCCCGTTCACCGGTGCGGCGCAGGCGGCTCCGGCCCCGAGCTTCCTCGGCGCCCCGCCCGTGGCCGCTGCTCCGGTAGGGTATCCGCCGGTCGGGATGCCCGGTGGATACACGCCTCCGGGAACCGCGGTCGGCTACCCGCCTCCGCCCGTGGCCCCGCCGCAGTGGCAGCCGACAGCGGCCCCGCCCGCCCCGGGCACGTGGGCGCCCCCGGTCGCACCGCCGATGCCCGGTGCCTACGCCCCGCCTGCGCCCGGCGGTTGGCAGCCGCCGGCTCCTCCGGCCCCGCCCATGCCGCCGACCGGCGGTGGCACCGAGGTGAAGAAGTAGTACCTGCCGCGCGACCCCCTGCTCCATGTGCCCACCTCCACACATGCGAGTAGGGGGTCGCGCGGTGCTGTAGTGGTCCTTGGGAGAGGACAAGCATGCCCCTAGAACTAGGACAGATCGAGCAGAGCAAGGACGCGCAAGCCCTCATCGGGCACAGCGGCATGCTATCGCGCCCTAACTGCGAGGTCTGCCCTCTTCGGGGCAGCCGGATCGTCCCCCCCAACGGGAACACGCGAGCTCGTATTGCGATCGTGGGCGAAGGCCCGGGAAGCAATGAAGAGTCTGAAGGGCGGGGCTTCATTGGAAAGTCCGGTCGATTACTGGACATCATGCTCGAGCGTGCTGGGATTGATCGAACCGAGCTTTGGATCTCCAACGCGGCTTGCTGTGTTCCGCGGCCTGTAACCCTCGTGATGAATCAGGGGCAGGCCGACCAGAAGGCGCTCAGTCTAGACACCGACACAGTGAAGGAGCTCTCCGTCCGCGCATGCCGTCCGCGTTTGTTGGAGGAACTCCTGTTGATTCAACCCAAGGTGATCGTTCCCGCCGGCGCGCTCGCGATGTGGAGTCTTACAGGACGCAATGAGGGTATCACCGCGCGGCGCGGCGCGATCCACCAACCACAGCTAGAACAACTTCTTGAGATCGCGCGGGAAGATCTTCCCCGGGTAGCGCGCCTTGAACCTTTCCCTGGTGTGTCGAAGAAGCGCAAGAAGACCGAGGACACCGAGGACCAGATCTGATGTCTTGGCAACCGCTCGTCATACCCGTACTGCACCCGGCGTACATCCTGCGCGGGCAGGAGCGGTTTGTCGGCGTGCTGGAGCGTGACCTCAAACGCGCTGCCTTCTACGCCGTGAACGAGTGGAAGACGAAGAAGCACGTGTGGATTTGTTGGGACGCGGATCCAGATAAGCGCAAGCAGATGTGCGACTACGCGTTGCAGGTCCTGCGTTACTGGCGCAGTACGAGTCGTTGCTTTGGAATAGACACAGAGACGACCAGAGCGCGGCCTACACGTTGCCAGTTGAAGACCGTCTCTGTGTCGCCTCACGGAAGCAACGAGGCTGTCGCCATTCCCTTAATGCCTGGACTGCTTGACCCTCTAACACGCGAGTTGTTGTTCAATGAGGTCAAGGCGCTGTGCGCTGACCTCAACGTCACCAAGATTATCCACAACCAGACGTTCGACGCCACAGTTCTCGCGCGACATCAGTGCCCCGTGGCGGGACCCGTCGTCGATACCCTTGTGCTTGCGCACATTGTCGACCCGAGTGTCCCACACGATTTGCAAGCCGTTGCTTCAACCTACACAGATACCGAGGCGTGGAAGGTTGACTTCGACACGAAGGAAAACAAGGAAGAGGCTTCCCTGGAGGACCTCCTCTACTACAACGGTTGTGATGCCATTGGGTGTCAACAGTTGGCCGACCCTCTCTACGGCGTAGCGCGCGACTACAACCTCCTCACCGTGGCCGCGAAGGAAATGCAGTACGTCGAGCTTGCTCGCCAGATGGAAGTGTCCGGGATCTATTGCGACCGTGTCGAGATGGACCGCTTGGGCCTTGAACTGTTCCACAAGCTGGAGCGCTTGACTCACGAATTGCGCACCGACTTGAATTGGCCGGACATGGACCTCGGGAAGCCGTCTCACAAGATGCACTTCTTGTACGAACTCTTGAAACTCCCTGTACGATCCTACACAGCGAAGACACGGAAGCCCTCGACGAGTTACAAGACGGCCCTCGACTTCCTCGAGAATCCACACGTCAAGAAGTTCGTCAACATCGCCGAGCTTCGACACGCCATCTCTGGTTTCGTAGGACTGCCCCCAGGCTACACAATCGGCGCAGACAAAGAGTGGAAGCCGAAGGGCTATCGCAAGCACATCGATGACGACTCGCGTTTGCGCGTTTCTTGGAACCCCTGCGGTACTGTCGGACCTAGATGGGCATCAAGTCCAAACTGTCAGAACCTTGGAAACGATTTACGCAGTATTTTCGCGGCTCCTCCCGGCCGCGTCCTCGTGGGCGCGGATATGGAGCAGTTGGAATATCGAATCTCCGCTTGCTTCTCTGGATGCACCGCACTACTCAACGCGTTTCGTGAGGGAACGGACGCGCACGTCCTCACCGCCAAGGCGGTCTTCGGCAAGCTGTTCGAAGACGCCGCGCCTGAACAGAAGAAGCTCCTGCGTTACATCTGCAAGCGCGTCATCTACGGCTTGAACTACGGCGCCGGCGCCAAGAAGGTCACGCAAGCGATCCGGGAGGACAAGCGTACTCCGATCGAGGCGCGCGCCATGATGACTGTAGACCGTGTCGCCTTCATCATCTCCGGTATCTTCCGCACGTACTACGAGATTCCGCTCTGGCGTACAAAGACACTGGACTTCGCGAACTCACACGGCTATGTGGAGATTCCCCCCTTCGGCCGGAAGTGCATCTTTCCGTCTGTTCCAGTTGAGCCGACCAAGGCATTCAACTGGCCTGTGCAATGGACCGCCGGTGAGATCGTAGACGACGCACTCTTGAAGATCGCGGAGCGCCTACCGCCAAGAGCATTCCTAGTACACAACGGGCACGACTCAGCCATGGTCGAGTGTGACGAACCGGACGGCCCCCGCGTCGCCAAGATCATGGAAGAGAGTATGGAATTCCAACTCGAAGGACCCGCAGGGCCGGTCCGCCTTTTCGCAAAGGCGAAGATCGGTCCGAACTATAAACAACTGAACTAACAGGAGAAAGCTCGTGGGAAACATCACTCGTGTGGAAGACTTGGCAGGCGTTGAAGGACGCAAGAACTACTTCATGATCAACCCGGACAAGATCGTCGTTGAAACCGGGCACAACCTGCGCAAGGCCTTCAACGGTATCGAAGACCTTGCGCAGTCGATCATGACATCGGGCCTAGAGCGACACCTCACCATCCGGCGTGAGAAGGACCAGTTGATTCTGGTCGATGGCGAGCGACGCCTGCGCGCCATTCGCTACGCCAACAAGGAACTCGGCGCGGCGATCACGGCCGTACCCTGTGACCTCAAGGATCGCCCGGACGAGGCCGAACGCACCATCGTGCAGTTGGTCAGCAACGCGCATGCGCAGGACTTCCGACCGCTCGAGCAGGCCGAGGGCTTCAAGCGCCTCATGAACTGGGGCTGGGACGAGGCGAAGATTGCGGGACAACTCGGTTGCTCGGAGGGACACGTCAAGGGACGCTTGAAGCTCCTCACCGCAACTTCCACCGCGAAGAAGGCCCTGAACGACGGGCTCGTCTCCATGTCCGCTGTGCTTGAACTGCTGCAGCGCTTCCCCGAGGATCAGGAAGCACAGAACAAGGCTCTCGAGGACGCCGTCAAGTCCGGTACCGGTACGGCGACGATCGCTACCGTCAAGCGCACCGCCAAGCGCGCTGGCAGGGAGGCGTCCGCACGCAAGCGGATGCTCCCTTTCAAGGAGGCGGAGGATCTGGCGCTGCAGATCCAGAAGCACTTGAAGACGCAGAACGGGACGCTGAAGGCGAGCGACCGGACGGAGCTCGAAGGCGTCCGGAAGGGCTTGCGGATCGCGATGGGCATCGAGACCGCCCCCGCCTTCGACGAAGCTACGGCGAACTAGAAGAGCGTCTGGAGCAAGAGCACGAACCCGCGGACGACGAGGACGTCAACCACAAGGAAGAAAGTCACTGGCGCCCGCGGGTTCGCTCGGATTGCTTGGAGGGTGGCCGCAACGCGCAGCGACCGTGCCCGTACGTTGGGTGTCGCCAGCACTTACTGCTCGACGTAACACCGGGCGGGCACGTGCGTCTTACCAGGGGCATCTTGCCGTGGGAGGACGACGGCCTCCCGACCTGCGCCTTGGACATCGCCGAAGGCCTGATAGAGTTCGAGCAATTGCAGGAGAACGATCGGAACGTGACGTTGGACGTCGTCGGTCGTGTCATGGGTGTAACACGCGAACGCGCGAGGCAACTTGAGGAAACGGCCTTGAAGAAGTTACGCGTCGAGCAAAGCCGGCTTGACCAAGAAGAAGAGGACGCATGACCATTGCCACTGTTTGGACTGCGCCAGAGGGCCGCGCCTGGCTTGCGCAAGGGGACTGCCTTGAGTTCATGCGGCTCGGTCCGGATGAGAGCGTCGACTGCATCTGGACCGACCCGCCGTACCTGCTGTCGAACGACGGTACAACGTGCAGCAATGGTGAGCGCACCAATGTCAACAAGGGTGCATGGGATCGCAGTCACGGATGGGAGGCCGATCACGCGTTCAACGTTAGTTGGTTGACGGAGTGCCTCCGCCTCTTGAAGCCGGCGGGTACGTTGTGGGTATCTGGTACGCACCATATCTATCTAAATGTGGGCTTCGCCCTGCAGCAACTTGGCTTTCGGATCCTGAACGACATCGTTTGGGAGAAACCGAACCCGCCGCCGAACCTCGGTTGCCGCTGCTTCACGCACTCGACCGAGACCTTGCTTTGGGCGACGAAGGCCGCGAAGGGTAGTGACGACAAGTACACTTTCGACTACGAAGCGATGAAGGCCGAGAACGGCGGCAAGCAGATGAAGAACGTTTGGAAGATCAAGGCGCCGGGAAAAGCCGAGAAGCGCCACGGGAGGTACCCAACGCAAAAGCCCCTGGCTTTAATGGACCGCTGTCTTCGTGCCAGCACGAAACAGGGAGACCTCGTACTCGATCCATTCTGCGGCTCTGGTGGAACAGGTGTCGCCGCCCTGCTGAGCGGTCGTCGATTCTTTGGTTGTGACAGCGATTCAGGGGCGATCGCGATTGCCTTGAAGAGGCTCGAGGAAGCTGCTGCACAACCAAGTACCGCGGAACCTCCGCTGGCAGCGGCCCCTGCAACAGAGGTTCTCCCGTGACCACACCCGGGAAGTTGATCGTTCTGGAGGGCATCGACGGTTCCGGAACGACGTCCGTGTCGAAAGCACTTGTCCAGCGCCTAAACAAGGCGGGCGTTGACACCGTTTGGCAATGCGAACCCACCAATGGAGCAATTGGAAAGTTCATACGTACCATCCTGGGTCATCAAGCGACTCTCACCGTCGACCCGAAGTCTGAAGCTGGTGCGTGTATCATGACGCTCCTGTTCACAGCAGACCGCATAGAGCACCTCGCGTTCATCGAACGTACGTTGGCCGAAGGAACTTGGGTGGTTTGTGACCGGTACGTTGTGTCAACTGCGGTTTACCAAGGCCTTCATCTCGACACCTCCGTTTTCCGGCAACTGTTTACTACCGCTGTGGTTCAGCGTCCGCATAAAGGATTGCGCAAGCCGGACCTGTCCTTCTTGCTGGATCTGGACGTAGAGACCGCTGTGGTCCGACGGTACTGGGACAAGCGCCGCACCGTGATAGAAATTTACGAAGACTTGAGGACGCAAGTCGATGTTGCTGAGCGCTATCGTGATGCATTCTGGTCAGGTGGCGCCGAGATCTGGGACGGGCAAGAACCGGTCGTCGTCATCGACGCCGACCGACCGTTCGACCAAGTTCTCGAAGCCGTGTTTGAGCGCACATGTACGCTGCTCCAAGTTAGCGCGCCGTAACGCACGCCTTGGATCCGATCGTCATCACCGATGCTTCCTTCAACGGCGTGGGTGGTTTCGCCGTTCGCTTGATCCTACCCAACGGCTCCGAGAAGCGAGTGGTCGGCCCCTGCCCGGAGACCACCAACACATCGATCGCAGCTGAGCGTTTCGCGCTGCTTGTTGGCCTTGAGCTCGCCCTCAGCTGCGGTATCAACAAGAACAGTCGTCTCCTGCTTCTCTACGACTGCGACTCAATCTTCGGCCCCAAGCGACCGCACGGCCGCCGAGTGCACCCAGCCACGTTCCTCCCAGAACTCCAAGCCGACGTGCAAGCTTGGCCCAACCTACGCTGTGTGTGCCTCCCCCGTCGCCATGCCGCCATCGCACCGTGCGACGTGCAAGCGCGCACCTTCATGCGTTCCTACAAGAGGCGGCGACTACCTCCACCGAGCTCCATGCGCCACGCCTTGGCCGCCGCGCAGCCTTGGCATCCCAAGGCGTGCCAGTACATGCGCGGCATGCACCTGGAATCACTGATGAATTCTCTCGGTGCCGAAGTCTTGACAAAGCGCTGATCGAGGTTACATTGGTCCTCATGAACACCTCTCATTAGCCCTACCTCCCCCCTCCTCCACATCTGCATCATCCGTCGCGATCTCCCACACGGGCTCCAAGCCGCGCAGTTGATTCACTGCGCCGGCGAGAGTTCTCCCGGCAACATTCCGCACGACACGCATGCGATCGCGCTGGCCGCTCCAGACGAGGCTGCGCTACTTCTCCTCGAAGCACGCCTGCTCGAGGAGAACATCCCGCACGTAGCCGTCCGGGAGCCCGACGCGCCCTTCAACGGAGCGCTGTTGAGCATTGGGCTGCGTCCGTGCTACCGCGCGGACCTTCACGCCGTGCGCGATATACTTCCGCGCCTCCCCCTCATCAGATGAAACGGTTGAATTTCATTCCGGGTTGGTGTAGGGTGCACACCGCGTTGTTGAGCGGAGGACCTTGTTCGACTCAGGGACCCGGAGCCATACGCCCGCGTAGCTCAGCGACAGAGCACCAAGAGTAATGACCTTGGGGGTCGGTGGTTTGACTCCACCCGCGGGCGCCAACCAAACACAAGGAAGAAGGCCTTTCTCCTTGTGTTTGGTCAGAGATTTCGTAGAACGGTAAAAAGTCCTACCTCAGTGTGCCACTCGCCGCTCGGGGTAACTATGTGTGCCTGCAGGCGCCAGGGTCCGGGCTCAAGAAGATCCGCGCTGGTGGTGTCGTAGTACATAACGCCGTCTGTTCCATCACCGAGCAAACTCCCTGGTCGCGTGAAGGCCGCTGCGAGCGGCGGCTTGAAAATGAACTCCTTCGTTGTAGCGCTGTCGATTGGGATGTTGATGGTCACGATGAAGCGCGTCCCGACGTCTCCTACGTGCACCCTTTCGACGCCTTCGTTGGCCATGTTTACACCTTCGCTTCGAATGAGATCGTTTGAGTTGCGTACAGATCCATGCGTACAGCTTCGTTCTCTTTGGCATACGCGGACAACGCGAAGTAAACACCGGGCACAACGGGCAACGCCAGTTCGATAGTGACAAGGGTCGAAGGCTGAAGGCTTGGTCCGTGCGGCGTGCTGTCTTTGAGCAGGAAGAAAAACATAGCTGTGGTCCTACGGAAGTGGCTTCTTGATCAGTCGTGCCTGCCAATCATCGATCGCGTTCCACTCCTTGCGCATTCGATCTCGCACGACCTCTTCGTGTTGCGCATTCAGTGACACATCGCTGTAGAGCGCGTCGACGGGTCCCAAGAAATTGCAACGCACCGGGTAGTGACTCAGGCCCATGTTCTTGCGGGCCTCCGCGTTGAAGTACCCGAATGTCTCGCTCACGAAAAAGCGTCGGTGTGTTGGGTCTTGAAAGCCCCGGCTACTGCGAGCGCATGGTACGATCAGCGTTGCCAGACCGTCTGGCTTGAGGATGCGCCAGATCTCGTCCATGAAGGCAAAGAGAAAATCCTGCCGTAGGAAGGTCTCGCCCTTCGGAAGATGGCAAGAGCCGACCTGTCGCACATCGGTGCGTAGGTCTCGCTCCTCGACTTCGCGCGCAGGTAGGTGTTCCAAGAAGTGCGAGCAGTGCACTTCATCCACGCTCTCATCAGCGAAGGGCAGGGGGAACAGAAACAAGTCTACCTTGTATCTGGCCTTCTCTGCGTACAAGTCGACGCCGTCGAAACCTTCTCGAACGTTGTTACCGCAACCCAGGTCCAACTTCATCCCGCCCTTCGGCTTGGCGGTCCACGCAATATCACCTTCGTAGTTGATGTGCTCACCGTCGTGGCCCCTGGGTAGTACGCAGTCCCAGGTTCTTCCATCGGCACTGTCTTCGTACAACACGGCGCAGCGTGCAGGTGCCTTCTTCTTGACAGCCTCGACAGTAGGAGCCGCCGGAGCGGGGTCCTGTTCAATCATCTCCGGCGGAACGGAGGCCGTTTTCGGCGCCTCTGGGTCCTGCAGTAGCGGATCGATAATGATAGGTTCATTCATCGTGCGTGCTCCTAGTAGACCGTTCCGGTCTGTACGTCGAGGTGCCCGACCTTAACACGAAGGTCGACGGCAAAGCGCTTGCCCATTTGCCGAGCGCGCCGACAGAAGTAGAGGTCCTGCGTCATGCCCATCGGACGCGGGCCTGCTGGTGTGTGCATGACATCAGAGACGCTGTAGTACCAAGGTGGTGCGAGATCAATGAACATCGACATGCGCCACAGCGCGCAGCCCATCGCGATCCCGTTCACCTCCATCACGTTGCCGCGCTTCTCGCCGGACAAGAACGGACGCACATCTCGGGGCTCGAAATCCAACACACCCGTGCGCCGATGCGCGTCCGGGTCCCCGTACGCCATCGGCATGTTGAACGGTCCCTTTGTCCAGTAGAGCCCAGACACCGCATCGAAGCCCATCTGCATGGTCTCGAGGAGTCGGATGTGCGCGTCCGGTGGCGGTAGATTGTCGTCTTCGAGCGTCAGAACGTACGGCCAGTTGCGAATGTCGCTGTTGAGAATGGTCTGGATCAGCCTGTTGTACGCCGTGCCGACCTCGTCACCGGTCGCGCTGATCATGAAGCGCGCTTGGTTCATGGGCTGGATCAAGCTCTGCCACGCGTGCACTACGCGGATCGGGACGAGGCCGCGCGTCGGAACGATGACCACCGTTCTGCAGTCTTTGAACGTCGCACCGCTGAGTGTTTCGATGCGGTCGAAGCCCGCGCCTGACAAACGTCGCGCGAGCCCATCTACACGGACGGCCGGTTCCATTCCACTTCGGTGAACGAACTGTTCCTCCTGCGCCAAGCCGGTACCCTGTTTTCTGCTGACGTTCTTACAGCGTGTGCATGATCAAGCCCGTTCCCTGCGCTGTCAAGGAGTCTTACACGGTGCCGTTGCCCAAGAACCAAATCGGAGCTCGGTGGGCTACAGAACCGGAGCCTGTGATGGCCGTGAACGCGATGGAGGAAGGCATCGCGGATGTAGTCGCACTCCATGTACCGAAGCCTAGGACGCGTTGTTGCGTGTTATTCGACGCTACACCGAGCACTCCGGAGTGGTTGCTGTTGATCTGCGACATCAAGTACTGTGAAAACGATGCGTTGGCACCACCGCTTGTCGTACGGGAGATAACCGCGACCCAATAGGCGGACGCGGCGATAGACGTCGTCCAGCCGATGGTCATCACACGCGGACCGCCGTTCAACGAGTAGTCTCCGCCTGTTCCGCTGAATGTCAGGGCGTAGGTTCCCGAAGTACTAGAAAGCAAGCTCAGTGTACTGGCATTCTTTGTGTAGATACCAAACCACTGCGAGAGCGTGATCGAACCGGTTGAGTTGGACGTGGCGCTGAAAATCACACGCAGGCCCAAGCGATCGAACGTGATGTTAGGGAACATGAACGGACGAACGAACAGGGATCCTTGTCCAACTTGACCGGCGACCAACGCCGCCTCATCGAACGGTTGGTAGAGTTCGTATGTACCCGGCGCCGGACCGGATACAGAGATAGTACCCCCTCCTGCTGCAGTTGACATGCTGAGCGTGATGTTGGGGCCGCCCGCCAACATGAAACTGCCTGCCCCCGCCGTCGTCGTTCCTGATGTGTTCCCGCCAACACTGATCTGATACAGACCTGCGTGCTGGTGATCTTCACGTGCAAAGCGGGGGTTGGTCCCGGAGACGTTAGCAGATTCAACGCGACTCGCTGTAGTTGCGGCAGCCGCCGCTTGAATGTGTAGTGTGTACAACCCGGCAGCGGCGGTCTCTTGTGAAACCGTAACACCATCGGATCCTGCAATGACGAAACGCCCGGGGACGACGGTAGTGTTACCGGCTGTGTTTCCTACGTTGCTGGCCCCCAGGCTGAACACGCCGGCGTGCTGATGGTCCTCCGGGGCATACCGCGCCGTGTTCGTCCCAATGACGTTGTTACTGGCGACAGCGCTCATCGTCGTCGCCGCGTTGAGTCCACCACCACCAGGAGCCGCTACGGAGATGGACAGGGTCATCACACCCTGCCCTGTCGCACCGCTGAGAGTGACGTTCGGTCCGCCGGCTATCACGAGGCTGCCGGGTCCGGACGAGGTAGCCCCCGCCGTATTACCCCCAACGTTGAAAGCTGCGAAGTGAAAAAGAGGCATCGGCTACGTCAACTCCGTGACCTTGGCGCCCCCGTCGTTCGGGTCTGTGGCCCACAGACCGCGCAACTCACCTGTGAATCCGGCGGGTACTTCGAAGTAGCCGTTCGGGAATAGTTTGCACGTGTAGTTCGACGTTGTGACTGTGGTCGTCCCAACACCGAGGTACAAAATCGCGCTCGAGTCGTTGTAAACGGCGGCGCCAAGGCGACTCGTATTGGACGCCAGAATCTGGGCGTCCGTCGCGCTGTCCGCAACCTGCGAACGCGTGGATGTTCCTGCGCGGAGTTCCTTTGTCGACAGGTTACCGCTTATGTCCGTGAGAATGTCTTGGGTGTTGCCGGACCCGTCTTTACCACCGATGCGAACGGGCCCTCCTACGACAGCGGCCCCGTCCGCCGCCGGCCCTTGAATCTGTATGGCGCTCGCGCCCGTCGGCGCACTAGCGATGTCTACGTCACCGATATTCGCGGTTCCAGCGACGAGCGCCGGCAGGCGTGTGACGTCCACGTCGAGGCCATTCGTCGCATCTCCACCAATCAGCGCGCCCGCCGCGGTCACCTGAACAGCCGCAGCGCCACTTCGCAAGCGCCAAGCCGGTACCACATCCCCGTCAGCGGACACATCTGTCGGGGCCGCCGCAGACGCACGTCCACCCGTGTAAACGGGGCTACCCACCACAGCCGCGTCCGTGGCCGCGGTTCCCTGCATGGTAATCGAAGAGCTTCCAGTAGGCGCAGACGCGATGTCCACATCACCGATATTCGCGTTGCCCGCTACGAGCGCCGGAAGCCGTGTAACATCGATGTCCAAACCGTTCGTTGCATCGCCGGTGATAAGAGCGCCACCAGCCGCCAAGTTGGCGACCAGGGATCCGTTGCGCAAGGCCCACACACGCACTGCGTCGTTGTCCGCACTGACGTCCGACGGCGCAGCAGCGCTCGCCTTGGCTCCCATAAGAGCGGGGTTTCCTGTGATGGCCGCGTCGTGCGCGTCCTCTCCCTGTGCCTGCGCCTTCAAACTTGCAGCCGTGCCTTGCACGACTGTCACGTTTCCACCAACGCGTGTAACGTCTACATCAAGCCCGTTACCAGCATCGCCCGTGATGAGAGCGCCGGCTGCTGTAACTTGGACGGCCTGCGCACCGCTCCGTAGATGCCAAGACGGAACAACGTCGCCGTCCGCGCTCACATCGGTCGGCACAGCCGCCGACGCGCGGCCCCCACCGTAGACAGGATTGCCCACCACCGCCGCGTCTGTAGCGGCTGTTCCCTGTACTGTGATCGAAGAGGTGCCAGTCGGTGCGCTGGCGATGTCTACGTCACCAATGTTTGCGTTACCCGCGACGAGAGCGGGCAACGTCAAAACATCAACGTCGCCGATGTTGTTTGTTCCGGCCGCCAAGTTCGCCGTGACCGTGCCGCTCACGGGTTGGGTGACCGCACTTCCGTCGACCTTCAGCGCGTTCGCAGCGGTAACCGTGACGCGCCGACCTCGCGTCGTCTCGTCTTCGATGACAAGAACCTGCGCGCGCTTTGAATCGACGCGCGCCGCGGCAACGTCGTTCTCGGTCAACGCCGTTCCGGCAACCTCGTCGAACGCATAGCCTGCAGGAAGAAGGCGGCTGGTTCCATCCGCGAACGCCGCGTTGTCTACTAGTGAGGCGGAGTCTTGCGTCGCGAATGTCCCGGAGCCCGCGTTCGCGGTCACGGTGCCGGTGATCGCCGGCATCGTGAGGACATCCACATCGCCGATGTTGTTGGTCCCCGCCGGGATCGCAGAGCCCAAGTTCGCGGTAACAGTACCGGAAACCGGTTGCGTAGTCGTACCTGTCGGATCCGTTCGTACAGGGGCGCCCGACGTACCGATTTCCGTACCACCATCGGCCCGCAGGTTCACATGGAAGGCGCGCTGCGCGGTGATTCGCGCCGCAGCTACGTTGTTCTCTGTGGCTGCCGCAGTACCCGTGTCATCGAGTTGTCCGCCAACCGCGGCGACCTTGCCCAACGCAGCGTTGGTCGCATGCACAACGTCGTCGATGAGTTGCAGCGACGTCGTTTGCGTTTGCTGCTCTGCCAACGTCGACGCACCCGTGGGCAAACTGACCGTACCGGAAACGTTAGTGAGGTTCCACGTGCCGCCCTGGTTCGCTGTGACCGTACCGGAAACCGGTTGCGTCACACCGCTTCCATCAACGCGAAGGGAGCCGCTCGCGTTGACTTGGAGTTCTGTGCGGTCACCGTCAGCGTCAACAAGCGAGCCGACGGCGTCCTTGCGGACAACGCCGGCCATCGTGAGCTGCTCGGCCGCTGTAGACGCCGTGTCCTCGGCATACTCCGTTCCCCCGCCACTGCTTCCACCACGCACATACACGTCAAGCGCGTTGTGGTCCGCGTCCACGCTCGAAACCGTAACGTCCGCCGCTGCTGTCCCACCCTTTGCAATACCGCGCGGAATCGCCTTCGCGCTGCCACCCGTAAGCGTCGCGTCAAGCGCGAGACCACCCGTTGTACCAACGTTCGCTGTGATCGTACCGGAGACAGCGGGCAACGTCAGAACATCGATCTGGAGCTCACCCGCCGCATCGGTCTTCAATGCGCGTGCGTTGGTTCCGTCTGTGCCAAGGGCTTGAATGCCGCTGGCCGGCGCCGGCGAACCTGCCGTCGAAACCGATGGAAAACCTGTACCCGCATTGGCAGTGACAGAACCGGTGATCGCGGGAAGGGACGCCACGTCGACGTCCCCGATGTTGTTGTTCCCCGCGGGCAAAGCAGGCAGGCTCGAGACGCTGATAGAACCGTCCACTGTCAGCGAACCACCTCCGTCTGTCACCGGAATCGCAGGCTGATCCGTCGGGAGCACGACGCGTTGCGTCCCGGCTGTGGTCGCACCCGCTCCGGCTGCGATGTCCTGACCCGCAATCTTCTTTGTATCTGCGGGTATAGGGTTGGACGACGCAACGTCGCCCTCAGAGACGCCGTCGATTCCCAGCGTGATCTTCACGCGCTGGTGATGTGCTCCGGCGATCTCGTCCGTCGCAAACGTCGCGCCACCAACGCCTGGATTTGCAGTTACGTTGTCTGCCATGGCTCTCGCTACCTCACAGAGAGTTTGGACTCACCTAGTACCAAACGGTAGCACGCCAGCGGCGCGCGAAGCAACGAACGTCTGCCAGAGAAACTTCATCCCTGTGTTTGCATGCGGGGCGCTTTTCGAGCCCACGCGATTGTGCGACGCACGTATTCCTTGCAGCTTCCGGGACCCGCGAGTTGAAGCCGTTCTTGCGCCTTAGAACCTCGCGGCCACAACAGCACGTCTTGGATCGTCTGATCGTCCGCGCCGAGTTCCACCAGTTCCTTCACAACTTTGGCATCGAACCGAGAGCGGTCGAGGCAGCGATAATCGTCTCCAAGAAGAACGCGCTGAGTGCGTAGTGGGAGTCGGTTGATGATGGGATGAGGATTCTTCAGGAGCCTGATCCCGTGAACGGCGAGGTTGTACCGATCGCCCTCCGGCTTGTCCGGAACCTGCGTCAACCACAAGGGAAGTGTGGCTATCCCGACCTCGCCAAGCGCGAGCCCGGGGTACCATTGGTACCAGCCCTTTACGCCGGCGGAGGGCGGGATGGTTGCCAGGCTTCCGTACCCGCGCAGGTCGCCGATGAACTTCCCGTCGATCTCGAGTCGACGCGCCTTCAGAGGTTGCCCAGTAGTGAACCAAAGGTGCACGCCGTGGCCCTGGGACGCGTATGTCGGCGTGCGAGGCGGCTGCGTCTTCCAGAACGCTTCTACACCTTCCTCCTCTATGTCCACGACCACAAGGTACAAATTCTCTTGAACAGGGTAGCCGCAGACGATGGACAGGTTGGCCTGCGGCCAAGTCCACCACCATGTTCGGAGCTCCTGCTCGGTCGGTGCGCGGGACTGGAACGGCGTCCACTTGACCAAGGGGACCTTGCCAGGGGACGTACAGCTAAGTCCGTGGTAGCGACAACGTCCGTGATGAGGGCTGCAAGAGGGAACGAGGCGCAGGCCGAACCGTGCGTACTCAAAAGCAGCACGTGCGAAGTGGCTGTCCGCCACAGGTTGAACCGTCGACACTGCTGAGCTCCCACTTCCCCCAGAGCAGGAAACGGTACTCTTCTGCGATTAGGACCGCAAGTTCATTACCGCGTGTTCGCCAGGCGTCCGATCGATTGCCGGACGTCCAAGAGGTCGATCTCCTCGACGATCAAATCGTCGGAGACGTTCGAATAGCCAAGGAAGGGCGTCGTGAAACCGGCGTCTGTGTACACACCGTAGAACACCACGTACGTCTCCGGCGCGCCGCACGTGTGCGTGGCGCGGAATATGCCCTTTGCTTGGTGCGTCATCGGGATCCCTATGATGAAGCCTGTTGATGGATGATAAATCTCAGCGCGAGGAAACAGATCGGTGCGACCGTCTGGTGTCGTGAGGTTGAACGTGATCGACTTCCCGGTTGTTCCAACGAGCGCCATGTGCAGTTACTTTCCGGACTTGTGCAGGCCAGCCGTGGAGATGTGCGTCTTGAGTTGGTCCTGCGTGATCTTCAAGCCCTTCTTCACGTCAATCAGGATGTCGCCCTGCAAGTGAACAGTGCGCAGTAGTTCAGCCCGTTCCCGCGTCGCTTGTACAGCGCCGACCTGTGTGTCAAGGGCGTGTGTGTCGACCGTCTTCTGCAACTTCTCCACGCGGTAAGTGACACCCGCAACCATCCCGGCGATGCCTTCGATGGATGCCTTTGTGTTCGTGGCCGTCTCTTGCTTCACTTCTGCGACCGCGTCCTTTACCAGTTGCTTCAGTGTTCCTTCTGTCTGGAGCAATTTCTCGTGCGGGACAGCCGCGAGTGCCTTCTCGACGACCACGTCGTACTTCTTCAGGAAGCGCCCGAAAAGGAACCAAGCTACGGGTGTTACAACTGTAAGAACAGCCACGATACCGCTAAGAATGGCGAGTACAGTAGACCAAGTCGGACCGGGATCTCCGCTCGCCGCGAGTGTCTGCAAAATGAGTGTGCTCAACGCAAAGCCCTCGGTGGCGGTTGTGAACACGTCGCGCACTGCTTCGTGAACGTCGCCGTTCCACAACAAGAGCAGCGTGTGCCCATGCCGCCAGTGATCACACGCACGCCGTGCGGACACATCTCCTGTGTGATCTGCGTGTCTTCCGCTCCAAGGTCCCCAACGATCTTCAAGGTCTCGTTGATGAGGCGCTGCGCCGCGCGCATGACTAAGCCGGGACCGGCGAGTTGCGCGAGACACTCCTCAAGCGCCATCAAGCGCTCGCGAATCTCTTGATACGGCGTGGCATTCACTGCGTTGCCTGCACAACCTTCACGGCAGCGTAGGTGAGAGCTCCTGTTACCAAGACTCCGATCACGAAGCCTACCGCAGCCCCGGTTGTGAACTTCCAACCCAAGTCCGGTCCCTTTGCTACCGGTGGCGGTGTTGCCAAGTAGTCGGCAATCGCCTTGTCCCGTGCCGCGACGCGTAGCCCGCAAGCCTCGAGATCGATCTTCTGGTGCAAGAAGCCTTTGAAGGTTTCCTCTGGAACAAGGAGACCATCGTTCGGTGCAGGATCACCCGCCAAGAGACCGACGATCGGAGGAACTGCGGGCAAACTGGCCGGCGGCGCACCGGTGTCTGCATACGTGACGCGCGCTAGGGCAAGGTTCAAGACCAGAAAGATGAGCACCCAGAAAGCCCAGCGCGGATCGTCCTGTGGTCGGTGTGTCTTGAACACGGTTTTCTCCTACGGGCGGTTGCCAAGTGCGGCGAGGGCCGCCAAGCGCTTCTTCTTGTCGCTTTCCTTGGCCATCGCATCGACAGCCGCGTGCAGTTCCGCGGCCTTGGCACCGATCTCTGCCTCTGAAGACGCTACGAACGTCTTCAGAACACGACCGGCCTCCACCTCGTTACTGCCGCTTGTCGAGAGCCGCGAGGCAAACTGATGCACGCCGATCGCAGCGAAGCCGGACATCGCTCCTGTCACCAAGCCCATCAAGGCCTTCGGCAAGCCTCCCAAAGCGAAACCGCTGAGGAAACCGCCGAGGGCGCCGAGCCCTGCCGAAATGGCGGGACGCAGCCACACAGGCTTACTGAGCCAGCGATCCAAGAATGGCAACTTGGTCACCTGCGTGAGCAGAAGAACAGCGGCTCCGAGACTGACAAACCAGCCCGCGGTACCAAAGTTCTGCACGATCTTCAGGAACTCGTTGATCAGGGCGCCGGTATCCGGCGCTGCAGGCAGCGTCTCTGGTGTCATTCAAGAACCATATCGGCGCACGCCCCCCCGTGTCAAGACAACGTGTTTGCTGTAAACTGATCCTCGACTTACGGACACACCAAACACAAGGAAGAAGTGAGATGCCAGATACGCCGTTCATGTCGAAGGCGCGAGCTCGACAGATTCTCCGGGAGAGTTGGGGTCAGCGTCAGCCTCTCACTGCGGAGCACCATCACGAGTGTGAGTGGGCCAAGCTTCCCGGGGAACGCAGTTCACTCGACACGCTCTGCCGTATCGGAGAGACGCTTCGACCACGTGATTTCGTGACGAAGGCCTCGGCCGACGGTGTTCCGCTCGTGATGGTTGGACGGGAGTCAGGGGAGGACCCGGCGCGCTCCTACTTCGCGAACCTGCCGGACGACTAGAACTCCGCGAAGGTCGGCGGAGAGAATACGATCGCCAGGCCGCTGCCGGCTCCGACGTTCCTCGAACCGCCGCCCTTGTCCTCGTCCACCAGCGTGAGGCTCGTGCCGGAGACCGCCGAGATGCGCGCGGTGACGCCGTTGACGGTGATGACGCGCCCCTTGAGAAGCACGGTCGAGGCACTGTTCAGCGTGATCACGTTCGTGCCGGTCGCGGTCGCGGTGCGGCCCTCGGAGTAGGTGCCGAACGTGCCGCTGTGCGTGCAGACCCAGCCGTCCTTGCCAGCGCCGATCGTTGCACCAGCGCTCGCCCAACGGCGATCGTACTTGTTCCATGTCGCGAACCCGGCGGCGTTCTCGCCGGCGGTGGGCGCGGCGATGCCGTGATGCCACCAGCTGTGCCCGTGATAGAAGCCCTCGCCGAAGCCAGGACGGTTGCCGCCGATCGCGTTGGGCGTGATGTTCTTGAGCACCTCTGGCCAGAACACGTCCTCGGCGTCTTCGCCGCTGATCATGAACGACCCGCCGGCGCCGTCGCCGTAGTCGTACGCGTACCAGTAGGGGTGGCCAGCGTAGTAGTTGAACTTGAAGTCGATGCCGCCGTAGATCTCCCGCGTGGACCGGAAGCCGAAGACCACGGGCTGTCCGTTCACCCGGCTGAACGTCATGGTGCCGCTCTCGGTGCCGGCCGGGTTACCAGCTCCGGCGCCGCTGCCGCGCCACTGGCTGTTCCACTGCGTCATGAAGCCGCCGTCCGCGAGCACGACGCCGGTGCTGTCGCCGACGCCGCCCTCGAGGATGCCGCCAATGAGCATCGCGGGCGAGTAGATGAGGTCGGGCAGCGGACACTCGTCGTAGGCGCCGTTGAAGACGACGCGCGACGTGCCGAGCTGCCCGGTTCGGTAGGCGCGCCCGCACGCCTCGGCATGCGGGTCGATGTGCGAGTTGCCGAGGAAGCTCTCGTCGTGGATGCAACTCTCGAGACAGTTGAATCCGCGAAAACGAAGGGAGCCGCCCGCGTTGGTGTCTCCGCCCTTGACCCAGATCCCGTTGCCCGTGTTGTAGTCCGGACGATCGGCGACGCCGATGTTCGACGCTGTACAACGGTAGAGGAACCAGTCGTTCGCATTGGCCGGGTCCAGGCCGGTCTCGATGTGAAACGCATTCTTCCCGACGTAGCCGACGAACACGTTCTCGCAGTAGCCCGCGCTGTTCATTCTGATGCCGTGCCCAGCCTGCGCGAAGTTGGCCGGCGGTGCTGTCAGGACGTTCACGTTGCGAAGAATCGCACCGGACGCGTCGAGGCTGAACGAGTCGAAGTTGCTGAAGAAGATTTCTTTGCCGAGTGCCGTGTGGATGGCCGTCATCGAACGACCGGCAAAGCCACCGCCGGTACCATCAATGATGATGGCGCGCGGAATGATGATGTCGTCCTCGAAGTAGAAGTGCCCGTGCGGAAAGTGGATGGTTCCACCCGAAAGGCCGTAACTGTCCACCTCGAGCGAGTCGAGGTAGTCTTGCCACGCCTGATCGCATGTGACGAACGTGCCGCCCTTGTTCGGGTCAGCCCCGAAGTCGTCGACGAAGTCGAGGCGGTTTCGACTGCCGCCGCTACCGACGCCGAGATCCACAACGACAGTCCCGGCGATTCCTGCGGTCTTCTCTGTACGTGCCACGCCGAGCACAACCAGGCCGGAACGCGCGTCGTTGTCCACCATCGCAAGCTTCGCGGTAGCCGAAGCCACCAAGCGATCACCGATATTTACTTGCTGTGCTTGCAGAACACGCACTGTGTGGCGACCTGCGGTGGCGATCATGATGGGCTGCCCGTTTGCACCGCCCACAGTGACTACCGCAGGACTCTTGTCCCGCATGCGCGTGGCAAAGATGGCGACTGTGTCTGCGCCTGGATCCGCTACAACGAGGTCACCGGAGGCGACCGTGCTGCCTGTGGCGTTCGCGACCTGGGATGAAACCCGGGCCGGGATCAGTTGCGGTGTGGCCATCGTTTTAGAGCGACGGTCCGATAACCGCAGTTACAAGGCCGGCGGAGCCCGCGCCCTTGGCAGTGAGAGCAAATCCGATCGTCGCACCAGCGGTAGGTGTTGCCGTCGTCTCCGCTTGTTTAGCGGTAGCGGAAAGTTGCAGGATGTCCCTTCGCGCAACGGCGACAGTTGTGCACAGAACAGAGGCTACTCCGCACTGCGCGACCCACACTGTTGCCGTGTCCGCTCCGCCGTATACCACAACGCAGGCTCCGGTTTGAGCAGCCCCCGAATTTGCGATGACCGAACTGTCGTTTGCACTTGAGAGACGACAGCAATCGCCTGCGATGAGAGATCCACCAGTACGATTGGTCACAGGAAACGCTAAAGGGCGCACCGTTCCCGGTGTCTGGGGTCGCAGCGTTGGGTAGGGTCCAACACGCATTGGAATCGTTCCGCTTGCCGCGGACGCCAACGCGACGCCGAGGATACGCGATGGATCGGTTTCTGTGTTATCGGCGGAGGCTTGAAACCCGTTCGAGGCCATCACGAGTTGATCACCGAGTGTCACAGAACCCGAAATGATCACATCAGCTTTCTGCCCGTCCGCCGCACACCAAACTGTACCAAGGTACGCGCCTCCGATCACAACGACCATCGGCCAGCGCGCGTTACCGGAACCGAAGTTCACGGTCTCTGCCCCTGCCGTGTCGAAGATCACTACCTGACCCGGAGTAAGCGCTTGCCCGGTGACGTTGCGGTACGGCAGAGGCGTCGAAGGGCTGTCTGTGTAAGCTAGTCCTAGCGGCACGTTTCCACCCGAAACAATCGCGGCTTCAACGCCGGCACCGTTGATGAAGACGGACATGTCCTAGTTCCCGTCCCCTGTGTCCTCACGACGCACCAGCACGCGGGCCTTCATCGCTGTGGTAGCACCAGTAGTGATGAGCTCCAGCTTATCTCCCGGCATAAGCTTCCACTTGGTGTCCGCTGTGATGTAAAGATCCGTGTCGCCCGCGCCCGATCGAATGAGGTACTTCCCGGTGTTTGCACAAACGTGTTTCAGCGTCCAAGACGACTGACCTCCGAACGTGATCATCAAACCAAGCACTTCGATCGCCGTCACTTGCGCGAAGTCGAAGAGGCCTCCTGCCGTAGCTGTTGGGTAGGTCCATACGCCGTTGACCGCTGTTGCCGTCGTATTCGGAGCGGCTCCGGTGAATTGGCTGCCGGCTGTGATCACCTGTTCGATAGCAATCACGCCAGAGTACGGAATGACCATGCCCATGCCGAAACCCTACCGTGCCCTGCGAACGCCGTCAAGGCGGACAACTATTTCAAACACAAGGAAAGAGATGCTATCCTGCGTTCGATGGAACTGGTGGAGTGGCTTCAGGACGCCCGGGGGAAGTGCCGGGCGGACGGGCAAGGCCGGCGCCTTGTCGACCGCGCCTTAGCTTTATGGGCGCAGGGTATCATCCCGAGCCAGAAACTACTGAACGAGATCAGAGAACAGATGCCGGTGCGCCGTCTTTGCCAGCGTCTTGGGGACGACGGATCCTGCAGTTGGTTGCGCAAGTGGGGCGCGCAGAACGGTCTCGCTGTACCGCCTATCGGAGAGCGCGCTCTTTGTCCCTACGTCCTGGCTGCGCGCACAAAGGTCACAGCCTACGAAGACTGTCCCGGTTTCAGGAAGGGCTGAGTCATGCAAGCAAAAGTGAAGATCTTCGAAGTCGCTCGAGTTGATGGGCGCTCGCAGGTCACGAAGACGGTCGAGGTTCGTGACACGCAGGGCAGGGACCGGGAAGACTTGAAGGCGAAGGCTGTTCGCCGCGCAGGCGAGCTCGGCTTGGCGGTACGCGCGTGCAGTTGGACGGCCGCCGCTATTCCAGAGCTTGTTCTGTACGGGACACGTGATTCCGCCGTTGCTCCGTCCATTCCTGGCTGGCGCCACCGCACGCCGCCGCAGTAGACTGGAGATCGCATGGCCGGATTCAACACAGTCGATGTGGGTGTGGAGTCCAAGGCTCCGGGTTTGATCGGACTCGCTCGAAAGTCGCGATCGTCCCCGAGTGAGCAGGACACAGCCTGGCGTGGGGCGCTCGCCGCTGCCCGCGGTTGCGACCAGTGGCCGCTTCCGGTCTACCTCGACGGCCGAAGGATTGGTTGGGTGATCTCGGACCCGTGGTGGGCGCCGGCGCGCGGCGTCTGGTGGCGTCCCGAGTTCCCGGGCGAGCGCCGCAAGCCGACGATGGACCTCGCCGGCTTCCCGACGTTCGATAAAATCGTGGAAGCGAATACCACGGGTAAGAAGTTCAACTTCGGGCCGTGGTCGAAGACTCAAACGACGGCCTCCCTCGCCGGGAACTTCTACGATCTCTGGGCGTCGGGCCAGAACCCCGGGGTGTTCGGCGGGACGGCGCACACCGCCAAGCCGATCGATGACACAACGGCGGGGACGATCTGGCATGGTGGGAACAAGAGCACGGCGACGAAGCACCTCACGATGGTCTGGGGGATGTGCAGCGCGCAGAACCCGACGATCGTGCTCTACGACCGCGTCCTCACGTACGAGGCCTCGACGATCTCGAACGTCAACGTTGTTTTGACCAACACACTGCCAGCCACTCGGTACCTCGGCACGGAAGGTACCGCCACGGGTGGCGGGATGAAGCCAATGTGTTGCGTCGAGACGAACCTTGGTGCTACCGGATCGAACCTAACGCAATTTCAGTATACGGATCAATCAGGAAACACCCTTCAGTCGATGCCCACGACGCCGACTGTTTCCCACATCACAGCAGCAACAGCGGCGACGGCGACGATTGGGGCACGTGTGGTATGTCCCGCAACGTCGGGGGCGACGCTCCCGTGGGGCGCGTTCATCCCGCTGGCCGTCGGCGACGGAGGCGTGTTCCTGATCGACAACCGCACGTGGAGCGCGAACAACACGGGGACCATCACGTGGATCCTGGCGCGCCCGCTTGCTGTGATCCCGTGCCCGACGGCGGGGGACTCCACAGTGATCAACTCAGTACACGGGGTCACCTCCCTCGAGCGCATCATCGACGGCGCCGCGCTCGCGCTCTACGCGTTCGTCCCGACGACGACGGCGTTCACCGCGAACGGCGGCGGCTCCGTGGCGTGGAGCTGACGATGCGACTACGCGATCTCGAAGCCCATTTCTACCGAATCGAGGAGTACATCACGACGTGGGTGCGCGTTCGTCCGGACGGTGATCGTGAGGAGATCACGGGACCCAGGCAGCGCTACGTGCCGGTGGAGAACCTCTCCGAGGCCCAGGGGCTTTGGTTCCTCTGCCCAAAGTGTTTCGAGGCGAACGGGCGCTCGAACGTTGGCGTCCACGCGGTGATCTGCTGGTTCGCCGACCGCGGTGTTCCAGACGACACGCAGCCGAAACCTGGACGCTGGCGCCCGGCCGGGACCGGCATCGACGACCTGACGTTCGTTGGACCGGACGCGGCGTCCGTCCAACTGGTGGGTGGCTGCAACTGGCACGGCTTCGTGCGCGACGGGGACGCCGCCTGATGCAGGTCGAGGCACAGGCCCCCGCCCTCGTCGGGCTCCCGCGGAAGTCGCGCGGCGGACCGAGCGCAGAGGACCGGGCGTGGCGCGCGGCGCTTCTCGCCGGCGCCGGGCTCGACCAGGCGCCCGTGCCGGTGTTCCACGGCGGGCAGCGGCTCGGGTGGGTGTTCTCCGATCCCTGGTGGATGCCCGGGCGCGGTGTCTGGTGGCGGCGCGAGATGCCCGGCGAGCGACGGCGGCCGACCCTGGACCTCGCGGGGTTCCCAACCTACGAGAGCGTTCGCAAGGCGCAGCGCCAGGGCAAGCGCTTCCCGTTCCAGTTTCAGAAGACGGCGACCGGGACCACGACGACGGGCAACTGGTACGACCTCTGGCCGGTTGGCGGAGCGCCCGGCGCGGGCGCGTACGGCGGGACGGCACACACGGCGAAGCCCCACGATGATACAGAAGCCGGCGCGATCTGGCACGACGGGAACAAGAGCGCCGAGACAAAACACTTGTCCTTCTTTTGGGGCGGGCTCACCGACTCCAGCGGTGCTGCCGGCAACTCCTTCACGACGATCATCCTCTACGATCGAGTCTTAACGTACGAAGCGGGAACGATTACCAACGCAAACGTCGTCATGACGAACACGCTACCGGCCGCACGCTATCTCGGAACAGCCGGGACAGCGACCGGCGACGGCCTGAAGCCGATGGTCTGCGTTGAATCTCTGACGGGTGCTACTGCGGCTAACCTAACGCAATTCCAGTATACGGATCAGGACGGAAACACGCTGCAGTCCATGCCGACGACTCCGACAGTGGCCACAATCACGGCTGCTGCCACACCGACGACGACGATCGGCGCCCGGATAATCGCGCCTTGCACCGCAGCCGCCACGCTCGTCTGGGGGCCGTTCCTCCCGCTCGCGGTTGGGGACTGCGGCGTCCAGTTGATCGACAACCGCACGTTCAGCGCGAACAATACGGGTACAATCACTTGGGTGCTCGCGCGGCCCCTGGCAATTCTCCCCCTGCCGATCGCACACGATCCGACAATGATGGACACGATCATCGGAGTCGCTTCCGGAGAGCGTATTCTCGACGGCGCTTGTCTCTCGATGATTGCGTGGGGACCGGCCGCGCTCCCGTTCACGTTGACGGGCGGCGGAGAGGTGGTGTGGTCATGATCAAGTTCGCCGGCCCGGGTCCATCCCTAATGCACATGGGAATGCATGACCAGTTGAATACCCGTGTCTACAGCGATACGGAATCGCTGCCGAGTACAGGCGAGACGAAGTGGCAGCTTCCACTCAAGAGCCCAATCGGCGTGGGACAACAGGCGCGCGCCATATTCGCCCACGTTTTCGGCCGCGTCTGGGACAGGGTGTTCTGAGCCATGTATCCCCTCAAGCAATCGACGGCCTTGGATGTGCTGTTCTTTGCGTACGACGCGAACGGCGACCCGGTCACGGACCTCGTGACAGGCGATTGGACGAAGAGCATCAGCAAGGGCGGATCCACCACAATCAACGCAATGACGGTCACTGTGACGGAGGCCAGCCTGGGTTGGTACGGAATCACCCTCTCCAGTTCGCATACGGACACGCTCGGAATCCTTTCCCTGTCGTTCTCCGCGCCCGGGACGAAGCAGATCAACCTCCAATTCCGTGTTCATGCGCGCCTAGAAGACGACCTTGCTTACCCAAACGTCTCGGGCCGCGGGATCGACGTGGACGCCACCGGCGGCGTGGAGATCACCGCGGACCAGAACGTCAATGTGAACAAGTGGCTCACCGTGACGCCAGACGCGCTCTCCTCCGGTAAAGTCCCCGCTGACATCAAGCTCTGGCTCACCGCTGCTCCTGACGCTCTCTCTTCCGGTAAGGTCCCGAGCGACGTGAAGCTCTGGCTTGCAGCTGCGCCAGCGGCCCTCACGACGAACGGTTACGTGCAGTCGATGCTGCTCCGCTGGCTGACGGACAACGCCGGCGGAACACCGAACGCACTCATCTCGAACCGAGTGGACGCGAACGCACAGGTCGTCGGGGACAAGACCGGCTATGCCCTGACGTCTGGTGAAGAGGACACGATCGCCGACAAGGTGTGGGACGAGGCGCGAGCCGGCCACGTCACGGCAGGCAGCTTCGGGCAGGGCGTCGCGAGCGTGCAGGGATCGGTCACGGGCAGCGTCGCCAGCGTGACCGGAAGCGTTGGGTCTGTAGCCGCAGGCGGCATCACTGCTGCGAGCATCGCGACTGGAGCCGTAGACGCAGACGCACTCGCCGTCGACGCACTCGCTGCGATTGCCTCCGCTGTGTTTGCATTCGTGCTCGAGGACAGTAAAACATTCGCGGAGTTCATGCGAATCATCCTGGCTGCACTCGCAGGAGTGTCGGACGGTGGGACCACGACCACGATTCACTTCAAGGCGCGCAACGGAACAACGAATCGAATCACAGCCACGGTGGATACAGCGACTGGAAACCGCACCGCCATCGTACTGAATGGAAGCTAAACAACAATGGCAGGCTACTGGCCGCTTGGTTACTGGCCCGGCGACACAACTTCAGGCGGCCCTCCGCCTCCGGAAGACATGAGCACGAGCGACGCCATCAAAGCGCGCCTGCAGGCCATCGCGGACGCGAGTGGAGATCCGGACCTTCAAACAGGCATCGGCACACCCGGCGCACCGATCATCGTTCGAGGCGACCGAAAGACGACAGGCGCGGCCTACCATGTGCCGGGTTTCCTCGACTCGCTCATTCGCGCTATCGGAGGCGAATTCGACGCGGCCCCCGTCAGTTTGAATGTGCACGCCGAGGACGCAGTTACGAATGTAGCTGTATTCACAGACGAGCTCATCCCTGGAATGCAATTGACCATTCCCGCGAACGGTGCCGGGAAATGGAACTTCAGTTTCTCTACGTCCGTCTACGCACTCGAACTCGGGAAGCGTGTTCTCGCCACGGTAACACTCAGAATCAACGGCGACATAAAGACCAAGCGGTACCCAACTGGAACGGACGATGTCGAAGCCGTTAACGTCTCCATCAACTACACAACTCCAGACCTCGTTGAAGGCGACCTCGTCGAGATTCACTGGCAGAGAACTTCCAGTGTTACCTCCTCAACGATCGGCGCCGACCACCGCGATCTCGCCGGGCTCCTCGTCCGTGGGGTTTGAATCTTTCTTCCTTGTGCTTGGTTAGCCCAAACACAAGGAAGAAAGGCCTTACACCTGCGGAGAGGCGGTGGTGTAGGTGACGTTGACGCAGTAGACGCGTACGTCGGCAGCACCCGCGCCGGCTTGGCTGACCTGCAAATCTACGATGATGGAGACGGCGTCGCGGTCGTAGGACACGGATCCGCTGAAGATGGACGTGGAGACGATGGCCGCAGTCCCCGCCGTGGAGCTCGCCGTCCCGATCGCGGACCGTGTGTTGCTCGTACCGTTGGCCTCGAGCCAGGCACCGTAGAACAGGGTGTCCGGCGAACCACCGCCCTGACCAATCCAAACGACGCTGATGCCGGTGATCGTAGCGCTGTCCGGAAGGCTGCTGATTGGGATGCTCAGCGTACCGCCCTTGGTCCCGGCGCCGAGGGCTGACGTTGTCCGCCAGTGCTGCCGCGTCGTATCCGTGGTGAGAATGGCAGGGGCGACCCAGTCACTCACACCAGCAGCATCGATCTGAGGGCGCCCGTTGATGGATCCAACCGAACAGACCTTGGTGAGAACGGGGTCGTACTGGAAGCCGACCGAGACCACGTTCGCCCAAGACTTGGCGCCGGAACCCAGGTTCCGTGTGCCATCCGCTTCCGGGAGCACGTCGCCAGCAGCGTCGATCGCATTCGCGAAGATACCGAAGCGGTTTCCTGCCGCCCCCGTCGCGCCGAGAGCGCGAGCCGTTCCGTCCGTCGGGATGTCGGCACTCACTGCGAGCACGTTGAGGTTGTTCCCGAAGATGTTGAAGCGGTTTCCCGCGGCGCCGGTCGCGCCGAGGTTCCGTGTCGTACCGTCGGTCGTGATGTTGCCGGCCATGGAATCGCCGCCGCGCTGTAGGCGGCCGTTGATGCCGGCCAAGAGTTGTCCGATCTGTGCGAACAGCGTCGTGGCAGTCGTCGAGGTGGCGCCGGTCGTTGTGTTCAATGAGCCCGTCGTCGCCTTACCGCCGATCTTCGCGGTGCCGTCGCTGCCACCGGTCGAAGCGAGATCCGAGATGACCTTGTCGAGTTGCGCTTCGACCGTCGTCGCGGGGTTGGTCGTAGCGTCTGCCCAGGTGCCACCGCCGGCGTAGTTGATGGCCGCTGCCGCGTGCAGGTCCGCTGTCCCTGCGACGTGCTTGTCGATCAACTCGAGCACCTTCGCAATGGCTGCACGCGCGTTCCCCATCCGCATGGTGTGAACGGGGTACGTCGTACCGTCCTCACGCACGAGCCAATCGTGGCGCCGCGTGAGGTCCATCTGAAGAATCGCCGCGTCCGACCGGCGGAAGTCGGCCAGTAGGAGCATGCCGGACTCGAGCGGGGGCTTCGTCGGACTCCCCGCCGCCGTGCCCATCGTGACCTTGAAGACGAAGCTCTCTGCCTGCTGGAAGTTGATCGGGACACTGTTCGCGTCCACGCGCGGGTCGGACAGGAGGCGGTCGAATCGAACGAAGAGGGAGATCCAGCGCTCGAGTCCAACGCCGGGATCCGTGGCCGAGCCCCCCGTCGGCGTTCCACCGGCTCCGATCGCCGTTTCGCCGGTCGCTGTGATGGATACGTCCGTGTTCGCCGCGAGCGGGATGCGCCGACCAAGGTGGTCGTAGGCCACACCAGGACCAGTCACGGTCACCGTGAAGCCCACGAACGAAGTGGCCATCGCCTTGTGAATGCCGCCGTCGATGTTCGGGGAGGCCGAGAGGTCTACCAGAGCCGCGTCGGTGTCCAGCGCGTAGTTGCGATCGGCGGCTTCGAGCTGCGACTGTGCGAAGTCGAGCTCTGCCTCAGTCACAAGCTGGCCGAAAAAATAGTCAACTCGATCGCTCATTTAGCACCCTCTTGCGTTGTCATCCTACCGGTTCAACGACGCTAGAACAAGATCAACTACCGAGCACTGTGGACTCACCCAGTGCGGAGGAGCCGAGCTCCCAGAAAGTCAACGGCGATGGCGGCGCTCCGCCACTCGGTTCCAGCAGGGCAACGAAATGTACATGCGCAGGTTTGAGGTACGTGGCCACCTGCCCCACGATGAAGCGCTGCTCATCCGTTAACGCCACCGGCGACACGATCTGGAACGAGAAGCGCAGGAACGAAGTGCCGGGGGCGAGGACGGTGTCTTCCCCGAGGAAAGACTCGCCCAAGATCCAGAAGCCGCCCACTGCGTTGAATGGCTGGACGTCCATCGGAATACCGAGGAAGAAGAGAAGGGCGTCTTCCATACCCTTCTCTGTTCCCTTCGCCTGATACATCTTCTCCAGCACGTCGGCAAGGCGGCGCTTCTCGAGATCCGTGAGCTCGAACTGGAATGGATTCCCCAAGTGTTCCAACAAGATGTCGAGCAGCGGGGCCGGAATCAGATCGATGTCCGTCAGCGTAAGCAGTCCGTCTGTTTCCGCGCGCTGTAGTTGGTACACCTCATCGAGGCACTTGATGTACTTCTCGAGTTCTGCCGTCGCATCCTCGTTCTTGTTCTTCTGTGGGATCAGATCCCACAACTCGAACCGACGACGCCGTGCAGTGGGCAGTGTTTCCGCCGTGAAGGCCCGCTCCAAATCTAGGCCGGTGTTACCAAGCACATCGTTGATGACAGCCGCCTGAAGGACGTACGTGCGGCCAGGGCTGAGGTCGTCTTGCAGCACCAAGTCCACGTAGCGCGCGAGATCCGTACCGGGCGCAAGATCGTCTGCGGGCACCGCGTTGGCTTCGACCACGATCGGTGTGAAACCGGGCAGAACCTCTGTAGTCGGCGCCGTGTAAACAAAGCGGTACGGCGACAGCGTGATGATCGAATCGACGGGGGCGAACTCCGGTTCGATCAGGCGATCGAGTTGTACGTTCTGGGAATCGATGACCGTGATGATTTCGAAGTAACCGTTGTTCAACGCGTTCGCACAACGAGCCGATCCGATGTACTGCCCAAGGTCCGCGCTGGTGAAGTTCCCGTTCGGAGTCCGCAGGCGGTCCGGGCCGACGAACTCCACTCCATTGGTCAGAAGGCGCAGAAGCCGCGCGTCGCCGCGTGTTCCTGTAGCCTGCTCCACAACCTCGTTGTAGAGCACACGAACGTTGCGCAGGCCGCGCGTTCGCACGTCATCGATGACCGGAGCGGTGAGGTCCTCGATCGTGAAGGAGTAGCTTGTGTTGAGCACATCGCTCGAGACGAGTTCTGCTACAACACGAACCGTGACGACGTCTTGCGAATTGAACTGCGTGGCGCGGACAAGCTTGAAGATGTGCTCGTCCACGACGGAGGAACCGGGCGAGAAGCTGAGTGTGAACTCAGAACTACTGTACGCTGCGTCGAACGGAACCAACGCGAACTGATCAAAGACAAGAACCTCAGCCCCACCGTTCACGGAGGCGTACACCTGCGAATTGGCGATCTCGCCGTCGCCGAACGCGACGATCGTGAGTCGAATCGGCGTGTCTCGAGGAGCGCCGCGTTCGCCTACGAATGGCGAATCAGGCTCTGGGTCCCGGTTGATGAGCCCTGCAAACGTCGAACTGGTCTCCTGCGAGACGAGATCGACGTACAGGGCTCCAAGCGGGACGTACATCAGGGCACCTGCCGCTCGTCGATAAGCTCGAAGGCAAAGCGAACCACGTGCATGCCACCGAGCTTTGAGACGTGGAGCTTGAAGTCCTTCCGATCGCGTTCACGCCCCAGGAATTCTACGGTCTGCTGTATCAGCACGTCGTCAAGGTAGATAGCGGTGCGAAAACGGCCTCCGAGCAACGTCACGCGTTGACCACCAGTCGGCCCCTCGTCGAGTAGGATCTTGTCCAAGGCCACCAACGAGGGCGACAGAACACCCAAAATCGTCGCCTGCCCGTCGTTGGGTGGTTCGGCGGAACCACTGATTTCCACGGTCCCGCCAAGATCTGCGTCGGTCAGGTTGCCGCTTGGCACGAGAAGCAGACTCCCAACGTTGCCAGACACACCGACAAACTCAGACAGTTCTGTGGAAGCCAAGCTGTATAGTTGTGCGTCTTCCGGATCACCTTGGAGCTCTAGTTGCACGGGTAGACTGGCCGGTTGCCGAATATGCAAACGCGCACCGATCAGGTCGAGACCTGTGAGATCGATGCTCTGCTCCAGCGTGATCTGATCCCCAAAGTTCAGTTGAAATACGGGCGGTGGAACCAAGTCACTGCCCGCACAGAACACGAACTCACCGTCTACAGGCGTCCAGTTCTGCGGACGGATCCGTCCCTGTGAAACACCAAGGTCGTAGGTCCAAGGACTACCCTGCGTTTGCGGGGTGAGCGGTCCCCAGACGTATCCTTCGGCGGACGCCATACTTAGACCGTCGGTGTACTCGTGCCATCACCAGGCACTAAGAACTTGGTGTCCGTATTTCCTATTACCCAGTACCGCTTGCTGCTGAGTACGGCGTTGAGTGCATGCGAAGAAGATACCATCTTCAAGAGCCGACTTGTTCCTTTCACGTGCGGACCCACAACAAGGGCCCCTTGTGCGACGCAGATCAAGGGCGATACATAGGTCGCATTGCCATCTCGAGGATTCGTTGTGGGTGCGTTCTGGAAGAAATCCTGCGTACCAACAACGAAGGTTGTTATGGACATGCCATTACCAGCCGAAGGTTCAAGGATACTGAGATCGTCGGAATCATACCCTCCACCAAATGCACCGTCGACAAGTTTCACACCGAGTTCAAGGGGGCTCCCACTGATCCACCAAGCGGCCCCTGGGGAGGTGTCTCCCGCCACGGCATTCCGTGCCCAGTCGAACATGCACAGCAGTCGAAATACAGGGCCCGCCGTCGACGCGTACGCAATGAATGACGGCGACGCATCGTCACAGATGAATTGCGCCTTGAAGTTCGCTGTCGGAATCGTGCAGTCCGAAACGGCGCGATCAGCTACCAGCACTTGGTCGGTCGCTGTGGGCGGGACCGTCGCGGAAGGTGCTCCACCGCCGAAACCCGCTTGCCGACTCCACAAGAAGCCGAGGTCCTCTTCCGTGCCCGCTGTGTTCCGCATCGCGAGAATCGCCTCGGTACCGGTGATCGAGTGCCGCAGGCGAATCCACGCGCCCTGCCCAACTACGGACGCGGCCGTCACCCAGAGATCGACACCGCTGTTGTCGAATGCGCCGGTGTTCCCAGTTCCCGAGCCCTTCGCCACCCAGCCGTGCGCCTTGAGCAGCGTCTTCAGCGTGAACAAGAACAGGCGCGAGCGCTCGAGATCGGAAGCACCGGAGATGGAAACGTTCGGGTTGTGATGAAAAGCCATGCCGCCTCCTAGCTGTCGACGAAGACCAACTCGTACGCATCCACTTCTAGATCCGCGAGCAGGGCCTCTCCAAGATCGATGTCGAGCTCGTCTACATCAATGTCCACGCGCAACCTCCGTCAAGCACAAGGAAGAAGTCATCAAATTTGGCGTTGTACGGCAAAATGGTCCACGTAGCTACGTCGGTTGAGTGCGGCGGATTGAAAGGCAAAGCCTGCGAAGCCGCCGGTCAACGGGTCAGACCCTGTAAGCACACGCAGGGAGTCGTCGATCACCTGCGCCATGCCAGGAATGGCGTCCCAAGTGGGTGTGGTCACCGCGTGCAGGTTCAGATCCGATTGAAAGACATTGATCACCACGTCTCCGTTCGGGTTGGCGATCACGTCCATCCGGAGGTGGAGCCACGTGTCCGCCAAGTAGGTGGCGGACGACACGGCTAGAACACCGGAGCCCACGGCTTCCATCGCACCGGAAGGGGCGCCCTTCTTCAATACGATGGAGTGCGGCTCGTCGTCCGAAAGGAACAGCAGGTAGCCCGGATCGTTCACGCTCGGCGGGTTCGACTGGATCCCCGCCCACAGCATTGGAGCGAACCCAGTCACGCCGGCACTCACGCCACGCTTCAACGCCGCACGGACGGAGATCCCCTTCACGTACGGGTTGAAGTTCGTGAGATCGACGTAGCGCCCCGCGACGCCCAAGTCCGCGACCAGCGAGTTGAAACCGAAGAAGAACGTTCCACCCCCGTTCGGTGGTGTGGTCGCACCCGCAGTCACACCGCTCAGAATCGAGGACGACGAAACAACGTCGTCCATCACTGCCCAGTCGATCTCCGCCATCTTGCACTCCTTGTCTTACAGCATGGACGTCCAGGCGTCCTCGAAGTCCTCTGTGTCCTTCAAGAATCCGTTCAGTGTAGCCGTTCCGAGTTGCTGCGCGATAGGTCCTGTTGAAACCGCGTCCGTTATATCACGCACGCCCTCACCCGCTACATCCAATTCCAGAATGAAACGGCGCCCGACGACCGCGGTGGCTGGAATGGCGACACTTCCAACCTGCCCCGCGGTGCCCGCCCCGTTCGTGTACGTCACGTCCCACGCGTCGGCCAACACGCCAGTGGTAACCGTGATGTCGATCGCCACGACCTTTGCAAAGGCCGGCGGGGTATAGGCCGCGCCATCGGTGAAGCGATCCTCCGGATCCTGGTTCATGTTGAAGGTTGCAAGGGCCACCGCCGCACCCCAACCAGTCGTCTCGATGTCCGTCGGCGCGAACGTGAACAGCGAGTTCTCGTTCGAACGCCAGCCCTCTTCAAAAGCTTCGAATGCATCAACCCCACTGTTGAACAGCGCAGCGCTCTCGGTCACGTCATCCCAGGAGAACAGGCTTGCCTCGTTGAACGGAGCACCACCCGCCGCCGGGTCCTTCCAATCCTCTTCGAAGTCCTCGAAGTTCTCGGGCGCTGTGTCGAACGCCGCCGTCGAACTCGAGATCGCGTTGAAGTCGTCGAGCAACCCCGCGTCGTTGTCCCAGCCATCTTCGAAGTCGTCGAACTCTTTGAGACCGCCGAACAACGCGAGGGCAACGTTCGGAGCCTCGAGCTCGAACAAACTGGCGTCGTTGAACGGCGGCGTCGCCGGCGTCTTCGGTGCCTTCCACTGCCGCTCGAAGTCGTCGTAGCCAACGTGCCGATTCCCGAAGATGGCGACTTCCTCGAACGTGTTGACGATGACGATAGTCCAACCTGTCGGCAGGACCTCGTCGTCGCCGGTCAGTTCGAAGGAAGCGTTTACAATTGGTTCGGCCATGTCTTACGCCGTTGGCATCGGCAGCCCGGTGGCCGCATTCGTAATGGAGATTGTTCCCAGCTGCGGGAAGTTGAGCGCCCCAATCACCACGGACTGACGCAGGCTGTTGAGCAGAAGGCCGACCGGCCCCTCGTCCACCTTGCGCACGCCCGCCGTGTCCCTGATGACGTTGAAGATGTCCGACCAGGCGAGTTCCGCGATGACTACACCCTCGGTATCCTTCAGGTTTGCGCCGAAGTCCACCGTGGTATTCAGGAGCCCGTCCTCGTCCAATACTGCGAAGAAATCCCGCAGGTTAGACGCGATCAGCGGTCCAACGACCGCCGGCGAGGATCCTGTCGCCAGGTAAACACGCGTAGACACGTTGATAGTTGTGTACGTCGCAACCATCGGCGTGACAAGAAAGGTCAACGTCTGAGGGAAGTTCACCGTCACCTGCTCTAGAACCTCGTCCAGGAGTGCCTGGGAGGGCGTAGCGCCGAGGATGCGGCCCGAGGGCAAGGAAGCTCCCTTGGCGATGATGTAGAGCAGCCCTGTGTTCTCCTGGACGGCCGGGCTCTCGTTCGATGTCGCCATCAAGGCGCGAGCCACGCCGGGCACCTCTTGCGCCTTGGTCTCGAAGTCATCCTTCGTGACACAGCGTGTCAGAACGCGACGAGCCGCCGGCGCCGCTACACGAGCAGCCTTCACGGTCATGCGCGGTCCACCGCCCGAAGCCTTCACGAGGTTCGTCACAGAGATCGGTGCGACGTCTCCATTCGAGTCGATGATGGTTGTATCCAAGACCTGAATCTGATCGATGTCCACATTCCCGTTCGACCCACCCCCGGTCTTGTAGTCCACTACGACCGCGCCCTGCGGGATAGCCCCGTTGGTCCCAGTTCCAAAACGGAGGCGCGCTTGGTCGAACTGATCGACCAAGACGACAAACACACGCGAAGTAGGACCCGCACCGAGGAAACTGTCCACTTCGGTGTAGTCGCCGTTCACCGCCGTGACCACGGCACTATCATCAAGGAACGGCGTCTGGGAGAGCGTGAACTCTTGGTTCGGCGCACCGGAAGAATTGAAGAGCTCCTGCGCGGGAATGGATTGCTCTGCTGGAATCGTGATCGAGGTCTGTCCGATTGCGATGACGTCCGCCGCGAGCGTCTGGAAGGAGATCGGATTGGCCGGATCCTTCGTCTTGCAGCGCGTGCCCTGAAGGATCGGTACAGCAACGGCCGCAGCAGACGGCAGCGAGAAAGTCAGGTCGACTGTCGCTGCCGTGGCACCGGGCAGCGCGAAACCGGTCTGCCGCCCCAGTCGAATCGCAGAAACACGCTGGTCTACGGTAGGCCAAAACGCCTGCCGCGCGGCTCCATCGATGTAGAAGTGCTTCGTGTCTCCAGCGTACGCGTCCAGTTCGAGCAAGAGATTCCCGAAGTTTGAAACATTAAAATCCGTCCAGTCCGGGAAGACAGAACGAATCAGACCCTGGAGCCGAAACCGGATGGCGTCGAAATCCCGGGACGTGTAGTCGAACTCTGGCCGAGGAAGGATGCTCATTAGATCGGCACCTCCTGCGTGATCGGATCAATGAGCACGCGGTTGCGCGGGTTGTTCCGGGCCTCGATCGTCCACACGATTCGGATGCGCAGCGTCCGCTCTGTTTGCTCTCGAAGCACTTCGGCATCGATGATTGCGACACGCGGCTCCCAAGTGCTCACCGCGTCCGCGACCTTCTGCCGTCCGAGTTCCTCGAGCCCTTCGTTCATGTTCTTGTGCCGAAGTTTCTCCGCGTCCAAGCCGAAAGAAGGGCGCCAGCGCAACTCTCCTTGAACCGTTCCAACGATCTGACTCACGCACGAGGAAACGAGCGTAGCCCCACCCGCGGCGCGAAAGTCCGCGCCACCCGTTCGGGCGAACGGAAGAACCAGGCCGTAGCCCAAGAAGCTCTGCTTTCCTTCAATCGGTAGACCCGGCATCTTCTTCCTTGTGCTTGCCCTGAAGCTTACAGCATCCTGCGCTAGATCGGAATGGAGTCGCGTATATCCGCGATCGTTTCAACAAAAGCACTGAGTAGTTCGACACCCTCCGCTGGTGTCGTGAAGTCCCCGATTGCAGGCAGCCCCGGGAGTCCGGCCAAACTACTCATAAGATTGACGATTTCTAAGATCTTCCCGAGGGGCCCAAGCCCTGCCACGAGATTTGCAGTCTTCGTGTTGGTACTATCGATGATGCACTGACCGATCGCCTGCGCGGCGGGGCTGGGATCAGTGAGCAAGGCTTGTCCCTGCGCCTGCGAAACAGCGAAGGCCTCGAGTTGCTCGACCAATCCTTGCAGGAACACGATGATGAGATCGATCAAGTTCACGATCATCACCGGGATGGACAGTTGCGGGATGAGCTTTATGACAGCGGCGACCTTGGGCGCGAGTTCCTCCAGCGCTTCGATGATCGGCTGAGGACTGAGTTGTGTGATGGAGTCTGGGATCGCCTGTCCCAACTTCACCAAGCCCATGACCAAATCGAGCAGCTTGAAGAATGGTGCTAGGGACCCCAACAATGGCGCGGCCTGATCGACCAGAGTCTTCGCGACGAGGAGCGGGTCAATGCTGGCGCGCGGCGTCGGGAAGGACTGCAGCGTAGCACCGCCTGGAAACGTCACCTCCAGCGCGGGGATCGCCGGCGGTTCGGGCGGACAGACGTCCGGTGGAATCGGTGGGCGCGGGATATTGGGCATTACAGGACTCGCTTGCCCCCTTCACGAATCTGTACGACAGCCCCATCAAGGTTGATGTTGGGCGCCTTGATCGTGATGGCGGCTCGCGACTCAAGGAACAGGTAAGAGCCACCACTTAGAACGGTGACGCTGTCCCCATTGTCGTAGATGGTGATTCGGAGCCCGTCATTTGTTCCACGACGCAGGATCGAAACCTGTGGGGTTGCGTCTTCTCGATCGTCCAAGACGACTTGCCAGTTGGCTGTTGCAGTGACCATCACGTTCGGTTGATCTTCTGCGTCCAGAGGCTCGACGTCTTGCAGAGGATTTGCGTCTCCTGTCTTCTGCGGCGGTCCCGCCAAGTAGAAAGGGCTGTCCAAGTCACCTTGATAGAAGCCGATCACCACAACTGCTTGCAGAGGTGGCACAAAGACGAGGCCGTGCGGTAGGTCAGGACGTCCAATAGAACCGGACCCGGGTAAACCGATCGGCTCTGCCCACGCAGTCTCCGGCGTGATGAGACCCGGAATGGTCGCCTTGATACGAGCGCGCTTCTCCGGATCGGACACGTTGACGACCTTACCCTTGTAAAAACCATAGTGCCGATCGACATCCGGCGAATCGGGGCGGCCCGGCATCAGCGCGGTCTCCGTAGCGCATCCGGGGAGACACGGAACACGACACCCCCGTCCACCGGAACGCCACCACCGGGCGTGCGACCACCGGCGGTATAACCACCGACCAGTGGCACACCGGTCGATTTGGACAGACCCTTTCGTCCGATCCAAATCGTTGTTTGATACCCCGACTCAATCTTGTGCTGTACCTTCCTGATGAACCACAGACCGTCGATCAATGGTCCGAAATTGACCAAGTTCAATGTGGTACGCACGAACAAGCGCGGGTTCCCCACGACGGTGAGCTTCAGTTTCCACGTATTGAACGCTGCGCTCTCGAGACGACGAATAGCTGTCTTGTCGGCTGTTCGAGAAGGCGGTCCGAGTACTTCATCGAACGCCGCCAAGTTCCTTGTGCGTTCGGCGGTAGCCGGACCGGCGCGCGAAACCAAGCCTGCTCCCGTTTTACCAGAAGCTTTGTCAATCGCACCACCAACGGTTGGGCGAGAAGCGACGAGAGAATCCGGATTCGGCAGCGTGAAATCGCCTTCGACCTCGAAGCTGATCACGTCGGGTCCCTGAAAGAACGTGATCGTCTCCAACGGATCTTCGAGGCGTTCCGATCCGAAGTGAAAGCCCTTGTCCGAAATCGAGAAGTGGAAGTTCTTCTCCATACGCGCCAAACGGTGAAGGAATTGAGCTTCCGACTCACCAACCATCATCGCGATCGTGTCGTGGACTTGCTCTGTGTCTTCTACGAATGTAGTGCCGTTCGAGAATCCGTTGCGCCGCGCGATCTCAGCAACGACGGCAGAGATCGTCGTGTTCCGGAACAGGCGCACGGCATCCGTGGCGACAAGACGGTTCATGTCGACCAGCTTGCCGTGTCCTTCGTACGTCACCGTCGCGTTACCACCCGCATTCCGCGCACCGGACCGCGGCACACCGCCTTTGATCTTCCGAATGATGACTCGACGCACAGGAGACCACAGCGTTGGATAACCCCAAGACACGTCCATCGCAACGCCGAGCGCGATGCGCTCCAACGCCATCATCGAACCGTCACTGTTCTCGAAAACTAAGGTGACCTTCTCGTCCGCCTTGCCGAGTTCCTCTGAATACTCAAAGGACACCAAGCGTCCGTTGAGATCGAGCCCCGACAGAGCAGATCCGTCCTCCAAACCGAAGCGAACACGCGGGTTCTTTGGATCGTGTCCTTGCAGTGTCACGTGTCACCAAGCACAAGGAAGAAGTTCACAAGATTACTCGGGCGCCTTCAGGGCTTCCGAGCACCTTGGAGTTGACGTACTCGACGGACGGTAGAACTAGAATGGAGCCGGTCTCGAGATCCTCCGAAGGATCCAGTAGCGGTTCGGGCTGGAAGTCGGCGATGACCCAAAAGAGAAGTGCGTTGTTGTAGAACTGCTCGGCGAGGTTTTCGAGCGTGTCACCCGAGATGACCCGGTGCAGTGTGTTGTCCGGGCGCTCCTCGAATAGAAACGGCTCTCGCACAGGAAGTAGCGAGATGCCGTCCACGTCGCGCTGGAGCACGCCGCCTGGCAGGTATCGCGATCCCGGAAAGGGCGGCATCTACGCCGCCTCCACCGTGGAAACAACGATGGGGAAATCACCCAGGCTGCGTCCGCCGGCGATGGGGGACTCGGTACGAACTTGGCTGCGCACAGGGCGAATGTCTGGATCACGGAAGCCGAACTGCCGCGCCAGCGCGTGCGTGCGGAGAGAGCTCCGGCGCTCGATGATGGTGATGTCGATCGTATAGTCCATCGCCCCTCCGGTGTGGAGGTTGAAGCGCTGGTGGTTGATGCGTGCCTGCTCGATCACACCGCGGATAGACGTGATCTGCGGCCACACAAACAGGACGTCGGTCGGGGCATCGCGCTCTACGAAGGGGTACCCAAGACCGAGGAAGAAGTTCCGATAGTCGATCGGCGCTCGGGTGATCCCGAACTCCGCCATGACGGCTTCAGAGACCACGAGTTGGAAGCTCGTCTGCATCGACACCGTGCGAACGTATTGCAAGACCTCGTGGGAAAGGCCGAGAACGGGTTGCTTGGCCCAGACGACCTGGATACCCTCAGGATAGGCAGTCGGATTGAGGAGGACCTCGAGCGACTCGCCAGACTTCTCGTTCACCAAGAAGCACTTGACCGCGGTGAAGCCCGTCTTTGGGAGAGAGACGCCCTCTATATCCGGCAGTGGGCGGCCTCCACCAAACGGGTCGTGCGGAAGTAGGGGTCGCTGCGCGAAGTTTGCCACGTCAGCCTCCTAGAATTTCGGTTCCACGACGTAGCCAAACCCGCCGCCAGCCGGGTCTATACCGGAAGCAGCCGATCGAATCGCTGTGTCCGAGACTTCGTGCGTCTTATCCGGCATTACAACTGTGATATGAAGCGGCGGTGCGTGTGTAAGGTTGCGCCCGCCAACCCAAGTAGTGTTCTCAGACGCTGTCGTAATAGCGCGCAACGCATGATAGAGGCCCTCGAGGGGTGTGGCCCCAAATGGCATTCCGGGCGCGGCTGGACCGAGCATCAAGCGGTCCAAGTCGCGCGCCGCCGTACTGCCACTTCCCTTTGTTCCTGCACTTGCACCAGGAGTCGCAAGTGTCGATGCGCCTGCACCACCGCCGGCCGCTGCTGCAGCGGCGGCCTTGAGGCGCTCCTCTGGCGTGAGTCCTTCTTCCGTAGACCCAATCTTGAGGCTTTCAAGTCCGGGCTTACCCGCTGCAAACATGCCGGCGTAACGATTCAAGGCTTCGATCTGCTCCGGCGTGGTCGTCTTGTGAATACGATCCGCCGTAGCCTCAAGGTCCTTGATGAGTGCTGTGCGCTCGGGGTGGTGAATTCGCAGTGCCGTCAGTGTATCAAGCACTGCGATCTCCAACCCCTTCATGTTCTCGGTAGCGCCGGGAATGCCCTTGCGTAGATCGTCGAACATTTTTGGGAGTGCCGCGAGGCGCTCGCCTGTCTTAGCCAGCGCAACCGGATCCATGCCGGCGGTCTTGCCAATCTCGTTGAGTTCCTTCTTGGCCTTGTCCAGTGTCGAGAAGTCCTTGTCCGTGAAGATGGCCAAGTTGAACTTCGCGACGCCGGCGATGAAGTCCATGAACTTCTTGAAATCGGACTGCAAACCAGAGACAGCGACGCCCGCCTTCTCGGCTGCGTCCTTCGTATTCCCAAGAGCGTCCGGCAGTACATTGAGGTTCTTGGTTAGATCCTCTGTGGAACCGGCCGCTTTAGCTGCGTACGTGTCATAGATTTCATAGCCGATGAAACCAACGGCCATCAAAGCGAGACCCAGAGGACCCGCCGATGCTTGCAGGACCTTGATGGCAGTGGCGAGTGCGCCTGTCTCGACGACAGCTGCGGCCATGGCGCCCTGGAAAATGCGTGTCGCGGCTGAAGCGGCCAAGAGCCCGAAGATCAGGGTGCCAATTATGATTGTCGCGCCGAGTCCAACAGTAGCGAGCTTCGTGAGACCAGACACAAGCGGATTGTTGGAGTTGGCCCACTCCACAACCTTGGCGGCACCCTTCGCGATGAACATGATCAGTGTGCCCACGGTACTCAGGATCGGCCCGCCGATTGTCGCAGCCAGTTCCGACAACGAGCCTTTGAGATTCTCGATGCGCGCAGTGAAACCAGCTAGCGACTCTTCAGAAAGCTTGGTCGTCACGCCGCCGGCGTGCGTCTGTGCGTTGGTCAACGCTTCCATTGCGGCAGCACCGGTGACGAGGTTGCCATTCATGTCCGTGATACCGCCATTCAAACTGTCCACGGCAGCCGTCAGGAATTTGGTCGCGGACTCGCCCAACTCGCTCTGTAGTACGAACGGATTGATGCCCTTCTCTGCGATGTCCGCAACGACCGCGCGAAAGCCCCGGAAGTGCCCGGTTGCGTCCAGGGCCTCAATACCGTAGCGCTTCAAAGAGGTGATTGTGTCCGGCGTTGTGAGGCCCTTGAGCAACGCCCCCATTCCAGAGAACGTTGCGCGGCCACTCTGCAGCGCGTCGCGCGCCAACGCAAACGCCGTTACAGAGTCCTCGAAGCCGACGTTCGCTTCGCTCGCGACCACACCGATCTTGCCGAGCGAATTCTTGAACTCATCCAACGGCGTCTTTGTAAGACGCGACGTGATGACGAGTTTATCGACCGCCGCAGCGGACCGGTCTGCAGAGATGCCGAACTCATCAAGCAAGTCCGCGGTCAAGTCCACGGCCGTCCCAAGGCCAAGGCGCCCTGCGGAAGCAGCCGCGAGCTCCATCGCGGGCTTCAACGCCTTCGCGGCTGCTTCAGACGATCCGAGCTTCTGGGTAAGGTCGGCCATACCGGAGATGGCCTCTTCCGGAGAGAACATTGTTGCCGCACGCGCCGCTTCGGCCGACTTCACGAGGTCGTCGAGCTTCTTGCCCGTAACGCCTGTGGCAACACCGAGCTTCGCGGTGGCATCGGACATGGCGGCGGCCGGACTCAGGAAACTGACGATGGCATCCTTGGCGTGCGCGGCGACGACGAGGCCTGTGAATGCACCGGCGAGGTTCTTGAAACTCCCGTCGGTCTTCTCGGAAACGTCCTTGACCTTACCCTTCATTTCATCGAGAGACGCACCAACCTTCTTCACCTGTGCCGGAACGTTCGACTCAGGTGCCACGATCTCAATGCGAATGACGTAAGCGTTGTTCGCCACTAGCGTTTCAGGTTCTGCGCCTGTTCCTCCCTCTGCTCATTCAACCGTGTCCGCAGCGCAACCGCAACCTCGAGATCCAAGTTCAAGACTTCCGACCAAGACAGATTCAGGTTCGTGTACCAAGAACTCGGCCACTGAACCGTCAGGTCCCACATCAGATCGAACCATCCTTGGCTCGACGGGAGTGCGAGAAACGCTTCCGGCTCGAGAAGAACCCAATCTCTAAAGGGAGGAGTTGCACCTGATCCCACCCGCAGTTCCGACAGGTGACTTGGATGTCCGTCTTGACTCCGCCCTCTACGGCATCCATCTCGTCCTGCAGCGCGTCGGCCTCGTTCGCATCCACATCCTTGAGCCAGTCACGGATCTTGCGGAAGTCCGTGCCGATGCCTTCCACTTCAACGATGCGCCGCGCCATAATGCTGATCAAGCGCTGTGGTGCCGACTGTTCGGTCAACTGCGCTTGGAACTTCTGGTCTCGTCCGACAAGCAAACGGTACTTCACGGTCTTGCCCTCGCACACCGTCTCGAAGGGTTTTCCCGTTTGTACGTGCTCCCGACCAGACTTGCCCAGAGGTTCGCGCTCGAGCTCGGATAGCTTGATCATCGTCGGGATCGGACGACCGCACTCTTCCCGCTCGCAGCGCAGGTCGAACTCGTACTCGTCCCCGTGCGTATTACGCCGAAGCTCGAGGAGGAGATGAAGACGGTCTCCTTCCAACACAACATCCCAGTCCGGCTTCGTTGGAGCACCGGCCTTGTCTACAAAATTGTAGGGTCCGGCGTCCAGCGTCTCCAACCAACAATCGCGGTAGATCTCGCCTAGGACTGCGCCGCTGCGCGTCCGCGTTCGATCCGACAACAGTGCGATTTCGGAGACCTTGAAACCACGAATCCGGCCCTGAAGACCGGACGGGCAGGAAACTTCCATGTCGAACCTTCCTTTGAACTTCTTCTTTCCTGCGGTTCAACCAACCACAAGGAAGAAGACTGTAATGGGCTGCTAGCCCACAATGCGCTGGAAGTAGTCGTACTCCAGAGTCATCATTTCGATGGTGACCTCGTTCGCGTTGTTGTCCCACTGGCCCGCCTCGAGCTTGGTGGGGAACACGCCGAACAGGTCGTAGCGCAGGATCACGGAGTTGTCGCGGTCGCGCTGGATGATCGAGAGGGTGCGCTTGTACGCCGGCGTCAACTGCCCGGTCCCGAGCGGCGTACCGGACGACGCGTCGGCAACCTCAAGCGCCCACGCGTGGAAGTCCGCGTTCACGGAGACGCCGCGCTCAAGCGTGATGGGCGGGAAGGTGACCAGCCCCGGGATCTTGTGCGGGATGAGCGAACCGCCCTCGCGGTACGGGATCATCGCGGCTTCGAAGACGAGGGCCGAGCACTTCGAGAAGAAGGCGGCCTCGAAGCCGTCGATCTCGACCACGAACTTGAAACGTCCGTGAAGCTCGCGCGGTGTTCCGACGGTAGGCATCGATCAACTCCTCGCGCTTACGCAGCGTCCTGCAGCGCCTGCAGGTCCTTGGTGATCTCGACGATGACGAACTCCGCCGGCGAGTTCGTCGCCAGGCCGATCCGAATCTTCAACTGCCGCGCCGCGATGACCGCCGGTGTGTTGAGGCGCGCACTCGCGTCCACGAAGAAAGCCTCCTTCGGGTTGTTCGACGCGAAGCAGCCCTGGTTCATCTTGAGCGTGAGGTACGCGACCACGGTCCGCTCGGCCGAAGCGCGGAGCTCCGGCGTGTTGTTCTTGTGCCGAAGGAAGTCGAGGCCGGAGTTGAGTGTCCGCTCGATGTCGTCCACACCACGACGCTCGCCGATCGACGGGAAGTTCCCGTTCGCCTTCAGCGTCATCACGCCGTCGATGTAGGTGCCTTTCCCGTCCACGAAGCGAATCGGGTTGATCTGCTTCGGGTAGATGACGTCGCGCACCGCCTTGCGATTGACGTCGGCGTTCTCGACACCGAGGACGCCGTCCAGCACACCGTCCTCCGACCCGCCGGGCTGCGCGAACGCGCCTTCCCGCTTCTGCGCGTCATTGAACGAGCAGCGCCCCATGATCGAGCCAGACGGGCAGATGACCAAGCGCTCGTCATTCCCGAACACGGCGCTCGATGGGTTCGCGATCTCGATACGGGGCCAGAACAGACCGCCCGCCTCCGTCTCACCCGGCGAGAGCGAATCGCGGTGGGTCCCGATTGCCGTGTACGACAGACCGGCCGGCGGATCGAGCACCGCCCAGACCTTCTCGTTGGTCAAGGCCCGCGTGATCTCGCAGTACGTCAGGATGGCGCTCTGCACCGCAGTCGTGCTACGGTCCGGCGACGCAAGCATCGTGATCTCGGGAACACCGTCGAACGCGCGGATGCCGGTCTGCCCGGCCTCGTCCCCGCTGAAGTCAACGTCCGCGATCGCGCTCAGCCCGTCGTCTCCACCGATGAGCGCCGCGTACGGCGAACCGACGTTGGCCGGCCGACGTTGCGTCGCGCTGCCCGCCAGACCGAGGTCCGTCACTTGGACGAGCAACGAGCCTGTCGAGGCATCGTTGACGGCGGTCAGGATGTAGTTGTCCGCGGTCGTGTCCATCGTCATGTTCGGCCACTGCTCGACCAGAATCGAGTCCTGCCGAATGTTGAAGTTGAACTCGCTCGCCACGCCAGACGTCGCCGCCGCAACCTCCGCAGTCAGGTCGTTCCCGTACGCACCGGGCCACTTCGCGGCCACGGTAAGCGTCGCCGCGGCCACACCGGAGGTCCCCGTGTGCGTCGCGTTGTCGAAACCAAGCTCGTCGTCCGCCGTCGAGGTCGCGATGACCTGAATGCTGGCAGACGCGCCCGTGGCCACCGTCGCGATGTGAACCTTGCCACCGACGTTCGTCACGGACACGCCGCTGTTGTTTGTCCAGGTCGCCTCGACAAGGCTCTCGATCTCAGCGAAGGTTACCGCGTCGATGTTCGCGACGTTGCCCGTACCGCTGGTGAGGGCCGTCGCGAAGTTCAGCTTGCCGCCCGCGTTGGCGGTCCCGCCCGTAACCTCGACCGAAGAGGCTGTACCGCGCTTGTCAGACGTCGCGATCACCTTGCCAGCGTCGCCGCCGGCACCGACCGTCCAGGCCACGCCCGTGGAACCAGCGTTCAGCACCGCGGCCACCTCGGCCGCAGTCGCGGCGGCGATGGCGATGAACTGCGACGTGTGGAACGTCACCGTCTGCACGGAGCCACCGTCAATCTTGAACGTGAGCGTGTCGAGGTCTGCCAGCGCGAAAGGCGAGACGTTCGTGCTCTTGCGCACAGCCGCCGTCGCAGTAAACGTGACGGTCTGGTTCGCGGCACCACCAACACTGCCGATGAACGTGTCACCGGGCTCGAGATCGAACGGCGCCGACGCGGAACCCTCCACCTCACCCGGACCTGGTGTGGTCGACGCGGTCAACAGATCGACGTCGGCGGTCAACGCGGTGTACGAACCGTGGCTTGTGATGTCTGTGTAGTGCGCTGTACGCACCACGAAGCACGAACTACCCCCGAGCAGGAAGAACTGCCGCACCTGCAGCGCGAGTTCCCCGGCTGTGATGAAGCCGCCGAAGATGTTCACGAACTCTTCGTACGAGGTGAGAGCGGTGGCCACCCCGATCGGCCCCGACTCCGCGATGCCGATGAAACCCGCGACCGCGCTGGCGATCGTCGGCTGATTGCGAATCCGCGGCGGCGGCTCGGAGATGAAGATTCCGGACGACAGGAACTGGCCCATGAAGGTCCTCGCTAACGCAGCCGCTTAAGCCGACCGCGAGATCAGGTCCCCACGCTTCAGCGCATCCGCAACTTGCGGAAGCTTCAGGAGCGCAGGATGCGGATCCTTGACCTCCTCGCCACCCAGAATCGTGAGGCTGTCCGGGAGCTTTCGCTTCCCGCGGACCAGTCCCTTCTCCGTGGCGTGGTTGTACAGTTCCGACTTGCAGTTGCACGGGCCGCCGTTTGCACAGTACAGCTCGTGGTACAGCGTTGTGACGAAGGGCTTGGCCTTCGCATTGCGCAGGATGTTCACGACCGCAATACTGCCATGGCGCTGGTACCTAAGTCAAGAGAGGTCATATGATTTCGCCCTCTTCGTCCGAGATCTCTTGCTGTACTTCCTCGACAGTTGCTGTCAAATCGCGGCGTTCCGAGAAGTAGACCGAAACTCCGCGCACGCGAACCGTAGAAGAGAAAACACGCAGGTTTGCGTCCGATGGACCGCCGACTTCCTTGGGGTCCTCAACCGACTGTAGCCAATGCTTTAGGCGGTCCCCGCCGAGCGGGTTGTCCATGACCAACCAACCCGCCCGTTCCGGGACCTCGCGTGTCGCTGCCATCAAGCCTTGGAGCTCCACTTGGCTGTCCGAGATACCGAGGATGTCGTACTCGAGTTGATAGACCATCGGAGGGTCGAACACCTCAACAGCATCCTCCGGGCCACGGTACGAGAACTCGTTGTGTGTGAACTCCGGGTCATGCGAGACGCGCGGACCAACGAAGTGCAGGGACGGCACGTCCGCAAGAAGCAGCGTCGTGTACGGAAACTCCGCGTAGTCCGTATGCGTGGAGTGCGAGACGTTCTTGATCACAGCGCGCTTGTACGTGCGCAGCAGTTCTCGCGTCACCGACTCGAACGGCGTCGTGGTTACATCCGGCGGGATGAGACCTGTACGTTGATACGTGTACAGCGGCAGGCTGGTGACTGTCTCCCCGAGGATCGGATTCCCGAACGTGTCGATGTTCGTGATCGTGATCGTCACCGCGAGAAACGTGTCCTGATTTGAGTCGCCGCGATACGCCGGCGGCCAGACACGGAGGAGCGTCGCCGAGACGACTTCGATGAGGGGACACAGTTCCGCATCGAACAACACGTCCACGGACCGCGCCGCATCCGCGGTCACACGGAAGTCGTACGGAACAGGTGTGCCGGTGACCGGCGGGGGGAGGTTGAAATTGGTCCCGACAATCTCGACCAAGTTCCGACCGAGGGCGGGACCACTCGCCGGCGTGATCGATGTGATCGTGGGTACGGCCATCTATTTGCGGCCCACGACGGTGACATCGCTGCTGGACGTTGTAGAAGCAGGCGGCACAGGAACCGTGATGTTCGCGGGCACTGCCGGCGCAACGACGCCCGGATTCGAAAGCGCGCTCGTAGACTCCAGCGAACCTTGAATGTCTCGTGCGAGCTTCTTCATGAAGATCTGCGCGAAACCCAACTGCGGGAACTCCGGGTGTTCGGAAAGCATGGACTTCGCCAACGCTTCGTAAGCCCGCCCCCACACAGGACGCGGTGGGATCATCAAGAGCATGCGCTTACTGCCCTGCGCCTTCCCATCAGGCTCTGGAAGACCTGCTTGCCGAAAGAGCCAATGCAAGTACGCTCGCATCCGCGGCGTGATCTCGATCGACGCACCGGCCACACCGCGTTCGATTATCGCAGCAGCCTTGGTGTAGGGCATACCGCGCGGCGATTTCGAACTCGGGTCTACGGACACGGAGAAACGAAGACCACGGGCCCCACCAGACAGTTCGTGATGAATCGGACCGCCTGCCCGTGCCAAGCCGAACGTGTCGATGAACGGCATGTCTCCGACAGTGCGCTCTGCGGCCGGTGTCTGTCCCGCATCCTTACCGAACTGACGCTTGATCGCCGTACCCTTCGCGATTGGTGCGATCGGCTGCACCTTGCGACTCTCGGCTCCAACACCGAGGTAGGCTTTGCGAATCCAGCGCTCTGTTTCCTCGATGACACCCGCCGCTGTCGTCACGAGATGCAAGGGCAGACGCGTCTCCACAGCCGTCAGCGCGGCGCGGAGCTTGTCGTAGTCGCCTCGAATCTCGACGGGCATCTAGACCGCCTTCGGCCGATCGTTGAGGAACAGCAACTCGAGGTCGTGACCATCAGGCCCGAAGCCCCAGGAGGCGGGCCTCACCTCAAAGACGTACAAGGGCTGCGCCAGTGGGTGCACGATTGCGCCAGCCTTCTCGAAACGCTCCACGCGATCGTTCACCCCGATCGCGATCTTCCGTGTAGTGCTGTCTAGGATGCCCATCGCCTCCGCGTCGATGCGCGAAATCACCACGATCAAGTTGGAACTCGGAGAGTCGCCCGGGAAGTACTCCCGCAAGCGCTCCGCCGTAAGCGCCTCCACCTGGCAAGCTACTTTGATAGCCGTCTTGTATTGCAAGGACGACACGGAGGCAGTACCAGACTTGTACTTTATCGGTTCGCGGAAGTCCGTGTCGTAACCCGACGCTGGACCTCCGGGAGGATTGAACGCAGCCGTGGCAGGGCCGTCAACCCGACTGATTACGGCCTGAACCGTTTCAAGAAGCAGTGGGACGCGAATTGCCACCTGCGGATTCTATCACTTCTTCCCTGTGCTTGGACATTCCTGCAACCAAACACAAGGAGAAAGGTGCCTAAACTGCCCCCAGTTGGGCGGGCCGTGCGTAGGAGATCAGAATGTCGTCGATTTCACGGTTCCCTGTGAGGTTGGAACCGCCGCCCTCTGTCGGTCCGAAATAGGTGACTGCCTGATCTCGCGTACGCGCCGACTTGATGAGACCACCACCGCTGCCGCTCCCGCTGGAGACAGGTGAAATAGCAGCCTGCGCGACGAGCATAGCGACAGCGCGCGAGAGCTCTACTGGGGTCTCGCCCATCGGGGAGCCATCTGGGTCTGTGTATCCGTAGACGCCCGGTACGTGGATGTTCAGAACGCCGCGGGGAAACGTGAGCACCGGGGGCAGTGTTGCGGTGTCTGCAGTAGCCCACGCATCTACGAACTGGATCTTCGGGTCGTCGCGGTCATCTGGGGACAAGAGCCCGCCTAGGTGACGGTTGAACACCTGGATCACCGACGGGTCGATTGGGATGACCTCGATCGTACCCGCAAGGCTTGTGGCTTGAATGTCCGCGGACTCGATCGCGATGATCGGCTGGTCGAACGTCTGCATGCGGTTGCCGCGCGAGGACACGATCATGTCGAGGAAACGGGGCTCGAAGAAGCGCCCTGTGAGGCGTTCCACGCGCCGCGACGCAATGTTGATGAGATCTTGGAGCTCGGCCACCGTCTGTGCAAAGCCCCAGTTCTGTAGCTGCTTCGTGGTGACGTAGCCGACGTACTCATCGCCCTCGAGGAACTTGGTCGCGTCGAGCACCTCGAAGCGCTGCCGCGCCGTGTGATAGTCACTCGTCGAGACGCTCTTGTACTTCCAACGCACTTCGTAGGTACCAACCGTGTAGCTTGTCGTGTCGATCGGCGGCGCGAAGCGGCCGAGCCCAACCTTGGAACCAACCGGACAGGCTGCCAAGTTGACCGTGGTCTCCGCGATCGTTGTCGAAGGCGTGGCACCTGTCAGGTTGATGACGGAGTACTTCAGTTCGAACGGGTCGCTGAGTACACCGGTCGTGCGGTGCACGAAGAACACACGGGGATTCGCGCAGCCGTTGACCTCTCCGACGACAAGACCTGGCATGGCTCCAGCCTACCTTATCGGGGGCGTCGCGAGTAGATCGTTTTCTTCAGGCGGCGAATGGCTTCCGCAAAGCGAGCGGATTCTGAGTTCGCGAATGTGATCGCCAACGTTGCAACAGTGCTCTTGCCCTCCATTGTTTGATCGAGGAAGACAAAGCTGTGCGTGTGTTCGGACAGCTTCGTTGCTTCGACGAGAGGGACGCCCTTCATCAACAGAAAGGCCGCGAAGTCATAGTCCGCGACTGTAACGTGCTGCCCTTCTTGCTTGTAGTTTCCGGCGCGGTCTAGCTGTGCACCGTTCGCAGGACGCGCGGTGCCGGTCGGAAGCGGCAGGGCCACGGCGCTACCGCGACGAGCGCCCGCGTCGCCCACCCCTCGGGATGTCGTCTGTCGTCAGCGCGCCCTGCGCGGGCGGGATGGCCGAAGCGCGACCCTCACCGGCCTCGCTGTCGATCGGGGGCGCAGTCTCCGCAGAGAAGGCTTCGGGCGCCTTCGCAGGCGCCGCGGGGGCCGCATGCGCAATCGGAGCGACCGGTGTGGCACTCGACTCTGTGAGATCCACCTCCCGAAGAGGTGTACTCACCGACTCTTGGTGATGCGCCGCGACTAGGCCGAGCATGGCCATACGCCGCGAGTTCTCCACGTGGTCGATGCGCTTCCGCTCGTCATCGGAAACGAGGTCGAAGGCAGGTTCCGAGCGAGGATTGGTGTCCTCCTGCTTGACCTTCCGAAGGTCGGCGGCGAGCTCTGGGCGTACCTTGTACCAGTCGGGGCGATCGCCACCGCGGTAGAGGACGTCCTTGAAGTAGAGCCGCTCGATCAGATGACCGGCCTTGATGTTCTTCGGCTTGAGACGAGCCCACAGGAAATCGGACATGGTCCTCCTTGTTGAACTTGGAGTCTACTACGACTCCAGCAGAATGCTAGGCCTTGGTGAGACGCGCCGACAGGCCTGCCACCTTCGGAATCTCGAGGATCGAGATCGCCGTGACCGCGTCGCCGGCCGCGAAGGTGAGTGTCGCCACCCCAGCCGCGTAGGTCACCGTGCACTGCTTCGTCGCAGGCGTACCCGTCGAGATGATGTTGATGATGCCGGTCACGCCGCCCGCTGTCACGTGCACCGAGATGATCCAACTCGCGGCCACACGCACCGCCACGTTCGTCGTGACAGTGACACCCGCCACCCAAGCAGGGACAGGTCCTGCGTTGACGTCGGCGATGTCGTCGGCGATGTCACGAAGAGCGCCGGCTAGGGTGGGTGTGCCCGCAGCCGAAGGGGTCAGGTTCGCGCCACCGGAGCCGAACGTTGTAGTGATTGCAGATGCCATTTCGGGTCTCCTTGATCAACGGCTCGAACTACACGCCGAAGAGCGTGACGTAGACGTCCTCCGCCGAGATGTCCGCCGTCGCGTTCTCGACGCCCGTCGTCCGCACGTACGCGATGAGCTTCTTGTTCGTGATGTCGTACTCCCAGACGTGCGTCGAAGGCACGCCCGTCGCACGAGTCACGTCACGCACGTGAATACCCATGAGGGCCGCGCCCTTCGGGAGGTACGTTGTCCAGTCGAACGGCGTGCCGCCCGCGGAGTACGCATCGGGCGCCGTCAGCTTCACCATACGCACGAAAGCGGGCGCCGAGGTCTGGTCGCCGGCGATCGTGTTCGAAACGAGAACGAATGCGTTGGCTGCCATGGTCTTCTGCCTTCCTTATGGGGCGTCGCCGCCCAAACCGAACCAGTTGTTTCCGGCTGACGCCGCCTACTACACGCCCTTGATCGCGGTCGCCTTCACCACGGCCGTCTCTTCGACGTACTTCACATCGACGCGCATCGAGCCGACGATGAGCAGCACGCCTTCCTGCGGGACCTCCACGGTCTGCAGCTTCACCTTGCGGTGGAACCCGACGTGGATGTTCTCCTTCGGGTCCGTCAGGAGCACGACCGTCTCGTTCGTCGAACCACCGAGGTTGTTCGGGAAGAGCGGATTCGCCTTGCCCTTCAGATCCGACCACATGAACTCGCCGGCGGGCCAACCCGCAACGGTCTGCATGTCGCCAAGGCCTGTCGCCTTGTTCGAGATCGAGTCCTTGTAGGCCACGACCGCCTGCCGGTTCGTGTAGAAGACGTTGCCCGGAGTCGCGAACTCGTCGGGCATCAGCTTCCACATGTCCCGGAGGATCTCCTTGCTGAGCGTGACGCTGCCGCCGGCCACGACGTTGCTCGTGGCCTGCTTGATCAGACCGTCCAGCACAGCCAGGAGCACATCCGCAGACAGGGTGTCACCCTGAATGAGGAGCTTCTCAAGGTCGCGGTTGATGGCCTTCACGAAGGCACCCATGACCGACTGCGCGAACGTGCCGCGCTCGATCTGGTCCTCCGCGACCTCCTGACTCATACGCACCTCGGCACGGAGCAGCTGCGCCGTGAGGGTGACGTTCGCCAGCGAGGGCTTCGACCGGAGACCCACCGGAAGCGCCGACGCCTCGGTGCCAGGCTGCAACACCTGACCCGAGAAGCGCATCTTCGAGATCTCTTGCCGGTCGTTGTCCATGCCCACGACCGTGACGTCCTTCAGGAGGGTGCCCTCCTTGATGTTCAGCTGGACGTAACGATCGAACTGCTCCGGCGCAAGCCGGCCTCCCGTCAGGATGTCGGCGAGTGCCAGGTCAGCCTTCTGCAGGAGCGTCTTGCCTTCGGTAACCGCCATGATGTCTGTCTCCTCGTTATCTTTCGTTCAGTGACCTAGCTTGCGCCGCCTCTAGTACACAAGGCCGCCGGCCTTCGCCACCGCAGCCTTGTACTCCGGATCGTTGTAATCGTTCGGGTAGATCGGAACCCCGTTGCCCGTCTTGTTCACACGCGCCGGGCTGCCCTCTGTCGGCCGCGAGGCCGGGGCCTCGGTCGACTTCTGCAGCTTCGCGATGTCCGCCTTCAGTGTAGCGACCTCGCCCTCGTGCTTCGTGATGACCGTCTTCTGCTCACCCTCGAGCTTCTTGATGATCTCGGTGGCCTTGTTCAGTTCCGCGATCGCCTTCTCGAGCTCCGGATTCGGGGTCGGTGTCACTGTGATCTCCGTCGACACGGCAGCGGGCGGTGTCGCAGTCTCGGACGCCGCAGGCGCGGGTTCCGTCTTGGTCGTCTCGACGACCTCGGTCTTCTTCACACTCTCCATGAGCTTGCGTGCCTCGTCCTGCAGAGACGCCTTCTTCGCATCATCGAGACCCGGCGCGTCGCTCTGCGGAATGCGGCCGATCGCATCACGCGCATGCGCCTCGTCAACGGCACCGCTGGCGTCACGAACCGGGAAGTGCCGCAGACTGCGCGGCTCCGTCTTGCCGTCCGCGTCCTTCGAACCACCCGCCTCGATGTAGAGGAAGGCCGAGTCCGGGAGGTCGTTGATGTACGCGGTGTCCCACTCGGCCTTCGCTACATCGGCCTTCTCGGACATCGCGACCTGATCCGCGCTGCCACCCGCAGCCGCACCGCCGTTGCAGTACGGCGCGATCATCTCGCAGAGCGCGCCGACGGCATCCATGATGTCCTGCGGCGTGCCGGGCAGTTCCTTGATCACACCAGCGAGCGCCATCGCAACGTCAGCCGGCGAGGCCATGCCCTTCGCGAGCTCGACTAGGCGCGCCTTCGACACGGACACCGCAACGTCGGCGGCGGCTTCGGCCGGGAACTTCTCTTCGAGCGCCTGCGCGCTGTCCGACATGCGAACGATCGCACGAACCGGACCCGCCTTCAAGAGCGTGCCCGACTCGAGCGCTTCCATCGCCTTCAGCACAGCCGCGCCTGTGTCCGCGACCTCACGGAGCACCCGCGCCGCAACGCCACTCGCCTTACCGAGATCCGACGGCAGCGCAAGCGCCGGCGCCGGAAGGTCGTCCTCGCTCTTCGTAAGCGAGACGGGGAAGCGCGCCTTGAGGACCGAGAGACCCGCGTGAATCCGCTTGACCACCGCAAGCGTCTCGGCATTCAGCTTGCCAGTCGGCTCCTCAAGCTTTGCAGCGGCGGCGTTCGCAGCCTCGATCACGTTCTTCATGATCGTCGCGCCCGTGCCAGCGGACTTCGCCAGTTCGATCGCTTGCTGCGCCGCCTCGACCTCGTGCTGCAGACTCGGCGCGACCGTGGCCACGACAGCCTGCCCGATGCCAAGCGCGTCCGTGACGAGCGACTCCGGAAGAGCAAGAAGCTCGTCCGTCTCGAGCGCGGTCTCGACCTTGGCGACGAGCGTGGTCAGGAGATCGAGCGGCGACGCGAGTGCAGCGAGGACCGACTGCTTGGTTTCCTTGTTGAGCGTGAGCTTCGTATCCGTGCTCATCAGTTCCACCCGCTGTTCTGTTCCATCGGCCCGCTTGAAGACCAGGAACTTCCTTTTGTTCGCCGGGCGATCGACCATCGAAACTTCCTCCGGCTCGATTCCCTTCAACCGCCGAACATTGCCTTGTTTTGTGCTCATTGTCAATAACCTGGATCAGTTTGCACTTGTTTGAGCACCCGCAACAGGAAGATTGGCAGATTCCGCAGCCGAAAGCAACTCCCAGAAGGATTCAGCGCCGATAGAGAAACCTGTCAACTCACCGCGCTTGACAGCTTCCCACAACGCATCATCGATCACACGCACAGCAAGAAGCCACGTTCCCTTCTTGACCATCTCGCCATTGAGCTCGAAGTCGATCGGTGCGAGGAAACACTCGAGGATTCGTACCTGCGATGGCGCGAGCGAGTAACGCTGCGGCACACCACCGATCACGCGCGTGTGTTGCAATCCGATCTGCGCGTAGTTCTCCATCCAGAAGTGACACGCCTTGCGCACTTCCTCTTCACTGTACGTATCTCCGATGCTGGCGGGAACAACCTCTCCATCTACTACGTGCTCCCGCACTCGCGTTGCATCGATTACGTCCGGTTCGAGCACAACACCAAGTACATACCGCTCCTCGGCAGGAGCCTCGAGCTTGTGCAACTTGATCGCGAAGCCCTTGAGTACCTTCTCAACAGTGCGCTTGTCCGCTCGGTCAAGCACAAGGGAAGTAGGTAGTACAAGAGGTTTCATTCCCCGCAGCTTGTACTTGCGCCGCGTGGTACCGATGGCAAGGGTGATTTCGTCGAAGCCGACGGGGTGCTTGCCCGGTGCGTGCGTGTTGCTCTCGGTGGGATCCAAGTAGCGCAGGGTCACGTGAGGCGTGAACCCGTGCTTCTCATTGACAGGGTATCCCGCGCTCTTCAACGCCTCGACCACACGCACGCGCAGTTCGGCGAGGCCGGGCACGTCGACCGTCTTGAAGAGAACGTCCTTACCATCGGACGACTCAGAGGCCTCGAACCGACCGCTGCCCGAAAGCTCCCCCGTCAAGGGAGCGCTTTCCGCCGCCACCTTCTCCAAGACTGCGTCGATGCCAGCGAGGTTTGGAATTTCGGACTGACGCCCGAGGTACGCCATCGTGACGTGGAGTTCGTCTGGTGCCTCCCCGTCCTCGACAGCGAGGGCTTTCGCAACCTCACCCGGCAGGAACAAGCCGACCATCACACCCGGGTCTTCGCCACGATCCTTCTTCTCGACCTCTTCCTGCTTCTTGGCCTGCGCTTCCATCGAGCCGCAGATGCGTCGCGCAACCTGCTCGCTGTATCCTCGTCCCTGCATGGCGAGGACGCATTCGTTGAAGGAACCCCACGGGCCAACAGGTTTTAGCACCGGCGTGGTACCACCATCATTAGATGGTGCTTCCATCGCGGCGACCTTGTGTAGGTACACCTTCGCGGCACGCGGGAACAACTTCTTGCGAAGCTCCGTCGAGACGTAGTGTTGCGGGTAGCGCGCGTCAGACCCAGACGCGCTACACTCCTCCCCCTTCTCCAATTCAACACGCAGATCTTTTTGGCCGTCGACGAGGCGATACTCACCGGCCTCGAGGGGCGCGCCTAGAATGATGTGCGTGACGCTGCCGATCTGCACGAGCTCGACGAGAGGCGCAGGCAGACGGATCTCCGGGACTCCGATTCCCTTCAGGACAGAGCGGGCTCGATCAAGGACGTCCTTGATATTGGCCATAGTGGCTATTTCTTCACGATCCTGGCCGCCTGGCGTTCCTCGGGCATCAAGAATTCCGCTTCCATCGGCGCGGGCCACACACCGTCGCTGGGCAACTCGATCGGAAGACCGTCGATCTCTCGCCGCAGGACCCAAGGCAGCAAGTCCAGCGTCTTCTGCAAGACGTACTTGAGGTCGCCGTAGAAGATGCGGAACCACTTCGCGTAGATCTGAAAGCGGTAGTCGATGGCCCTTTCCGACGGCGGCCACGCAAAAGGCTTCCCTGTCTCGCGTTGCCGATCCACCAAGAACGACTGCCACAGCACACGCTCCGCGTGAATCGCCACGCGCTTCAGGTCGTCTGGATTCGTGATCAGTTGGGCGAAAGCGCCGAAGTCCGCCATCAAGCCTCTCCTTCTTGAATTTTCGGTGCGTTGGCAGGCGCAGGTACGACGGCACCGTTCGCGCCGTTCCCGGCCGTCGGCGCTGGTGCCTGCTCCTGCGCACGAGCCGCAAGCGCGTCCTTCGTGCTGGAAGCGCCCAACACAGCCTCGGGTGCCATGCCGTTCTTGACCAAGGCCAGCGTGAGCATCAACGGTTGGTGCATCCACTGCGCGTCGATGGTCGCAAAGTCCTTCGAGAAGATGTCCTTCGCCAGTTCGCGCGCCTCCGCCGGCGTGAGAATTCCGAAGCGCACCATGTCGGATACGATCGCGCCAAGAATCTCCGGATCGCGTGTGACCGGCGCGTTCGAACGGAAGCGCCAGAAGCGCACACCGAGCGCGCTGAGCAACTTCACGTTGATGACAGCGTCGAAGTCATTCCGCTCAGGCTCGAAAACCTGATCCTCGGCAAGACGGATAGACCCGAACACTGTCGAACGATTGATGTTGCGATCATCGCCACGCAGGATCCGGGGCATGCGATACTGCGACCCAACCTTGGTCTCGTTCCGCTCATCGTAGACCTGAAATAGCGCGTCCTGCTGCTGTTGATCACGCAGGCGCTCGAACGCAATCTTCGGGACAGCGGACGGCCCGTTACCGAGACCCTTCGACGGCTCCGCCTCCAAGATGAGGATGCGATGGAAGTTCTTCTTGCCCTTGAGGTTCTCTTCGAAGAAGTCCTCGAGCTTGGTCATCGCGCTCTTGCCCAAGCGCCCACCATTCACGAGCAACGCAAGGGGAGGCACGCTCTTGTTCTCGAAGTAGGCGAGGTTGACCTCTTCGTTCTCGCGCGAGCCGAGAACCGCAGGCATCGCCGCCGCGAAGCGCGGGATACCGTACGCACTGTCACGCACGGAGTGGATCTTGAAGTGCAAGATCTCCGTCGCGGGCTTGGCGTTCGACTCCTTCTCCCGCATCGCCACTTCATCTGTGTAGACTTCGCCCGTGCTGCGCGAGATGACACGCGGATCCCCGAACTCCTTGAACCACACCACAGGCTGCGCGGTCATGTCGTCAAGCTGCATGTATCGCCGGAAGAGAAGATGTTGCTCCACCTTCTTGGTACGGAACGGCGAGACAGCAATCTCTACATCGACGGGCGTGTACTCGCCGTCCTGTTTAGTTGCGCGCATCCAAACGCCAGGCGCCAATACGAAGCGCGCGGGCTTACCGTCCTTGGACCGAATGACCTCCCAATACGAGTTGCCGAGAACCTCTTGTGTCTCGCTGTGCTCTCGCCGGAAGCGTGTGAACGTGGTGCCAGGGCAACAGTAGTCAAAGAACAACTTGAGCCTGCTGAGCTCGACTCGCGCAGCGCGCTTCAGTTCCTCGAGCCGCGTCTTCACTTCCTCCGGTGTTGGATCCTGCACCAACTTCGGGTCGGTCCCCGCATCCTCCGCCTCGGTGACGCGATCGAGGAACAACGCATCCGCGACGAGCGTCTCCGCGTCAGGTGCGTTCAGATCAATCACAGGCTCGAAACGATGCCCGAGCGAGTGGATGTTCGTCGTGTAGGCGCTGATGTTCGGCCGCAGCAGAGAGGAGTTCTCGTACGTCTTAGCGAGCGACGAAGGATCGAACGGCGGCTCCAGCCAAGGAAGCCCCTCGTGCTGCTTGTCCGGAACCTGGGCCGAGGGCTCCGCCCGCGCAATGATGTGCGCCTTGACGAAGGCGGTACGATTCCCCATGCGAACCTTAGTGCTCTTGATTGGCATCGCCCGTCATTGTAGCCCGGGACTCAAACACAAGGAAGAAGTGGTGTCTTTCTTCCTTGTGTTCGGTCTAGGCTTCCTTGGCCTTGAAAGGCCAGGAGGTTGTCAGGAACTTGTCCAGCGCGGGGAACTTCTTTCGCAGAGGCTTCAGGCAAGCCCAGAAGAGCGACGCGAAGGCCGCAGCCGTCACACCCATGTACAAGCTGTGCAGCACCGAGGCCCCGGACATCAGTCCCGTTGAGATGGAAGCGACGACACCTGCGCCGCTGACAAAGTAGACCCTGTAATCATTCGGGATGAACGACCAGAAGCGCCGCAGCAACGCAAGGCCGAAGAGCATGAGCGCGCCGGCGGCCCAGCTGTAGTTGCCCTCGTTGAAGGCCTTCAAGATCTGCTTGATGATGTCGAGCGCCCAACCCATGGTGATCTCGGGCGCATTCGGCGGATCGAGATTCACCGTCATCGCAGGCGCGAACGGCTCGCCCGTGGCGGTGTTGACGACCACTGCATCACGGGGCAACGGAACGGACGCGTCATCCATTTCCGCCGTGAAGTCGTCCTGCCCCGGGGCGCCGGCCCACACAAGGGCGGGAACGGCGAACGCCGAGAAGATCCCAAGGCTGAGGAGAAGAACAAAGGCCGGAAAGCGAAGCTTCATGCGCCGAGTGTGCCAGTTCGGGGCCTTTGGCGCAACCTGCTTTGAACTAACTCAGGATGTGATTCCGGCCTTTTGCGGCAGGTCACAGATCGGTCCATCGCAGAACTTATCCACGACCTCTGCGCGGACAGAGTTCAAATCAAGCGGCTGCAACTTGGCGACGTAGTCTTCATAGGTAACGCGGTCGATTGCCTGATACGGCACGTGCTCAAAACCGCGACTCTTGTATTGGTCGGCTTCATCCATGAAGGGCAAGAAGGAAATCCCCTTGAGGCGCGTCTCGTATAGTTCCAGTGCGTGCTTGATGTCCTTGGCTTCGTGCGCTTGAAACGTGACCGTGCAACTGACTTGGTTGTCTGCCCAGTACGCTTGCATCTGCGCAGCCATCTCCAACTGTTCCCACATGGAGACGTCCCGTTTCCCGCGCGCAAAGAACGGTTCGGCGACGGCGAAATACACCGCCGTCGTGTTCGGTTCCTTGCGGGGATCGATCTCCTCACAACGGTAACCAGCGGCCCGCAAGATTCGAACGAGGGGCGACGCTGTGTCGAATCGGATGACCCGGAAGTAGTACGCGTCGTGCGGAAAGTGGATGCCTGGTGTTACACCCGGCAGCAAGCTGACGGTACCCGACGGTTTCACGCTGGTGATCTTGATAGAGTGCGGCACGCACAACCAATCGGAGTACATGTTGTCGAGTTCGGTCAGGTACGCATATCCACGATTGCACCAGTCCTTCAAGAATGAACGACGCCCGTGCCGATTCATGGCTTGAACAATGCCGGACATCGAGCAACCGATCCGTCGATTCCGCAGCATGACGGCGTTCGTGCGTTCGTCGTGCGTTGGCACAAGCGTGACCGTCTTAGCGTACATATACGCTTTCTTCAGCGTGCGTTCGTAGTCCTGATAGGAATCATGAAGTGAGGGAAACGTCTCAACCAAACAGCAAGTTTCGAATGACTCGAGCGTCTGCTCCAGGCATTGCCCAGTCACGATCCCGTCGAAACAGCCGGCGTGCCGAAATGGCTCGTTGAAACAGTAGACGACATCGGCAAAGCCCAGGCGGTCGATTTCCTCGACGGTGACGAATCGCCGAGCATCTCGTTGCGGCTTTGCAAGCGGGACATCGAGTCGCCGGGTCGCTAGTCCCATCCTGCGCAGGTTGTAAGTGTCCGTCGCATTGACCGACAGGAGGTATAGCTGTTGGCGTTCGTAGCTCTTCACCCCGCCGCGACCGTCTGGCATCTCCCGCGTCCAGGCGCTCCCGTCGCGGGATGTTACCTTCGCCTGTACCCCGAGCGTCGTAAGCATCAGACGCACTCGGAGCAGGAAATCCAGATTCACGCTCGTCATCTGGAGTCCGACACTGTGGAGGTTGCGGACGACGCAACCGTCAGCGTCGAGCAGACCCGCGAACCACGCAATCCGGTCACACACCGTTGCGTCCAGCGGCACGACGAACTTCTCGGCCATGGTCCGCGGCATGCCGAACCAGAGACGTCCATACTCGTCGACCTCGCCCGTCGTCTGTCCCTCCAAATGCTCAACGAGTCGCATCTTCTCGCCGCAGAGGAGCGCACCTTTCGATCCGCTTTCAGAGACCTGGCCGTCCCCGCAGAAGAACCCGTGCGTGTAAGCGTGCGTGAACGGTACTCCGGACTCGACGAGCGGCATCGACACCTTCTCCAGCGCATCGCCAGGCATCAGGTCGACGGCACGCCTGCGCCCCTCGGTCGTCAGCCATTCGTGATACTCAGTGCAGGTGAGGCTCGTCCCGTCGGAGAGCCGAACACGGACCATTCGTTCGTTACGCCCGGTGACGCGCGGCTCGACGTATGACCACTGGGCGCCATTCCAAATTTGAACGCGCATCCCGACTAGGTTCTCGATCGAGCGGTATCCTTCACGGGTCAGCACTAGCGTTCCGGCTGGGACACAAGGGTTACCGCCAGCGGCACGGTGATCGCGGTTATTGGGCGGATCGGTCATCCGCCCGTACGCACGCGCATTCTCGAGCCACATGTACCCAGGCTCCCCGTTCTTTGCAGTCAGTTCGGCCGGTTCCGCGTAGTCCATACCGACAACAGCAAGTTGCGTGTTGTTTGAAGCCCAGCGCCACGCCTTCAGTGGATGTGCTGCGATGCGCGCTGCGATGGCAGCACTCACCTCAGCACGCACGCCCGCGGCAACAGCTTGGCGATGCTGTTCTTCGAGGGCGCTGATCTGCGTTGGGTCTTTCAACTTCAAGAACACGGAGTCACCAGGCTCCCCGAACATAATCTCAGCGCTACGCCGAATGTTCCCGGCAACAACACAGCGCCCGATGACGTTGAAAAGATCGACGATCGCAGTCGATGTGATCTTCCGACCGACCAATGGACCCAAGATGTCGCGGATCGTGTTGTACAGTTCCAGTAGTGGACTAGCCCCTGCAGCTGTCCCGCCAAAACCCTTGATCGGGCTGCCAATCGGCCGGATCTGAGAGTAATCGACGTTTACAGGTAACGCGCCGACGCCGACATAGGCATCTAGGGTACGGCGCACAAGCTCGACCCAACCCTCACGAGAGTCCGCGACAACGTAAGGTTCTACGTCGGTCGCTGGCATCTGAATACGGACACTGCCCGCGCCCTTGGTGTCCCCTCCCACACCGACACCGAGCATGGACATGTCCATCAAAAACGTGAACGGCGCCGAGAACAGGATGTCGAGTCGATCCGTGGACGCAAACGCGCAGTTGTTAAGCGCGGCCCCACCGCAACGATCAACATAATCCGTTCCCATCATCCAGAGCCCGCGACCCGGCGGCAGCCACTTGAACGTCCACATACGGTCGAAGAAATCATGCGCCGACCGCTGCGCCCTCTCATTGCTCCAAGGCAAGCGATGCTTGATACAGTGCTGTTGCTGGATTCTGTACGTACCTTCCGTTACGCGGACAAGCGTCAACCAGAACTCCTCTGACGCGGCTCCGCTAGCTCCACCGAGATCCCAAACACCAAAGCGTTGCCCGAGATCGATGATTCGCTCCGGTACACTGTCCCGACTGCGCGCGTACGTCCTCTTGTAAGTCACGTAACCGATCGGTCCCCAGAGCGGTTGCTTACCCGCGTACCGCGCAATGAAGCTGTCATCCAGCCGGAACGGCGCGTCATCGTGCCACGTCATGATTTTCCTCGGGTCGACGGAAGTCGTGAAGATTGATCTCGGTCTAACAGACCCGCAGATCGATCACAACATCAATTCTGTCCGTAGCGATGCATCCGCGCGTACGGAGCGAGCGGGAAAACGAGATCCTCATCGTACGGTCCAACGGGATCCATGTTCGCGTACTTCTTCCGCGGGCAGATCGGAACGCAGTTGCCCGTGTGGTCCTTCGCGCGCAGGCAGATCGTAGGCACACCACAGTCTGCGCACGGACCGATGTGCTTGAAGCAACTGAAAAGGATCTTCTGTTCCATGATCAAGGCCGCCAGGATGGATCGCTTGCCGGGTGTGTTGACGGAACCTGCATCCAGTACGCGAGGCGCGCAAAGAACAGGTCCCAATCCCAGAGCTTTCGGGGGCCGGCACCGGGGTCCCACGGACCCCAATCGTCTGTCCGAACGATTGGATGCAAGTCCTCATGCCCAACGATTTGCAGGTGGAGCGCCTCGAGATCGCGCGGTAGATGATAGTGCGAGACGCGCTCCATCGCGCGCCAAGCCGCGACGTCATGCATGCGCGGCGTGAAGCCAACGGTCTTCCAACCACCGCCAGGCTTCTTCGCCACAGGCTGGATCATCTCCCAACTGTAACTGCACTCGTTCGGGTTCACGACACCCTTGGGCAGTAGATCGAGCGGGGATTGCAGGTTGGGAAAGCGTTTCCGCCACGTCTGGTACCGCTCCAACGTAGTGCTATGCGGGACGAGCGTCTTATTCTTTGCGTCCCACGTGTACTTCGACCAAACGTCGAAACCCTTGCGATAGAGCTCGATCGCCGACATCCCGATACCAGCGTGCGGTGCGAAGTCTTCCTCTTCTCGGATCACCCACGCATCTGCATCTGCGTGGTCCGCACCTGGAACCAAGGCCGCGAAGCCTTCGTAAGTGATGCACTCGTGCGGTCCATCCGCGCCCGGCTCGTCGTAATAATCAGGAAGGAACAGGTTTGGGTCCCGCCCCTTGTCGAGGCCCTCCACAACCTTGCCACTGCCCGTTGTGTGGAACACAAGGAGAGGCGTGTGTGCGCGTCGGTCCCGACCGTCACGAACGGTCGTCCAGCGCTTCTGAAGGTAGGACATGATCAACCTTTCAGCGCGAGATGATTTCCCAGAGGTAGGCGAGGAGTCGCCGTGCGAGGCGCCACAGAACGGCCAAGAGCAAGCGCATCAGACCCTCGCCTTCAGAAGACGAATCGCGTTCACGAGCGCGACGACCTGCAACACGCCGGCGGACAACTGGAAGACGTCAGGGCGGATCGTCAACGAGATGATATGAAGAGCACCCAGAAGCCAACCGAGCAGCACAGCCGTCAAACCAACGCAGGGTCCAATGATTGTACCCCACAAAGACCAACGTGTTCTGTGGCACAGGCCTTCCCACACGGCAAAGTACAAGATGCCGCCAGCAAAGCTGACCCAGATCTTATCGGTGTAGACAAGGAGCTTGGTCGCCACCGCGAGCGGCTGCACCGCGTGAAACAGGATGACCCCGAGCATCAGACCCTCGAGGTACGTCCACGTCTCTGTCTTCTGCTTGTCAGTCATGAACTCTCCGCGTGCAGACCAAGCACAAGGAAGAAGTTACTACGGGAGAAGCCGCACGGGTACGCGCTCACCGCCAGGACGCAGAAGCCCGTCGGACACGCAGGAGATCGAGGACGAGTAGGCCCCGCCCGGCGTGCGCCGCTCATAGAGCCAGCATGTCACACCGTAGACCGTGTCGTGCATGATCTTCACGTCGACAGTGGAGTCGTCGTAGGTCCACGGGTTCGGAGGCGGCGTCATGGTGACCGAGGCTGGCGTGACCGTGATGGGCGACTTGGCAGCGCAACCTGCGATGGCGAGGAGAAGGACCGCGAAGAGGAAGAACTTCATTGATTGATGGTAGCGGAGGCGGGGCTTGGTGGGAAGATCCTGCAAACCTTACGCCCGTCGTTTATGCCCCGCCGCGTTGTGGTTGAGCATCCCGCACACCGAGCAGCGGATGCGCTTCGTGTAGATGGACGCGAACCTGAACATCACGACGCCGTAGGCCTTCTCGTACTCCTTGTCGAGCATCTTGCTCAAGCGCTCTTCTCTGATCCTGGTCGGCGCCACCACACCGAAGGTGCCGAGTTCCCAGCGCAGGAAGCGCGGGTAGACATCACAACCAACGATGAATGCACTGACGTGCGCGTCCTGCTGGGTTTGCATTCTTCTTCCTTGTGCTTGGTTCAGACGCCCGAAGGGTCAACCGCCGGATCACTCAGCGCGTACCACACAGAGCGAACGACCGCGACGAAGATGGTGTCCTTCAAGCGCTGTGTAGGTGGCAGTTCGGTGTACGGGACTAGGCACGGATGGCGTTTGGCAGCCGCGTCTTTCTCCGGGCCGTAGACCCAGCCCTCCTTCAACTTGTGCGCGGTCCAACTCTCGTGCGACTGCTCCGGTGTGTTGCCGTTGAGCACGCCACGCACGCCGGCGATGCAACTGGTACGCTGCCACTCCGGCGAGCTCCACCACGAGTCGTGGGAGAAGTCGCCAAGCGACCTGCTGTACTCTCGATTCACGCTGTGCGCGATCCGCGCGCAGATCTCGATCCTGTTCTGTTCGGTCATGGTGTTCTTCCTCCTGTTCTGTTCGGTCATGGTGTTCTTCCTCCTGTTCATCGAAACAGCCCCGGCGGGATCAAGCAGGCCAACGCTGAGTCGTAGTCGTGTACGCGAGTGATCGTGGTGTCTTCGTTGTAGGACCGCGCCATCACCACGCCGATCCCGTCTGGGTGGTACTGCATCCACTCTTCTACATGAGACGGCTTATCGTCTATGAACGAGGCACCGGACACAACGTACTTCGCCGACGTGTGTACGACACGGCTCGACGGGATCCCGAAGTAGTCTCGAAGCCACCCCTCGCGTTCGCTTGCCCAAGTAGCGGCACCGTACATCGGCGTCGTGACGACGTAGACTTCACAGTGCTGTTGAAGCCTGTCCACGAAGTCGATCGCACCAGGATAGGGCTTCAGGTTGGCGCACCAACCCGGCCGCTGGAAGCGTTCGTGAATCGCGGCACGGAACCGTTGTTCGACTGCCAGGGAGAGAACGAAGTCTCGGAAGTCGTCGGGTTGGTAGTGTTTCCCTGTGATCTCTTCGATGACCTTGATGGCCCCGTCCACGAAGGCGCAGATCACGCCGTCCACGTCCAGAAGACAACGCGGCTTCCGAAGCTGGAAGTTACGCATCATCTAGTGCCTGCGCCCACTCGTCCTCGTAGCGCGAGATAACATCGGCGGCTTCCTCCGGCGTCACCTCTGGTGTGGCTCCGAGTACGGAGCGCGCGAACTCCTCCGGCGTCCCGTGCCGCCGAGCCATCTGCGCCTTCGTCGTGTCCGCGTCGCAGCACGTACAGCCGCGCTTCTTGTTCTTGGCTTTCACTGAAACCTACCCGAGCTCCCCGTCACCGTGACCTCCTGCATCATCAATGGCTGAATCCCTGGTGACGATCACGTAGAAACAGTCTCCCTCTGGATCACCGCCCAGAGCCCGAAGTTCGTTCTCCCAACGACCGCACCGTGGACAATACAGGCCCTCATCCTGCAGTTCCCCCACAACAGGCGGTCGCCACGTATGCTTCTTTTGCGGAAACGGTGTCACATCTCACCTCTGTGCAAGAGCCATCGCCGTGCAGCGCGCACCTTGGCTGCGGACACAATTGCGGATTCGTTCGATTCAACACGCACGCCACCAAAGTGGTGCGCGAGTACATCATGTGGTTTCAACCCTCGACAATGCGTTGCGTGCCAGCGGGCCCAACGCAGTTCCTCCACCACTTCTGCCCGTGAAGCACAGACCACGTCGAAGGAACACTCTGGGTCATACCAACGCACGTGGTGCTGATACAGACCCAGGCCCGGCCCGCCCGTGTGGCCCCGTACACCTTTGTCACCCTCAACAGCCCAAGGACGAAACCCAGACTCGACCCACGCGAAGGCGGCCAGTAACCACGCATCGACGCGCGGCACCGCAACAGAAACGAAGAGCGTTGCGAGGCGCGCAGCTTCAGGTCCCTCCACCCTCTTCGTCCGAAGCAATGCGCCGGTCAACGACGAAATCAAGCGAGATCGCGACGAGTCTACAACCGCAGACGCCGATGACGAGTTGCTTGCCGTCTCGATCCACACCGGAGAGTACGATGTCACCAGGACCCCGGCAGAAGCCGTTGTGGTCGTGGTCGCACGCGGGACAATGATCAACGACGCGGGGCAACTGGAACCTCCGTTCACAGACGGGCAGGCTGTATCGCGCGAGCACCGGTACCACAGCATCACGACGGCCATGCCACCGATCAGCACGACCCAAACGAGCAGGGCCCGACTGAGCGAACTCATCGGCGGGCGCCGGCGTGGCAATGGCTTGAAGTACAACAGGTCACCCACACTCAATCCTTGGGCTCGTCGTGCGTCAAATCGGCCAGTTGCCTTCGCGCTTCCACGCAGCGATGGTCGTGCCAGTTCTTGTCCGCCCAATCATGCAGGGCCGACAAATGCTCTTCATCAGTTGCAGCCTTGACGAGTTCAACATCGTCCGCCTGTGCCACGCCCTCCGGCCAACCGAACCAAGAGATCGTTCCATCGGTTCGTGCGTAGGCGAGTATCCAGTGCTCGCCGGTATCCGTGTGCTTGACGATATCACCAGCGCGCAGACCCCGCGACCTGTCGATCATCACAGCCTCCACATCTAGAAGTCGTCATCATCAAACAAGAACGAAGTGTCGTAGTCCGCTTCCACAGTGACACTCGCCGGGGCGCTACGCGTTGGACAGCGCCTCGAATTGTGCCCCGCCTTGTTGCACACGCCACACGACTGCTTGCGGTTCTTCGTACGAGCCTTTGCCTTCGTCTTCCCGCCCTTCCCCTTCGTCGCCATCCGTCTCTCTCCTTGTGTTTGCCTTCTCGTCGAGCCTCATCTCCTTGTACAACCAAGCACAAGGAAGAAGTTACTACTTGCCCTGAACGAGCCGTTGCACGGACTCCAGGTTGACCAGAACAGAGGAGCCCCAGCGACGAGACCGAATCCCGTCCTCGCCCTTTGTCACGAGCTTCCGCAGGACGTGTTCACCCAGCCCGATTTCCCGCGCGGCCTCACGCACGGAGACGAAGCCTTCCGCACGCAGCCGCTTGGCGATGAGGGAGCCCGGCATCAGACGAGGGCCCTGCGGTTGGCGAGCGGCGCCGAAGATCTTGGGCACAGGCGGTTTCTTGGGGTCCAGGTGCGTGATCTCCGCGAACGCGCCCAGAACCTTCAGAAGCTCCGACCACTTCAGGAAGATCTTCCGGTCGAGGCGGAACATCGCGATCTTACCCGTCTTGATCCAGCGGTAGAATGAACTCCGCCCTGCGCCGACCGCGCTGCGCGCCGCTGTGATGTCCACGAAGCCCTTGCCGTGCAGAAGTTGCAGTAGTTCTGCGTGTGTACGTCGCGCCGGAAGGACGAGCGCGGAGAGTTCCAGGATCTTCACGACTAGGGGCGGCAACGCCGCGACCACGGTTGGCCAGTAGACGTAACTTACAGGCCCGAACATACGGGTGGTAATCGACCCGCGCTTGGCCATGCGAATCAAACGCCCGGACGTCAGTCCAGACGCGTCCGACGCGAGGGCAAACGGCAGGAACAAGGCTGGGTTGCGATCGTCATCACTCATGGGTCATCCGTTCGTGAAACCGCTCCCACCCCAGCATGTACCGCGCATAGCGCCGCGCGTGGTCGACACAGACTTCCTTGTCATACACAGAGACCGCTTGGCGCGCCGCGATGCACCAAGCCTCGAACACCACGCGCGGCGAGGCTTGGCCGTGCTGCAGTTCGTAGGCCGTCTCGATCGCGGTCACGATTCGTGCTCTATCTCCGCTTCACTGCTCGCCGTGCTTCCTTCCGGGGGCACGACCACACCAGGCCCGCCCGCACTGCGCAGGAGCCGCCAGATCACCTGGGACCACAGCACGTACTCGAGTGAGAGCACCTGCGTGCGCTTCAACATGTCGGCTTCGAGGATGTGTGCGAGTTCTCTGTCTGATAGCGTTGTGTACTGCTTATCCATCGCCTTCAGTTCCAGTAGAACCTGCTCCATCTTCTCGTAGGTTATCGATACCGTTCCCTTAGCCATCAAGGCCTCCCTGTTGATGCAGTGGACGTTAGGCGCAACCCCTCGCCTTGTCCACTTTCAGTAGCCATCACACTTCTAGAATGTTCCCGCGCGGTCGCGGAGCAGATGGTTCTAGCGGACGAGGGCCCGGTCGCAGCGCTACTTGCGTCTCCTTGACGACCTTGCGCTCTACGACCTGCGGGATGCGCACGGGATTGGCCTTACCCGCAGGCCCCGGCTCCAGCGGCGTGAAGATTCGACTGCCGAATGGCTTCATGAAGGAACTCTTCTTGCGATTGACCGCGATCGTCGCGTCGCGCAGTCGATGGAAGCCCGTCGCCTTCGGCGTCTTCCGCTTCTTCGTTTTCTTCGTCTTCTTCATCACAGCCGCCTACGGGCGAGCCCGATGCCACGCAGCGACGAGCTCGAGCCGCGAGTGCATCGCCAGCTTGCGGAAGGTGTTTTGCACGTGCGTCCGCACCGTCTGCACGCTGACACCCAACTGCTCTGCGATCAGATTCGTGGCCTTCCCGTCCACTATCGCCACCACGATCTGTTTCTCCCGCGGAGTGAGACTAGCGAACTTCTTCTTGTGACCTTCCATCACGTTTCCTTTCGGTCAAACACAAGGAAGAAGTTAGGATGCTTCCTTGGCGCGCGCCTTGGCGCCGGGTCCCGGGAAGTAGCGCGTGCCACGCTTGGCGCCCGTTGAACGAAGAACACCACGCGTTGTTGCCAGGCGTACGAAGGCCTGCCGCTGCCCGAGGGTCATGTGGAACACCTTGCCCATGGCGCCCGGCTCAAGGCCGTTCTCCCCTGCCCGGATCAGCATCACAGCCAGCCCCGGCAGAAGGCCCTCGTAGTCCTTCGACGCCGGACGCCCGCGCTTCCCGTTGGCGGTCGGCGCCTTCGTCTTCTTCGCGCCATTGGTGTCGACCCTGGCGACGACGGCGTTCGTCCCTTCCAACGCGAACGTCTTGTCGACGATGTTCTTGAACTCAGCGACCCGCGTTGTGTCGATGATCGTGGCGATGCGTTGCACTAGATCGTTCGCTACCACCTGCAATTCCTTCAGCGTCTCGGTCTTCATCTCGTTCTCCTCGTTGTTGAACTACCCGACTACCGGGCTGTTGTTTGTGTAACGGCGCGCTTCCTTCGAATGACGGCGACGATCGTCTCTCTGTCGGCTTCGACGGCACCATTCGCCAGGGCCAAAGCGCGTTTGCTCTTGGCGATGTCGAAGTGCTCTTCGGGTTGGCCCTGCTTCTGAATCCACTGACGCGCAACGCCGATCAGGTCCACCATCGCGAGGAGTTCCTCCGTGGAGTCCGCGATCAAATGGCACATGATCATTCGCCCGAACTTATGAATGGGCTGGTCGACGTAGACGGTCATTAGTTCGGCCTTTGCCCCGGAGGCACAAATGGTTTCGGTACGGGGGGCGGCTGTGGAGAACTCTTCGGCGTCGGCACCTGCGGATAGCAGAAGCGCGTGCGGTCGATCCGCTCCTTGTAGCAGGTCGCGCAGCGCTGTGCCGGATGCCACGTGTTCACGCCACGGTACTGCGTGTAGACGAGGCTGACGTCGCGCCAAGGACCCTCGTGCCGCAAGCCGAACCAGCAACGCCGACGAAGCCAAGCGAGGATCATTCAGCCGCCTCCAAAATTTGTTGCGCGAGCTCTACCGCAACACGCCTGTACTCGATCTCGGCTCGGTACTCCGTTGTCATGTGCGCCGACAGAACCGGTGGTGCGGCCGGGTGTCCTCGTGGTTGAGACTTCAACGCCTTCGTCCGCGCCTCGTGCCACTTCAGCACCGCCTCAGCGAGCGCTTTTGCCTGTGTGTCCATCAACCCTCAACCTGTTTCAGATGAGCGGACAAGTGTCTGGCAAACACGACAGATAACGTCGATCTCCCGCCACAGCCGATCAAAGTTCAACACATCGTGATCGATCGGCGCCGAATTGCATCGCGGACAGTGAACGTGCTGAACACGCACCGGCTCGTCATCGCAGAGCGCGCAGTGCATGTGTCCCCGCCCGATCAACTCGAAGCCGAGGCACGGCGTGTCGTCGCAATCGCGCAGGTACTCCCTGATCATTCAGCCACCGCGTACCCCGAGAGGCGATCGATCGTATCCCCCAACGCCTCCAGGCGTTCCAGATCCTCGCGCTTGAGAGGCTTGTCCTCTTTCAGGTTCAGCCGAATCCGCCGGATGTCATCGCTCAGCGCTTGGAGCTCCTCTTTTACAGAGGCAAGTTCCCCCTGCGCAGCGCGCTCCGCCTCAAAGTCCCCCGGCGCCAAGATCTCAGCGGCCCCGTTACGAATCACCTGGCGGAGGTCCTCGAGTGCCCCTTCCAGAGTGAAGGCACTCCCCCCGCCGCAGTGAAGGACGATGGTATCCGGCTTGCCTGTTTCTACCGCCGATGGCTGCTCGAACCGTAGGCCGGCGGTTGCGTTGCCGACAAAGTTCACGGTCACGTCTACGTCGACGTAATCCCGCAGTAACTCGCACAGCACCTTGATGGGATCGTGGGCCTCGACGATATCACCTTGCGTCACCTCGACACTCATGCGTCCTCCACGCCGGGAGCGGCCAGCGCCTGTGTCCACTTGACGTTTTCGTCGAAGGTCGAGAGCAACACAACCGATCCGCCAAGACGTTGAACGGCGAGAAGAAGTTCACCGCCGGAAGACCGAGTGGAGGTCGGCGCAATCTTCACGACGGTCGGTTCCTTCTCCGGCTCGAGAAGCCAGTACAATCCGGGAGTTGTCGGGCGCGCATTCGTCCAGGTCAACTTGTTCATGGTTTAACCCATCCTCTGTAGACATCCTACGCACGATCAAGTCAAACACAAGGAAGAAAGTGGTGCCTATTTGTAGTAGGTGTCCCAGGGGAACCGCACCGGGGCGACTGGGTTGGATTCGGTGCAGTCCCTGTTTCCGCAGACGCATAGGTAGCTGCTTACAGCAGCGATCTCGTAGTCTGGACGACAGCCGTGCAGGACGGGCGCCCGGTGTAGAGCTCGGCAGTTGCGACAGCAGAGTGGCGGGCCGTCGTAGCGCCAAGAGACCACACCCAACACGTATCCAATGGTGGATCCTTCACTAACTTCGGGTGGGTAGTTGCGGTGCTGTCGCGTGTGGTTGGCGTAGCCCGTGACACCGCAGTCCCAACACCACATGTTCCAGTGATCGTGTACCACTTGATGCCACTGGTGGAGGCGCTGGCCGAAGAGCCAGTAGCGCCGGCGACAGGGCTTCTTGGGAAACCGCGTCTCGTCGCGGGCCTGCGGAGGCGGCGTGCGGTAGGGACTCCCGCCGGTCGGCGTGTTGTCCTGCATCTCGAGGTGAGGGTCGACGCGGCGCACCAGCGGTTGGGACGGGGGGAAGGGGCTGTAGACCAGGGCGCGATAGAAGTAGACGACGCTCCAGACCAGCCAGAACACCCCGCCGGCCACGAAGCCAATCTCGAGGTAGGTCACTTCTCTTCCTTGTGCTTGGTCTCACTCGGTTCTTCGGCCGTTAGCTGGTAGTCACCAGTCTCCAACCACACAGCATAGAAGGCTTCGAGAAGCGCGATGGAGACAGGGAGAGCCCCCCACTGCTTGGCTTCGACTTCAGCTGCCTCCTGGCCATTGACCCAGTGGATTGCGCCGTTCGGACTGGACGGAACCTTTCCGTCCACGGTGATGATCGTCCAAGGGTCGATGTCGAATTGCGACAGGGTTTTCATCACCAGTCCCCGAAGATGTAGTGTTCGTAGCTCGCGTAGTAGATGCCGTTGTACCCACAACCGAGCGGGCACAAACCAGAAAGGCGCGGCCAGCGCTTGCGGATCTCCGTACGGGCTGGATTGCCCATGACGAATTCCACAGGTGTCTTGGGTAGCCAATCACCCTCGAGCTTCTTGGCGGCCTCGAGGTCGAACGTGACGCCGTGGTTGCACTTGGTTTCATCCATCACTTCATCCTCCTCGTCGACCCGTACGCCATGCAGGCCAGGCCGAATGCGATCGAGAGCAGTAGAGCTCCTTCAATCACGTCGTGCCAGTTGTTGATCCAATCGGCGATCATCGCGAGTTCTCCTCGTCGCGATAACCCCAAGTCCCATCCTTGCGTCCCCACGCGACGATCGGGTGTGAATTGTGGTGATATGGATCAAGCACAACCACGAACCAGCCCTCCGCTGCGTGCGGGAATCCTCGGTCTGTATCCGCAATACGCATGGAGTTCAACGCCGCGTGCACGGCTTCATGGATCACAGGCTTGTCGTGGAATCCACGCATCGGGAGAGCGAACGTGTCATACCACTTCCCGCTCTCCTTGAACCGATCAGCCCTAACCATCCCCTCTTCCATTGTGAATCCCATGCTTCTACTCCTGTCCTTCCCGATTGAGAACAACACAGTGCTTGCGTGCTAGAGCCATGGTCTTGTGCATCTTCCCGCATATGCCAAAGCAGTCGGGGTGTCTACATAGGCGGCCGTTGACGCGATGAGCACGCAGACGACATTCGTAATAGCCGCCCCGGAAGTACTTGCGCTTGCAATCACGGGTGTTTTTCTGCACCGGGTAGTACCCCGGCTTCCACAGAGTGCGCTTCATCGAACGCCGATTCCAGCACCGGGATTGGCCGCGATGTTCGGGTGCGCGACGATCCACCACGTGAACCAACCGACGCCCCACCCAAGTGCTAGGGCGAGCAAGATCGCCGAGACGGACGTGGTGCGACGCTTCTTTCGCTTCACGCCCCTTCCCCTCTTTGTACTTCTGCGGTCTCCTGCTTATCGGTGTCGGGAAGTTCGCGCAGCGCTTCGGCGACTGCTGAGAACTTCATAGCAAGGTTCTCGATTCCGATCTCATAGAGAAGTTGCGCTGCCCTGTAAGCACGGCCCGGGCCACCAAGACCACTCCATCGCCCGTCGCGATCGATCTCACCCTCCGGTATTCCAGCCGCGCGCTCGAAGCGGAGAACGTTCTCACGAAGATTCGACAACTCCGTCTTAACGCGATCGCGTTCGTAGGTGGCCCGCTGCCACTCCGCCCGCATAGACTTCAGTTCGTCCGTGATCTCTCCGTACGCAGCCGCACCAAGACGCTCTTCGGTGCTCTTGACGCCTTCATCGCGCCCGACATTTCTGGCGAACATATGCTGCTGTGCCGCGTTCCGCAGGCACGATGCCACGAAGCCGGCGTCCAACGACTCTGGTTCCAGTCGTGGTGCGTCCTTCACGCACTTCGCCTTCCGTTCGTCCACCTCGTAGTAGCCCCAGCGCTCCGGTACTTCGGCGACCTCCACAACGCCCGGCGGCGCCGCCACCCACCAGTAGTGGCACCAGCGCTGGATGGCCGCCGCTTTCTGCGGATCGTCTAGTTCGCGCAGCCAGTCCGATCTGTGAGATTTCACCTCGATGCCGGCGAACCAAATGCCGCGCGACGGCCACAGCGACACCACGAGGGCGTCCGCATACCGCTCGCTCCGATTGTACCCGGTGCCGTTCCGGACTTCGTAGAGCCAAGCATGGGCAGGCTCGCGGAAGGGCCCGGCGCGCAGCGTGTTCAAGATTTGGCCTGCGCCGATCGTGTCGTTCGTCCGCTTCTTCACTTAGGGTACTCGGCCCAAGGCTGGGTAAGAACTTCGTCCGCTGTTCGCATGAACCACATGCTCGCGCAATCGCAGGGCTGGCACTCATTGTAGCCACAGTCCGACGCGTGGTGAACCCCACAGCGCGCGACTCGCAACGCGAGTTTCCGTGCTTCGTTTCGCTCCTCCAACAGCTCCTCAATGAACTTGATCATCACCTCGTATTGCGCTTCCGTTGCATCTTCGTCATCAAAGGCAGGCGCAGTAGTCTGGGACGGGGCTGCGCCTGAGCCTCCCGTGAAAACACCAGCAGCTTGGTCTGCCAGTTCTCCCTCTCGGCCGACCTGGCCGCTCGCGAGTTGATTTGCTTCCTTACCGGAACCACGACAGCGATCACACGTGTACGGTTGATACAACTTATCATACGAGCCATAGCCGTACACCCCGCTGCCACCACACTTCAAGCACAACCGGTTTATCACTTCACTCATCCACACTCTCCGTCACCCTCAATCACGTTACAACCGTGCTGCGACGCGCGGCTTCTCCACTCCAGTACCTCCGCCATCAACGCGGCGATCTTCGTAGCGACCGGCGTACTGGAGTGACCACCGCCCGGAAGCGGTTCAAGGAACACACACATCTCGCAGCCAACGATGCTCCACTTTCGATTCGCGAGGATTTCGTTGGTGAGCGCGGTGTGGATAGCCGCATCGGCAATTCGCTTACGTTCTTCCTTGGTCACTTCGCCTCCAACGCGGCTCGTCCCGCATCCGTGATTTTGTACATACGGTTGCGCCCCATGCGTTCAGACGCCACCACCAACTCCCGGTGCCGCAACGACGCCGGGACACCTCCAAACTCGTAGCCGAAAGCCCACGAGCCATCGCGGGCCAGGCGTTCCAACACACGTCGCTGCGCTGGTGTGAGCTTCTTCATTCGCCACCTTTCGGCGTTCCGCACCCCAACCGCGCCACAAGCTCTTCGCGCCGCGCCCTGTCTTCCTTCGATTCGGAGCCCTCGAGTGCATTTCGCAGCGCAAACTGTGCAATTTCCTGTGTGTCCTCGCGACCACCTACGTACTCGGTGTCGAGTTCTTCAAGGGCGAGCTTGGCGGCGTGACGCAGTTCACCGAGGGAGCGGTTGGCCTCGGACAGTACCAAGGCGAGGCGATCGCGCTGCTCTTCCATTTCGATTAGCTTGCTAACCGTGTTGTAGTCGTTCATCTCTGCGCCCGTCCAGCCGTCGTAGAGTTCGTACTCCCGCTCTTCCAGGGCGGTAATCAATTCATCGCGATTCTCGTTCTCCTCTAAGCCGCTGTCCGCTACGAAGCGCTTTACAAGCTCACGGATTGTTACTGGCTTGTCGCTCATGGCTTCTCCCACTCGCCAATCGCACCCAGCGCCAACAGGAGCGCCGGTAAGTTGTTGTCGGCCGCGTAACGCGCGGCTGCTTCCCGAACCTGCGCGCGTACAGTTTCATCGTCGCCGACCCGGTACGCATGCACGTCGAGCGCGAAGTAATTACCCAGTGGATTTTCCACGATCCGAGCGCGTACGGTTTGCTTACAGACACCACACGTGGAATCGTAGTAGCTAATCGACCCACACGGTGCATCGTTCGCAGAGCGATTAGACCCAGTACAGACTTGGTTCATGTTTTCTCCTCGGCGTCGTGTGCGGCCTTCGCCTCGCTCTGCGCATGGAACGCCTGGTGCGCGCGGCGCCCCGACTCCTGGAGTGCCTCGCGTGCGACCTTCTCCACGGCGTCGTGGCACCAGCCGATTTCCTTGCGGAGGGCTCGCTCGGTCCGCTCCGACTCGTTGTATGAGCCCCACTCGCCGCTTGGGATCCACGCGTACGCGCTCAGGTACCGGATGACCTCGTTGAGTGCAGCAGCAAGCCCCGTGCGGTCGCGGTCGATCAGGTCCCGAACGCGCTGAACCTCGACAAGCGCTGCGTCGCGCTCGTGCTCGGCCACCTCGGCGCGCGTCATCCAGTGCTCGACGTCCTTCTCCAGGAAAGTGATTTGGCTTTGAAGGTCCGCCTGCACCGACTCATCGTCGGCGCCTGCTTCTTCGCTCTCCGAGATGGCGTTGTCGAGTTCGTTCTGGAGGCGCTCGATCTCCACGTCCCGTGCAGAGACAGTCGCGTTGAACATTCGACAGGCCTCGACTAAGAGGCGATCACCCTCATCGAGCCGCGCGAACAGGAGCGGCACGCACTCACGGGACGCGGTGATGAACTCGGCATCAACAAAAACTTCCCCCGCTATTTCCGGGGCGCTCACCGCGAGGCTGGACCGCGCCGCTAGAATCTTCACAGGAAGATAAGGGCTAAAATCCTTCATACACCACGGCCCCGGGCTTGCCACCTCGCACAGCGCCCGGAAGTGCGCCAGCTTCAGCTTCTCGTTCGTACCGCCATTCTGTGTTGTCGCCGGTGCACACCTACACTCCGGCGAGACGGCGCCATCCGGCGTCTGAACGAAGTGTCCATCGCAGGTCATATGCCCCTGCGTGTCGTACCACCGTGGATCTGCCGCGTTCGCGCACCCAGGCATCGCGCAATGGGGGAGCCCGAAGTGGTTCTCGCCGCACTTCGAGCACGCTTGCTTTGCAGCGTCCCTCATTTCTGTTCCCTTCCTCGCGGAACCCACGTCGTCGGTTCTCGGCCCAGGAACATGATCAACTCGCCGTAACTGAAACCACCGCGTTGGGCCTTCTGTTCCGCGGACTGCGACTGAGCGGAAGACTCGTACGCAACCGCGTAGCCAGACCACGCCAATTCATGCTCCGCCCAAGCGATCGTCCCCGGCCCGCGCAGTACTCGGCCGCCCTGCGGTCCGTTCCACGCGTGATCTTGCTGAACTGGAGCACGCCTCTCACAGACGCAGGTCTTGCAATGCTTTGTCGCATCGACTTTCACATCCGGCTTCGATCTTCCGAACCGAACCGCTGGACACTCCGGTTCGTGCTGCATCATGGTCAATTCCAGATTGCAGGTGCAAATATTCTGGTCGTTGTTCATCGTGCCTCTCGCGGCCAAGCGCACTGGAGCGGGCTCGAACGCAGGTCAAAGACTCCAACCGCGTGGCCCGGATACTTGACGGACAAGCAGACGAGGTGTGAACCGTCAGTAGTCGCCATCTCGTGAAATACCTCACACGGACGACCGCAACTCGCGCAGATGCCGGGCGCTAGGAGCGGCAGCCTACCAGTCTTACCGCACAGCCAGCACGGCACCCAATCTCCAGCGACGCGTGTCTCTAGGCCTCCCTCACCGCCGCAGACAGGGCAGGGCTCTCCCCCCGACATTTGCGTCAACGCGGTCAGCAGCGCGTCGAGGGCCAAAGTAAGGGCGCGTTCGGCAGTGATCAGCTCAGTACTCACGAAATCCTCTCCCGCGTCTGCTTCACGACGTAGAAGACCTGCCCCCACGCACGGCGACCGGCCTCGGTATCCGCCTTGAGATATTCTTTCAAGCGGGCGCGCGCTTTCTTCTCCGTCTTGAAGGGACCTTCCCAACACTCGCCCCCGTCCAAATCCTTGTCGATGTAGAACTCCACTACACAGCCGCCCTTCTTCATGGCAAGTCGATCCTTTCAGCCGCGGTTCCATCTGTGACTGTCACATAGATACCGTCGGCATCGATACCATACTCTTCCTTGAGCACAGCCTTGACCATTCGCATCTCACGCAGAATGGCCCCGCGAACCGCGTCGGGATTGACGTTGCGCAAAACCTCCTCGCAACGTTCGTGCAGCCGCCCGACAAGTTTCTGGGTAACAGGTGAGCCCGGCCAGATTCCGCAACCAGTGACGTAAGGCACGCGACTCATGTGGCGAGTCCTTCACGACTACCAAAGTAGTGCAGGACCGCACCATCTTCGATCGCAAAGATGGCGAACACGATGCCACACGAGACACACACGTGGTGACCAGGACGCCAAGGACCCAAGGAGCCGCAGTTCTCAGCGGCCAGGTCCGCAGCGGCACTACACCCGTGCCGACTGCCACACATCGGGCAGTACAAAGGCACTGTGTCCGGCGGCTTGACGGTGACTTCGAACTCTTTGATCATTTGTCCTTCCCTACGCGATCTCGCGGATCTCGAATTCAGCCGCGAGTTCTTTCCAGGGACCGCCAACAACCGAACGCGCATACGCACGCGCTGCCTTCTCGTCCTCGGCGCGCACCCAACCGCAATCGCAAAGGCGCGTACGCCCTCGAGACCAAGCCTTCCACAACCAGAGGCGTAGGTGCTGTATCGGACCCACGCTAGTCCTCCGGCTCGCCCTTCAACTCCGCCTTCAACCCCGCCAGTTGGCGCTTGGCTTCCGCCAGTTGCTCCCACACCGACTCGTTCTCCTGGTACAACAACTTCTTCTCGAACTGCAGGCGCGAGACCTGCTGCACCAATTGGAGCTCCCGCGTCAGTTCAGCCGCATCTGTCGGCAACACGAAGCCATCCCCCATCTGCGCCTCGAGAATCGGCCGCAGGTTGGGCACGCGGTACCAAGGCGGCTTGACGACTTTGCCGTCTTCCCTGCGCAAACCACCGATTTTCGTACAGTTGGAGTCGTGGACCTCCGTGAAGAAAGCCTCGAGGTCCACGCCGAAAGCACAGCCAGCGCCCTCCACGACGTACATCAAATCGCACAGCGCATCGATCGTCTCGACGAAGTCCGGCTCTTTCGGATCTCGCACATCGAGCTCGATCTTGACGGAGAAGCCCAATGCGTCCACGAGTTCCTGCGCCTCCTCGAGGACTAGCTTCGCGCGCAGTACACGGACCTCGTGCGTCGCGAGCGTCGGCTTCTCCGGCGCCACCTGCTCCACGGCGCGCATCCAAGCCCTGATCTTCCGCTGCGTTTCGTACATCGAAGACCTCTTTCAAACAACCGAGGGCAACGGGCCCTCGACCAAGCGGAACCGGGGCTTCCCGTCCACTTGCTCGTTCCACATTTTCAGGGACCGAATCCAGATTTTATCGCTCCCGCGTCCGTGATAGACGACGCAGTCTTCCTCGGTCTCGGTGTGCGTGCCGACCGTTACGACGACGTACTGCGAACCCTTGAAATGCTGATAGATTTCGCCGGGTTTCGGACGGCTTTGGTTTTCGTTCATGTCGCGCTCCCACGCGTGACCCATACGGGTCTACACCATCTTATCTAAAGCACGTGCAGGTCAAACACAAGGAGAAAAGAGTGTTCGTGGCGTACCGTTTAGCCTGACGAGTCGTCGCTTGTATAACGTTGCGAGGGTGCACCAGAAGTTGCTGTACCCCTCCCAGGAGCATTCGCCCAACTCCGCCCACCGGTTGTGGCCCGCCCAGTTGTGGTCCTCCCAGGTCTGCTCCCAGTTCATGGCAAAGGCGCGTTCGAACAGGATCCCGAGCAGGCTGGCCTGCTCTTCATCATCGTCTATCCCATCTACACGGCGCACCGCCATGTTGGAGAAGTTCCCGCTCCCAAGACCGTAGTCGTACAAGCGCCGGCGGGCAGGAGAGGCGCACAGCCAGTGTGCGATCTCATGAATGAGCTCGGACGGTGACAGGCGTTCGCCTTCGAAGCCGTACAACGCGATCGAACGTCCATTCCACTGCGCGCTGTCCGCGGCGACACGCTTGCAGAGACGCACGCCCAACTTACGCGCCAGCCGAGAGATCCTGTCGTACTGCTCTTTCCACCCTTCCGGATAGACTTCTTTCACTGTTCGCGGCATTTCACAGTTTCCCAAGCAACGAGACGTCCACGTGCCACTGGCGCTTCGAACGGGCCTTCCAAGTCTCGAGGCACGCCTCGACGTAGTCCATCGTCTCGTCACGCGACCACCCGTTCACCTTTTGTAGATGAACGAAAGCCTCTTCGAGCCGTCCCATTATGCCCGCGAATCCGATGTGTTTGACGTTGTGGCAGGCAGGGCACAGAGCCGCGATACCAACCAAGCGCTGACGCCCTGGTGTCTCAGGAAGATCTGCCACCGCAGGCATCGTGTACTCCCACACCTCGTGCGCGTGGAGAACACCTTTAGGCCCCGTCTCCCTGCAGATCAGACACGCGTGCCCGGCACACGCGTACGCCGCATGGCGAAGGCGGTCCCACTCCGCGACCGAGACCAGATTCCGTACGTTCTTTGTGAAACTTGTCTTCGGCACGAGCTCAATCGTGAGGCGCGGTTCGGTCACTTCAACTCCGTCGGCGGTACTCCAGGCTCTTCCAGCGGCTCACCTTGCCAGTCCCAAAACAACTTGTGCTTCTCAACGGAACGGCGCTCGATCGCGTCCTCGTTGAGGCCGTTGCGCTCGATGACGAAACCGATCGCAGCAACCAAGTCGCCCAGTTCCTCCTCTAGGCGCTGCCGGAGGTTGGTACCGTCCCAGTGCAACGTTTCGCCGCGCGCCCCGATGAGCTTCCCGCAGACCTGCTGGACCTCCCCGGCTTCCTCGACCAGCTTGGAGATCCCCGGCCACTTCTTGCTGCCGATGCTGAAGTCGTCGCTACTCATCGATCCTTCCTTCCATCTCCTGCGTTTCTCGTGCGATCAACGGCCAAACGTACAGGCTCGCATCGACATCCTTCACACGGCACTTCGCGATGCGCGCAACCCTGCGCAGCGCCTTCCTCCCCGGCCAACGTCCGTGCGTACGGTTCGATAATGCCACGAACTCTCGCCGAACAACGTGGAACCAAGGCGGGTGCGGCAGGATTTCAAGTGGGAAGTAGGAGACGCCTTGCGTTGACCCTTCCATGAACAGCCCGATACGAAGGATCGACTCGAGCGGCAGTGGCATCTACACACCAACCCTGGGAGGAGGATTCTGAATCCGTGTAATGGCGAGGTCCAGCACCTCCAGTACGTCCTTGAGCTCAGTGGTAGAGTGATCGTTGAAGCGAGGGATGCTTTTGTCAAAGCCCTGCGGAAGGCTCAACCACAAGGCCCAAGTGGCCTCGTGGCCTGCGGGACCACCGTACGGTCCTTCGCGCTTAGTGCTCTCTCGCGCCAGTGCTGAGTGCAAACAGCACAGTACCTTGTAGTACGCGGGGGCCTGATTGCCCACCCCACGTCTAATCTCCGCAGGAAGCCCACCCGCCTCTGCGGGGTCCGCAATCGGAACGTACTGCACCCAGGTGTTCTTGCACCAGTTTCCTGCCGCCATCTGCGCACGGACGTTCTGCAGGATCTCGCGCGCCGTCGCAGTCATCGTTCCTCCTCGTTGTACCGCAACAGTGCCTTCTGAATCGCCTCCTCGTGCTGCACACGCGATGGTGCCTTCAAGGCATCCACAGCTGCGAGTTCCTGCGCCACCAGATCCATGAAGGCCTCGGTGTGCGGCGTGATGTAGCGCTGCGGGCACATCTCGGGCAGGTATTCGTCTCCGTAGACCCACGTAGCGCAGGCGAGGCAACGGCCGATGGCGCGCGGCTCGCTCATTCGTCCTCAAGGCCGTCAGGGTTCTGTGCACACTCGACGAAGCCCCCGAGTGTTTCCATCGCGTCCTGCAACATAGAACTCCGCTCGACGCCCGGAATGTCCATTCGCTCCAAGCAGTCGAGCAGGACCACCGCCGCGTCAACTACGTCAGGTGCGAACGCAACAAGGCGCGCATCAACCTGTCGCAGAACACGGCCTACCACGACACGCTTGCCCCTGGTTTGCGCCGTGATCGTCCAACCACCCCCCTCGATCTCTTCCTTCGTCGCGCCCCAAACCCCCGGCGTTCTGCTCATATGATCCTTCTTCCTTGTGTTTGGTCTACACACAAAACGCGCTACTCGTATTCTTTCAACCCCCGGTAGTCCGCCTCCGCCTTCATCGCCCAGAAAGGGCGTGGGAAGGCGCGCGCTGTCGTTTCGTTCGGTGCCAAGCGGTCGCCAAAGGCAATCTCGTATGCTTCAACAATCGCATCGCAAGCAGCTACCGCTGCTCCATCAGGCGCAGTCGCAGCGTAGCCCGCCGCCATGGCTCCAATCTTCACGTGCTCGAGCTTCACCCGCCAGTGCCGCCGCATCCAACGCAGCGTGCAGAGGAGGTGTCCGTCCGACATCTCCTCGATCGGAATGACGCGCCCATCCTTGGTTTTCCAAGTCAATTTTTCCGGAACGTCCATCGCCGTTGCTCCTGAACCAAACACAAGGAAGAAGTGAGGACCTACTTCAAGTACAGCCCCTCGAACTTGACCCGGTGCGCAAGGACCTGAATGAGATCTTTCTCGAGTTGGAGGTCGCGGCCCTTGTCCGAGCCCCGGAGGGCCGTCGCGACCCAGCGCGCGGCCTTCTCGAGGCGCTGCGCCGGCGTGAAGATTGGCTCCCAGGACGGCGCGTACTCGAGGTCGATCCGCTGCATCACGGGGTTGAAGGTCTTGATGATCTCGGCCATGGCGGACGATCCGTTGAAGAGGTTCATCATGTAGAGCTCTGACTCGACGGTACCCTCGCGGGACAACGCGACGAAGCCAACGGCGATTGGGGCCTTGCCCAGGACTTCACTGGTCGCTGAATCCGTGATGACCAGCCGGGTGTGGTGGCTGCCGCCCTCACGGCTGGCCCACTTACCGACAAACTCCGGTGCGCCGGCGTAGGCTTGCGCCCCGTGACAGAGACACGGGCAGCGTACCTCCCCCCAGCAGTTCAACGGACAGATCGTCCCGAAGTTGTGTTGTCTGCTCGGGCCCACGGTTTAGCCCTCCTCTTCGAGTTCATCCGCGATCGATCGAAGTTCTCTGACAACAGGTTTCAGGTCGCGCTGTACCTGTTGCAAACGCTCGATGATGTTGTCAGGTACACCGCGGTCCTGTGCTGCGCCTTCGACAACATGGATACTCCCGCGGACGGAAGCCTGGAAGTCGGCAATCACCAGCAATTGACCGACGAGCAGTCCAAGGGTGCTCATTTGCACATCTCTTCTTCCCTCTTATAGATCTCGCGCAGTTTCTCGAAGTGCTCACACAGGAGCAACGTCACGTCCCAATCCTCTCGCTTCGCGTCGAGTTCTTTGATGAGGGCAATGAGGTCTTCCGGTGTCAAGGCGTCGCAGGCCCTCACAAGTGTGTCGACGGTGATTTCCACCTCCAAGTAGACACTCACTGCAACCCCACACCGTAGTAGTGGTACGTGATAGTGAAACCGTACTGGTACTTTGCGATCTTGCTCGTTGCGTCGGCTTCCTCGCGCTCGTTCAACCGCTGGCTCTCGGCGACCGCCTTCGCCTCGCTGTCGAACGCGCCGATGACCTTGCAAACGGTGTCCATGCCGTCGAACTCAACGATGCGCTCGACGATCCAGACGCAGCGCTGGTTCAGTGTCTCGTCGGACACGACTACTGCGCCTTCTTCGCGATGGTGGCGGCAAGGCGCCTCTCGAACATCGCGAGGTCGCGGGCCACGAGGCGTGTGAAGTACTTGGAGTTCCGACCATCGAGTCGGTTCTGCAACTTGGTGAGCTTGGAGATCATCTCGCGGCACGCCTCCTCGGAGTTGCGGGTAGCGCGATGCAGGAGTTCCCCGCCGGCGAAGAAGGGCCACGCCACCGCGATCATCGCAGCCACGCCCCCCAGGGGCGCGCCATCCAGGAACACCACGATGTCCTGATCGTTCATCCGCCCGAATGCAGCGATGTACGTCAGGAAGCCACCAAGAAGCCAGCCACCAAACACAAGGAAGAAGATGTTCATGTCCGATGCCTCCGAAAGAGTCCGGCGCGCCGCTCGAGCAGCGCCGCGAGAAAACCGACCGTTGCGCTGACGCCAAAGCCCAGCCAGGTTGGCGGAAACCCGACGAGAGCGCACAGTCCCTGTCCGATCACACCACCTGCCAGCGCACTGGCCAAGGCCACCCACACGGTTACGTCCCAGCGCCGGAGCTCAGCCAGAATCGGCTGATTGATGCAACGCTCACAGATGCCCCGGGTCGCTCCCACAAGCGCCTCATTCCCAGTAGAAGCACGGACCGTGAAAGTGCAAGAGCAAATGCGACAAATGACGTTATTTATCGCAATTCCCATCTTACCTCCTGGCTCGCAGCTGGAGCAGGTCGCCTTGCGCCAAGCGGTCTGCACCTCGGCTACATCCAGTCCGCCTACCTCGATGGAGGTGGTTCGGCCGCAGATGTAGCAGGGAACGCCGTTGATACGCATGTCCATGACTCGCTCACCGCCAGATCACCGCACCCTCCCACGCATCACGGCGCGCTCCACCGGGGTGAGATCCCAGGCAGCTTCAACCACGTACAGCGCGCCACCGAGGCACCGAAGCAGGAACGGATCGACAGGGGGCTCTTCACGCCAGACAGGTTCCCAGAGAATGTGGAAGTTGGAGAGCGCGATCTTCGGCATCAGGGGCGCCGGGATGATTGGGACCTGCGCGAAGAAGTCCTTGTTTCGGAAGGCCTCCGGTGCGGTCTCCCCCGAGGAAAGGGCGCCGACGGGAACGGTGAAGCAACGGTGCTTCGCGTAGGACCGACGCCAAGTCGACACACCGCGTTCTAGCTGAAAGAACTGATGCTCGCTCCGCCCCGCCGGGTAGTAGCAACGCGTCGCCGTGGCAGGCAGCATCGCCAGGCGCGGACACCAGTTCTGGTCGAGGCCTGTGCGCTTGAACGCGTCCGCGATGTCAAGGATCCGTCGACCCTTGGACAACGCCTTGTAAGCCTTAGCAACGGCGCGGTATTCCGTCGACTGCAGGGACGTCTGCGCCTTCTCCATCGCGCGCTTGTAGGCCTGCATCTTTGCCAGCGCGACCGCCGGCTCCATGGAGATCTGCTCAATGTTCATCCTACTCTTCCTTCCTGTTGCGAGGTTCCCACTGAACCCGCCGCACCATACGCACGGCCTGGTCCGCGGCCATCTGGATCGCCATCTCGCGCCCCTCGTCCCCTTCCGGGAAGATGTGGGCAACGTCGCACCACGCTTCGAACGCACCCTCTGCCGCCTTGGTGGCCCCGGGCTCGGGGAGTACGGCGGCCTGCTTCTCCAGAAAGACCGCGATGCGGGTCAACTCGAGTACGTTCACTTCGTCTTCTCCTTGTGCAAGGACAAGATGGAGGGCGCCGCTACGACAGCCTTCAAGGCTGCGTCGTGCTTCGCGAGCCAAGTCAGGTTCGCTTCGAAGCGCAGGCGCAATGCTCGCGCGTGGCCCTCTGCAGCAAGGACCTCGTCGTAAGCAGGGCACGAAGGCTCCGAACCAAACTGTTCCTTGAACCACGCCGTGAAGTTCGCAAACTCAAACGGTGGATCATCGCCGGAGCGGCTCGTCACTTTTCCTCCTTGTGCTTGGTCTCGGGGGAGACGAGGACAAAGAAGAGCCCGACGATGCCCACGAACGCGGCCAGAGGCACGCTGTAGATCGCGGGGATCCAGTTCGCGCGCACGAGCGCGACCCAGCGCTCAAGGCCGAAGGCGTCCTGCACCAGGGAGCCAACCGCGCCGCCCAGGAATTGCGCGCCGATGAACACACGCCACTTGGAAGCTGTCATCACGCCTTCTCCATTGCTTGGGCCTGGAACATCTTCACGAAGCGGTTGCGGTTCTTGGTCGGCAGGTCCTTGTAGCAGCGAAGGACCTGACGGAGGGTCTGCTTGCGCAGGACCTCCGTGGCGAGCTTCGTGACGTCGTTCGCCTTGACCCAAGCCTCGAAGGCCTCCTGATCCGCGATGTCGACGTGGTTCCGCCCAGCCAGGCGCTGTGTGACCTCGAGCACCGAGCCCACCCGAGCTCCGCGCGCATACGCGTGCCGGAGCGCCTTGACGATCTTCTCTCTCATCGCGGTGCCTTCCTTCCGTTCTTCTTGGTCGTGAACGGACCGGCGCCGGCGCACTTGCGCCACTGCCACCGGCCCTTGTGATCGCGCTTCCAAGCCTGTCGCTTACGCTTCATGTGTGTTCCTTTTACAGGTCGTTCTCGGCAACGTCGGCAAAGAGACAGAGCATGATCGCCTGTTCCTTCCGCACACGCCGAAGATTGATCTCTTCGTATACGCCCAAAGGACCGATGGCTTCAGTGGGCTGCGGCCCATCCCGCAAGATGGTGGTCAGGGGCGACTCAAACACCCAACTTGGATTCTCCAAACACCAAATATCGTGCTCTTGGTGGTTTCCCGCCGCGCAATGTGCAAGCCTCTTGTTGCGCACTTGCCGTCCGTGCCCAATGAAACAACAGGGGCCTTCAATCCTCCCGAGACTGGCTGTGAAACCGTACTCGTGAATCCGCTTCGCCAACGCGATCAGCGGACGCTTCGCCTTCTTGTTCTTCATCTTCAATGACACGCGTCCCTTTCTTCACCCGACCCAGCCACCAAACACAAGGAAGAAGTCATCGTGGCTCCTCCTCACTGTAGAATTGGCGCTGGCCCTCCGGATGAGGATCCCAGCGCCGTTGTCCCTCGAAGTAAGTGTTCTCGTCGAGCTCGTGGCAGATGGCCTGCCTGACCAACGCGTGGAGGCGTTCGGCGACTTTGTCTCCCTGGAGGTGCTGCGTGTCAGACTCGCTCCAGGGGATGTAGTCCGTGCTCAGTACGCCGGTCCTGTGCGCGTCGTCTCGATCGGCTACGTGGAGAACCACGCGCAGGACGTACGCTCCCACGACGGGATCAGGGCCTGCGTAGATCTTCATCTCGAAGGGCACGTTTCGGATCTCGAACGCATCCAGGCCCGCCATGGCCGGGCCGTTCGGTTGATCGGCGAGAAGGGGCTCGACGCGGACGACTGTGCCGGCGTCCATCTTCATGCCAGATCGTCGCAGTTTTGAAGATGCCCGGCCTCGAGCGTGCAGGGGCCACCGCAGTCGTCGTTGCTGTCGTTCAAACGGGTGACGTGCAGGCCGCACCGAGGCAGGGGCCCATACCGCTGTTCGGCAACTGCGTCGATCTTCTCAGCGAGCTTCCACAACACCGTTGCCAGTTGATCCGCCAAACTTCCGTCTCCCGGAACGCTGTCGGCGCCGGCGGCGATGATGCAACTCGCGGCGGCCAGCGCCTCACGACTCGGGCGCTTCTTCGTGGCTTCGCTCATTCTCCTCCGAACCCACACGTTGTGCGTGGATGAAAAGAACCAGACAGGCTGCGGAACGCCTTGACTTGATCCTCGGGCGCACTGCACGCCCTCTCTGCTTCCTCGCGGACGGCAAATACCAAGGCTTCGCAGAGGTCGGCGTGACGTTTATTGCCAAAGCCGAGCCAACCGTCCTGCTTCCGAACTACGTAGCCTGCGACTTGGTAGTTCATTTGTCCTTTGCCAACCAAGCCTTGGCCACCTCTTGCGCAGCCCGTACCCGAGCGCGGTGCTCGATGGCACAACATTCGCAATTGCCGTACTCATCAAGAGAATCTTCCGCGGCTTCGAGGAGTATCTGCAGGGCGCGCTTCAAAGTCATTCCCACAGCCCTCTCTTGGTGAGCCGCGCAGGCACTCGACTCTACCGCGACCAGCGTCGAGCATTCCGGTACTACGCAGCGGGGTGTATAGTTACTTGCCGTCACGGCTCCTCCCTTCTGTGTGTGCGCCAGTCAATTCCCGAATGTGGAACTCGACGAAGTCTCGCAGAACCTTCCGTTGGTCGCCGTCGGCGTTGTCCCACTCCTCGCAGAGGAAGCCGAGTGCGTCCAGCGCGTTCCGACGCTGGTAATCAACTTTCAGCCGCGCGTCGTGCGCCGCCGCATCGATCTTCCTGACAACCGCAACCACCTCGGGGTTGGCGGCTAGTTGGTACGCACCCGCCTTAGCGGCCTCGGGCGTTGCCCAGTTTCGAACCGCGACGCCGCTTTTCTGAAGCATATCAAGAGAGAACTTGGGCCCGTATGGTGTGTCTAGGGCTAGAAGCCAGCCTCCGTTTACCGCGTCTCGCACGAGCGCGAAGCGTTCTGCCAGCGCTCGTCGTACGTACATGTTGAGTTCCGCCTGCCCTGCCGTAAGTTCCTCCTTGCTGAAGTTGGCGGCTGTTTCCGTGTTCGGAGCACCGCCACCAAACTCGACCTTCTTCTCTTCACCCATGTGTTTGGTGCTCGCAGACCCTATCACGTCGAGCGCTTTCCAAAGGACCTGAATCTCGCGTTCTGGTGTGAAAGACTCACTGTCGTCGACCTCCACGTACAGCGCCTCCGCGTGAAACTCCACACGCCCAAGCCAAGCAACGTGGCGGCCGGCGGCGGTGATGAGGTAAAGAAGTGCTGCTCCTACACGCGCGTTGTCCTGTTGATTCACGGCCTCGACCCACCAAGACGGTGTCAGATCCACCACGCGGCTAACTACTGGGAGCATTCTAGACCTCCTCCGTTAATTGCGACCGTACAGTGTAAACGTTGCGAAGACCCAGGCGGGGTCCCCGCTCTCCTCGATCTCTACGCTGTAGCCGCAGCAGAGGGCCGTGCGCTCGAGCATTGTACGGTTCTCTGTGTGGTACACACCTGACCACTTCTTCCGCTTCCGGTCGAGGCGCACAAACAACATACCCGCCTCGTAACCGAGCACGAAATCAAGCGTGTCACGATCGAACCGGCACAGAGGGCCGAAGTGTCCTTCGTCTTTATTCATGTGCGCCCTGCGACCATCCGCAACTGCCACAGTCGCCGGGTGCATCACCCGGAACAACAGTCTCAGGCGTTGGAGCCACCCACGCCGCACAGGGCTGAGGACGAGCCGCAGTGCGCTTGCCCACGCGGATAGTGTGGCCCACAACGGGACGGAGGATTGTCGTCCACTCATTCTCGCAGGCCCTGCCAAACTCCACCGCGATCGTTCCAACCACGACGTCGTCGATCAGCAGTTGGTACGGTGTCCCCGGAACAGCGTCCTCGGGGTCCTCCACACCTGTGATGTACGCGGCGTCGTCAGAGTAGCCGTTGGCCCGGACGGAATCGGCAGGCGCGGTGGCCGGCTTCTCTTCCGAGCAGCACCGGCACGGGCGCAAGGACGAAGCGACTCGCCAGGTGTCGCCCTCGTCATCCGTGCCAATGATCTTCAAGTCGGTGTGCAGCAGGTGGTGGACGGCGTCGTCGATGTAGACGTCCCCAGCTTCGGCGTCGCTCTGCGCTGCGCAGACCATCTGCCCGTTCATTCTCACACGGACCGCCATCTCAGGCCTCCTCCCTACTACGACCGTGGTGATCAACCGACACAAAGCTTCGCTTCGCCATTTCACGCGCGACCGTCTCGAGCGAGATCGGGGTGTACTCCCAGCAGTCCACGCCAACGTCAAACGTCTTCGCGGTCAGGGTCACTGGGAGCGTGCCGTGAGAGTGGCCGTGCAGGGCCCAAGCGCCGTAGTGCGCTGCGTTCCACACGACCATCCGATAATGGAACAGGACGATGTGCTGCTGATAGGGCCCGGTGAAGCCATTCAATATCTCGGACAGTTCCACTTTGATTTCTCGGTAAGGCGCGACCGACGCCCAACCCTTGGCCTTGCGGGTCTGATCGTGGTCGTGGTTCCCGTAGACGAGGTGCTTCTGCCCGTGCAGTCGACGGAGGAGGGCCTCGTTATCGTTCCGGGTGCGGTAGAAGGAGAAGTCCCCGAGATGATAGATGGTGTCCTGTGACTGGACGACCGCATTCCAGCGATCGACCATGGCTGCGTCCATCTCTTGGACATCCGCGAAGGGGCGCTTGGCGTGCTTGATCACGCCGGCGTGCCCAAAGTGCGTGTCAGATGTGAACCAAATCATCTACGTATTCCCCAAGCACAAGGAAGAAGTGTGTATCAGCCGATGAGCCTGTAGAAGCCCGGGGCGGCGACGGGGGAGTCCGGCCCGAGCAGGAACACACCGCGGTGCAGGCGCATCAGAGCCTCCTCGAGGTTTCCCCCGTGTGCGCCCACCGGGAATCGGTAGACACCGGATCTGTTGTCAACCACGCCGGGTACTTCGACGGTGCCCTTGACCGTGAACTTGGCTGACCCAACCGCGCCGTCAACCGTGTACCCGACCTCAATACAGTCGACCGTCATCTCCCTGCGCTCGGGGGAGGCGACACCTACTTGGTCCCCTACGAAGACGAGCTTCATTTCAACCCCGCCTTGTCCCGAAGTGCTTGTAGTCTGGCCTCGGTCTCGCGGCGGAACGCCTTGCGAGACCGCCACACAATCAACTCGGTCGTGAGAAACATGAGGGGTATGCCGGCGGAGTACCACCACCTTGCGGCGCCTGTGCAGAGGGCCATGCCCACGGCGTAGGCTGCCAGGAAGGCCAGCGTCAGGACCAACACGCCACTGGCGATCCTCGCTCCCTTGGAAGGAACCGTAAGGATACCAGCCCCCTCCTCGGCAGTCATCGTGCCGGCGGCGACGGCGTCGAACACCTCTCGGCTAGTCATCGCGTTCCCCCCGCCTCGAAGAGGTGCCAGACGTAAGGCCCGTCCTGCCAGGTGGCGATGTGGTCCCCGATCGCGTAGTCGTCGATCGGGTGCCCTGTCCCGGCCAGGCGGAAGTGCCGGAGCTCCTTCGGGGCTTTGGGGTCGACGAGGGCCCAAAGGCAGTTGGTTCCTGCCTGGCTTTCGACGTGAAGGATCCTGGCCCCGATGGGCAGTTCCAGCGAGAACTCGTCTACAAGGTTCACGGGGTACTTGAAGACACTCAGCATTTTCCTCCTTGTGCTTGGTTGAGACGCAACCTCTAGCGCTTCTTGGGCAGCGGGATCTCCGGCGGCGGGACGCGCTTGGCCAGCGCTGCGTTCCAGGCGTTCCGTTCCTTGGTGCGCTTCAATTCCTCATCCCAAGCCTTGCTCGCGCGCGTCACGCATTCCATCGCGTGTGCCAGTTGCTCCGCCAGCCACCTCGCTGGATCCTGAAGCACGGGGGGCGGGTACCAGCGCTCTAGATCCTTCTCTGTCGGCGGCAGCGAGATCTTGATCTGCTCCAGCATGAACGCCTTCAAGCCTGCGTGGTCCGGCGTCGGAGGATCCCAGGCCTCGACCTGCACGCGCATCGCCTCGTACTGCGCCCGTTCCTGCGCGTAGCGGAGGCGGGTCTCCTCATTGCGCTTCACCTGCTGGTCGAACTCCGCCTGACAAAGCAGCGCTGCCTGGGTGAGACTCATCTTCCCCAGTTTGCGCAGTCGTCGGAGGGCCGAATCGAGTTGCTTCTTCTCGTACTCGGACGGCTTGTACTCCGGGATGGGCGCGTCGATCCCATCGTCTCGCAGCAGGCCATTCGCCCCGAACGCGTGCGCGCATCCCCACAGGAACTGAGCGAAGGTAGCCCCGTCCTCGATCATTGCCGTGTACCCAGTCGGCATCTTCAAACCTCCCTGTTGGTCGAACGGTTTCGCGTGCGACCCACCCTGACCAAGTTGTTCTACAGCACCGCTCCCAGCAACCACCCTAACTCGTATTCGTGGTGAGTCAAGATGTGATCGAACGAGGGATGCGGAATTTGAGGGGGGGGGGGCAAGCACGAACCAGGGCCGCGCCTTCTCAACACGCCGGGATCGCAAGCCCTCTTGCCGATGACCTCAGCGAAGGAACCGCCGACGGCCGTGCGTACGCACGGGGGCTCTCGCCAGTAGCCGCATCGCCAAGATCAGGAAGTCGTCACGGAGGAACCGTGGCAGGTGCTGAATGGGCGCGGCAGCAGCTCCCCCGTAGAACCCGTCGCCCTTCCGGTAGATCAGGAGGTGGACCGCTCTCTCAGGACGGCCTTCAACCTTTCCTTGAACAGGATCGCCGTCCTGCGCCCGATCGCGGCGCTGGCCTCCTTGGACTCCACGATCTCGTTCTTCGCCTCGCGGTAGACGTCTTCGACCATCGCCTTGATGACCTGCCCGGTGTGCTCGATGTTCGCGCCGGGGATCTTCTGCAGCACGTGTTCGAGGCGCATTGGCGTTACCCACTCCTGCGCGATCGCGTCAGCGCCAGCCAGTACAGCGAGCTTTTCGGCATCCGCGACCTTTGGCGTGGTTGCCCGCTCCGAGAACTTCTCCCCTTTGTGCTTCGCGATGACGCGCTGATCGTTGTTCGTTCTGAGTTCAATCAGGGGGCGCAGCACCACGCCCTCCCGCGGGTGGTCCTCACCGCAGCCGCGCCGCACAGCGACCTCCGACGGGCGGTCAAGCTCGAAGTCCAGCGCCTCCAAGTTCGTGGACACCCTCCGATAGGGCACCACCGCGAGTCCCAGGCCCGTCGCGACCTGATCCATGTCCGGCACGGAGAGCCAGCGGTCACCCACCAGCACCTCGAACGCGATGAACCGCAGCGTCGGCCCGTAGGTGTCCATCATCCTTTGGCAGGAACCCCCGTACGCCTCACCATAGACGACGACCGTAGGGTAGCCGAGTTCGCGGAACTTTGCCTCGAGTTCCTCGTGATCGAATGCCTTGCGGAACTTGTCGATTGGCGCGCCGCCCGGGCTGTAGTGCAGCTGGCCGTCCGCCCAACGGACGTGTGCCGACGTCCCGTGCACCTTCTCCAGTGCAAAGCACTCGCGGAACATCAGGATCGTCTGGTTCTTGTACAGGCTGTCGATGTGCATGTAGGACATGCGGACTCCTCCAGGCCGGAGTCTAATCACAATGTTTGACCTGGACAAGGGGAGGCTCACATGTTCGTTTCCGAATTTGATCGAGCCTCAGGATAGGACCTCGACGATCGTTCCAGTTGGTAATCCACCCCTTTTACACCCCCCATCAACTAAATCCCCGAACTAATTAGACATAACCCCCTAACGCACTGCATCCCTCCGCGTGTAAGCGCTGAGAATCGTTCGTGTCTAGTCCTTGCTACACACTTTCCCTGTGCTTGGGGTGCGGGGCGTACCCCGTGCGGTGCGGGGCGGGTAGGGTCCGACTGCGCGCGGGCTTCGCGCGTGCATACGCGGCGCGCTGAGGAAATTGCACGAAGCGTACCGCTCGAGGTAGGGTAAAACCCCCACAGCTGTGTTAGGCTAGTAGTTTCAGGTAGTTAAACACACAGGAAAGAATCGTACCAAGAATGCTAGGGGGAAAACCCCTCGCATGTGTAAGTTGCGGAAATCGTTGGGGTTGGCAGTCATTTCCTGTAAACCTAACGCTTCAAAGCAGGGTAAGAACCCCACGCTCTGACTGAACCTAGGTCACCCCGTCCAGTATCTACGTATGGTAGTTTTAGTCTAGGCATTCCAGCTACCTAGCTAGGTTATCCACACCCTCCACACCGCTAACTGTACAGACATTGGACTAACCCATGCGAACCTAAGTAGCAGGAATAACTAGGTTTGCATCGCTGGCACGTTGCTCGCATTGTCTTTCTGCATCGGACGGCAACCCAAACGGGAGACACAGACCATGACGACGCGTGACATGTGGCGGATGGTGGACATGTGGCAGCGGACCGCGGCGAACCTCAAGCGGGCTGGCATGGCGCGCGCGGCAGAGCGGGCGCGGCGCTTGTGGCGGGCGTGGTTCGACCGTGCGAGCAACGCGGAGGCGCTGGCGGAAGCGGTCGGGCTGGAGACGTCGGGGCGCGCGCTGTAGTCGGGTACCATCGGCCTAGGCGTGCGCTGTACGCGCCTAGGCCGCTCCCCTGCGCATGCGCGGGGAGGCTGGCAGGGACGGTCGCGGAATGCGACCCGTTGACGTGGGTTGTTAGGCACGTCTGCGGATCGGGTTTCACGACCTTGGGAAGCTTGAGCAATTTCGCTCCAAGCACAAGAGTAGTGTTCCCCAAACCGGAGAACGAATCATGGCGAGCAAGAGCAAGAGCGAGACGAAGGTGGCCAGCGCCCCCAAGAAGACGGTGGCGGAGCGCTTCGCCGAGAAGCTGGAGATGGCGAAGAGGACGCTGGACAGCAATCTCCCGGAGATCAACGGCGCCATCGGCGGGCGCACGGCGTACGCGCGGGGCGTGACGCTGGCGTCGCTGCGGGGTTCGCCCGACGCGCCCGCCCCCACCGTGGGGGTGTCCGGTGCGGTGCCGTCGCTCCAGTCGGCGGAGTAGCAGTAACCGGATTGGCGCGCTCCGGTCTAACAAAAGCGCCACCATGATCATGACTACACCCGATACCACGTGCGCCGTTTGCCTTTCCCTCCCGTGTCGCGCAAGCGACGGCTGGGAGCGGGACAAGCACGCGCAACTGACCCTCGCGTTGCGGCGCGACATTGCGGCCCGTGCGGCTGGCGAGCGCGCTGGATTGACGGACGACGCGCGGGCGCGCGCTACGCTGGCGTCGCGTAGCGAAGCACTGAGGGAATGCACCCACTGTGGTAGGACCCATCCCGACGCGTGGCGCGCCTACGTGTGCGCCCGTAACGCAATGCGGAAGTCCCTGCGGCGGACGGACCCTGCCCGGCAACAGACCACGGCGGGGTGGCGCGTCTACCGCGCCAAGGACGGCGTGGTCACCCCGATCGCGCCTCGCAAGGCGGTTGACTCCGGGGTTCGCGCCAGCGCAACGGCACGGGTGACCTACCCAGCGCCTTGCCCGTGGGGTGACCTTGACGCGGGCTGTTGCGGCGAAGCGTGCGGTTCTCACTGTGGGTGCGAGTGTCACGAGTACGATGGCCCAGCGTGCGGTGCGTGCGCTGGCACGGTAGGGATCACTCACGCGTCGGAATCGCAGTCTAACGCGGTAGCGGACAACGTGTGCGCCACGTCAACGCGGACAGCGGTGAGCATCTCGACACTGCCGGGCCCTGTCTACAACGCAGCGACGGACAGGGAGATGCCACGGCGTAGCAGGGGAGGGAAGGGCGCGACGCGTAGCCAGCGCGGTAGCAACGCGCTTCGCAAGTTGATGGGTTGAGGCGCTGAAAGCGCCTCACATGTAACGGGAAAAATCGCTTCGTGTAGTCGCGCCTGAAATGCCTGTGGAAACGCACACATGATGCGCGCCTGGCGCACGTGCGTTTTCTGCCGCGTTTCGGGCTAGCCGCGTTTTGATCTTCACGCGTGCCTAAGCCGCAAAGCCGATCGTTCACTGCTACTCGCCTAGTCTCGACAACGCCTTGACACTGGGGGGTGCCCCCCGGAAGGAAGCCACCATGCTCGCTTTCGAGATCACGCACGGTTACGCTCGCGCTGCCGCGTTCCTGTCGCTGGCAGTCATGCCGTTGCTCGCGCTGTTCACGCGGATCGCGTTGCTGTAGTTTCAACTCCGTTTCCTGCGCGTCGAGATGAGACGACGTGGCGCTTGGGGTAAAGCGCTAGAACAAGCCCCGCCAAATCACGGAACCGCAACCGGAGGAATCGTCCAGCATTTCAACCAACCACAGGGAGAAAGAACATGCACGTTGCCTTCACCGCAGCTGCACTCGCGGTCCGCGTCATCTCTGCCGGGTCCGGTGCTGCCGGGTCGGGCGTGGTACTCGATCGCTGGACCGTGGCCACTTCGGCAGAGCTCGTTTCGTCTGCCGAGGATGGGAAGGTCTACGTCTTCGTGGCAGCGGACGCAGAGCCGATCGTCGCCTGGGTCGAAGCGATGTCGCCGACCGGCGTGGCCTGGCTGGATCTCGAGGTCCCGCTGAAGGAAGAGGTCAGGCTTGCTACCGCGACTTCGAAGGGTGCCGCGGTTCGAGCCGGGTACTGGGGACCGGACGTGGCCTCTACACTGAGGGGTCGAGTCATCGACTCCGTTTTGGCTTCATGCTCTCGCTACTCGGAGTTTCTGGCGGCGGGCCCCGTCCTGGTCCGTGTCCTGCGCACGACGTTCCGAGTGCCGCCCGGAGCTCTAGGCGCCGGCGTACTGGATTCGTCCGGCAAGCTGGTAGGAATCCTGGTCGGTACCATCGGCTCGTACGGGGCCGTCGTTTCGTTGTAGTCCTGCCTACCGATACCCCTCGCCTGTTCTAGGCCCGTGTCCTGCCTGCCGTCCTGGCGGGTAGGACACCGGTACTAGAGGACGTGAGGACCAAGCACAAGGGAGAAAAGAAATGCCGCGTACGAAGCCGAATTACTGGTCCGCGCTGCCGGATCAACTGGAGTACCCGCCCGGTGTGCGCCGCGTCATCGAACGCGGACAGGCCCACTACAACAAGATGACCGACGCACAGACGGAGTGGATCCGGCGCATGCGCGCCATCTACGATTTCACGCAGGAGGACGGAACCACGCAAGAGCCGGATTGGTACCGGATGTGGGGCGACTTCCTCTGCTAGGGACTTGCCGGGTTGATCTCCGGAAAGCTTGGACCGTTTGGTTGGGTGGAGGACGCTATTTGCTCCGATGAAGCCTAACGGGACGGTGGTAAAATCAAGCCGGGCGCGCATGCCGAGGCGGGCCGTTTCACCAAGAGAGAAAGCGAATGCGAAGACTCCGTACGCATGCCACCGCGAGCGACGTTGCGTGGGCTGTCGTGACTGCCGTGGTTGGTCTGAGCCTGTTTGGCGGAGGGCTGTTCGTGATCGTACATTTCATCGTCAAGTTCTGGTAGGGGGACCAAATGCCATCGACCCGAGACTGCGATTGGTGTGGCTTGCCGAGTGACGACCGGTTCGTGCGGTTGCCATGCGCCCGATGCGGAAACCCGGGGGCCGCATTGATGATCGCCGCAGACCACGAGGAATGCCTGCGATCTGCCAAGAGCCCAATCGGCGCTGCGTGCTGCTCGTGCGACGACGATGGCGATCTCGGCCAGGAGAACCTGCGATGAGCCTCTACGACGTTTGGCGCGCCGCCGGCCGCCAGGACTGCGTGAACGCGATCGATCTAGATGAGATCGAGGAGCGCACCGAAGACGTCCTCGAGCGGGGCCGTGACGCACGGTTGCTCGCTTGCCTCGCGAACCCAAGTGACGCGGGGCTCCGGCACGCGCAGAGGATCGCAGTCACAGAACTGCTCTTGGAGGGCCGCGCGGTTTGGATGTCGCAGCACGCCTTGGATGTCTACGCAGACGGACTGGAACCCGCAAAGGCTTGGAAGGCGTGGCAGAGTAGTTGGACGGAGTGCGCCCTTGACCTTCTACGAACACAGACACGCTTTCCTTAACGACCAAACACAAGGAAGAAGGAACACGATGAAGCGCTTTCTCTTCGCAGCCTCGCTCTTTGCGCTGGCTCTCTCTGCCTCGAACTGCGACTACTCGCCGGACGCCTGCGTCGGGCCGGTCGTGATCGAGGTCCCGCTGCCGGACGCGCCGCTCAACCCGGTGCCGCCGCCGGCGCCCGTGCCGAACGCCTGCGTGCCGACCGGGAACGGGGACTGCGTCCTCGTCGACGTGCCGACCAACACGTGGTGGTGTCCGTCCGACTCGCCGATGTGCGTGGAGTACGGCCCGGCCATGACCGCGAACGTCGTGGTCAAGTGCTCGGCGGATTAGGGAGGGCGCGTGGCAAAGAAGCTCACCGTCTACTGCGCAAAGGCGGGCTGGTCAAGTTCCGTTTGGCTACCTTCAAGGCGCCTCAACAGGAGAAGCCGTGATGCCAACATACAAACAGTGGTGCGAGCGCGCCCTAGACGAAGAGCGTGCCAAAGAAGAAACGGCCGGGAAGGAAGACACACTCAAGCTCCTGACCGAACTCATCGAAGCGCACTGTCACATCGGCTTCTGGCGCGATAACACCGGCGCAGGTTGCCACACCCTGTCCTTTCACGGGAAGTACGGAGGCACGTACGGTCTCATGCGCTGGAATAGCCACGACCTGGCCGATTGCATCCGCCGCGCTTGGATCGGTGCGCAACCGGACGAGTTCGTGTGTATCGAAACCGACATCTGGTAGGAGCCTCCACATGCAATGCTACAGCAAGTTCGCGCCAACCCCGTTCGACCCGCGCGGCGCACACCTTGATGACGATCGCCAGGACTGGCTGGTCGCTCCCTGCGGGCTGAACCGCGATTCGGGAATCCTCGACCGTGCGAACTTCGAGGCGCTGCGCGCCCTGCTCGAAGAGCACGCCGAAGATCACGAGCTCCACCGCTTCGGTCACTGGGCTTGCGGGTGGTTTGAGATCATCATCGTTCGCCCGGGCTCTGCCGCGGAGAAGGCGGGCCTTGATGCAGAGGCCCGCCTTGCCGACTATCCGGTCCTCGACGACGATCGCTACTCGGAACTCGAGTACGAGGAAGCAACCGAAGCGTGGTGCAGCCTGTCGATTGCGGACCGCATCCGCCTGATCAAGCGGTCGCACCGCATCAGCGTGTTCGCGGCACGACACGATCGAATCCCGGATGGGATCGACACGCACGCACTGACGGAGTAGGAGAAAGCCAATGGCCCGACGCTACATCGGTGACGCTGTGATCGAGATCTTCTACCGTGATCGCGGCGACTACGCCGGCCGTGTCACGGCACACAAGAAGACCTGGCACTTCGAAGACCTGTACGCAGCCGCGATCGGTTTCGGACCAGGCATCGCCTACGATTCGCCTGCGGCCTACGATGAGATGGCACAATCGGCTGTATCGTTCGGCTCGTACTACACGATCGACAACCGCGGACCTGAGTTCGAAGAGCAGGCGGCTTGTAACAACTGCGGATCGCCATCGACCGCTTGGAAGGACGTGCAAGATGTAGACGTGCGCGACCAAACAGGTCACCGCGTTGCCAAGGCTTTCGTATGTGAGAACTGCGGCCACGCACACATCGCAAAGCGGAACCCCGACTTGGTCGGCTACCCCGACGCAGCCACAGCCGATGCGATCGCCGAAGCCGTGAACTGCGTGCTTCGTGACGACGGAACCTACGAAGTGAAGCGGAGTCGCAAATGAATCCACCAGAGACCAAGCCGGATTGGAAGAAGCGTGAAGAGCATTGGCACGCAATCGATGACGCGCATCGGAGCCTTGGTCACTACGACACGAAGGGCCGCATTCGCCGCTTCACAGGGGTACCATTCTTCGACTTGATCTTGAAGTCTGGCCACGATTCCAATGTGTACGAGGATTGCTCTTGTCGCGGGAGGTCGTGATGCCGAAGCACTGTCACGTCCTAGTGGGGTTGGAAGGCGGCTACCTGCCGGACTCCAACTACTACTTCGCCGACCGGAGAGTAGCGCGCGCTGCCGCCAAGGCGGAGGCAGAGCACCTCGCCGACTACGAGTACGACGAAGAGAGCGGCGCCAAGGCGTCGGTCGCCGGCGGGCCCGACCTCTACACGCTCGAGATCGAGAACGCATCGCCGACGCACCTGCGGACCTACGTCGAAGTTGCGGACTGCGATGACGAATCCTGCAAGGACGAGGAGTAGCCACATGCAAAAGAGGAGCAAGCCGCGTTGGACAGCGAACCGAGTCTACTGCGCGCTGATCCAAGCCGCATCGGACGACGAGTATCCTGCAATCGAACGCGCCGCTGAAAGCGTCGGCTTGGTGTGGCGTTGCGGTCAACTCCACTGCGGTTATGTCAACTGGTACAAAGAGTTGCGTTGCGAGAACTGCGGAGAACGCCCCTACAAACCGTGATCTTCAACCCTTCCAACCTCCAAACAGAAGGAGTTCGACACCATGACCACGCTCGCGTACGCCTTGCAGCAGGCCGGCGTCACCCGCGCCACGCTGCCGCAGAACCGGAAGAACGCCGAGGCCATCGCGCTCCACGAGCGCAAGGTGTGGGAAGCGACCAAGGCCGCTTGGTTCGGCGCGTTCCACGTCGTGCTCAGCCGCATCCGCCGCTACGAGGACGAGACGGGCCGGAAGGGCTTCGCCTCCCCGTACCGCGCGGAGAAGCTGGCGCTGCTCGCCGCGCTGAAGGAATAGGCGCGTGGGCAAGGTGAACATCCACACGCTGATGGAATGGCTGATGGAACTTGGGTACAAGCCGGCACCGGAGGTCCGCATCTTCGGCGGTCCCTTCGCACTGCGTCGGCCCGATGGCTCCACCCTTTGGGAGCGGGACTTCGAAGCCGAGCTCGAGAAGGTGCTCAAGTAGCCCTCGAAGAATCTAGGAGGAATGGACACGAAGCGGTAAACTGCTACGGGAAGTTAGAACCCGCCTGCCGATTTTCTCGCCTGTTCTAGGCTCGCGTCCTGCTCCTCATCCTGGGAAGCAGGACGCCGGCACTTAGAGAAGACGAGACCCACGCCGGGGTGGTGGAACTGGAAGACACAGCGATCTCAAACATCGCCAGGCCCTTGCAGGCCTGTGAGGGTTCGACTCCCTCCCCCGGTACCAAATCCAAGCACAAGGAAGAAGAGCCCAATGCACTTCGAGTTTTCGATTGCTGCCTGCCGCTTCACGATGGAGCAGCCGCCAAGGCACGTGCTCACAGGCCACTTCACCCTCCGCCTCGGAGACAAGCGAGGCCGGGTGCTGGCCGTTGGCCCGAGCTCTGGTTCGGTGATTCACTTCGCGCGCCAGTACGCCAAGGCGCCACAGTTGTTCGAAGAGGTCGGGGTTCTGTTCCTCGACGGGAACGGATCGATCTACACAGCGGCCGGACGGCCGGGGAGGACAGCGTGAACAAGGTCTACGGTTACGAGAGCCCGAGGGCGCACGCCACCACGGACGAGTGGCTTCTCTACCTCGCCGAGTCCTGGCAGGTCACCATCGGATCGACCGAAGCCGGTTGGTCCGTGATGCTCACGGATCCGCGCACCGGTGACGACTTCCTGTTCAAGGCGGAGACGCTGCGCTCGGCCGTACTGCGCGCCGTGGGCGGGTGAGGCGTGTTCCTCAACACGAAGTACGGCGGCTACAACCGCCATGGGGAGCAGACTGCCGGCGGTGCCTTTTTGATCTTGTTCAACCGCGTGAGCAACGAGGGTTGGCCAACGGATCCGACCGTGCCCTTCTTTCGTCCACCGGCCGAACGCCGTGAATTGCGCTGCCTCGTACGTTACGTACGGATGACGCAGTTCGGGCACTTCATGATGGGACGGGTACGTGTCGGAGAACACAAGCTCGGCCTGTCTGGTAGTTACGGAGCCGACGGGTTGCCGTGTGACCCACCGCCCAACTTGTGGGAGAGGCTGCACCCGTTACCCACCACCCTCGCCGAACTGTACTGGAAGAGCGACGGCCACAACTCTTCGGGTGCGGAGGGCCCGGCCCTGCGCACCTGGGCCCTTGAAAACTTGAGCACGCTGAAGAAGCTGCGCTAAGGGACAAGCCGATGAAGAAGCCTCGCTACGCCCTGACTGCAGGGCGCGTCATCGAGCGCGACGGTGTGCTGATCGCCTACCTGAGCGGCGTCTCCAAGGGAGGCGTCATCAACTACGGCCCGCCTTACGTCATCGGGATGCCGGCGGACCTGGACGACTTCGCGCACGAGATCGTAGCCGTGCTCAACCGTTCGGGAAAGAAGCGATGAAGAACGACTTCGACACAAGCCACCTGACCGGCACGGCGAAGAAGATCGCCGACGCGATCGTTGACCACATCCGCAAAGAAGAGGGCCGCGAGCCGACCGGCGGTGGTTGCAGTGCGTTCTACACGCCCGAGGAATGGCGTGAACGGCATGCGGATGTCAGTTGCACCGGCGCCCTGCTCATCCTCGTTCACGATGGCGGGGATCTCGCGCTGCGCTGCAACTTCTCGTACGAACAGTACGACGCGATGGAGCAACTTGCCGCTGTGCTCAAGGCGCACGGTTATTGGGTCGAACAGGCCACCGGTTGGTGGTCGGCTGTGTATCCATTGCGTACTTGGGCCGATGCCGTCAATGCGGACATCGCAGCCAGTGTGCTTGCAGACGAAGAGTACGTCTGCCCGCATTGCGGTAGCGATGAGATCGAGATCCCGATGTGGGTCAAACAGAAGACCGGCACCGTGATGGACGACTACGATTGTGATGGTGGTCCCTACCACATCTGGTGTCCGAAATGCACGGAACTGTACGAGGAAGACCTGACGACCCGCGCCGAGTTCGCCGCGAAGCCCAAAGGATAACCATCATGCTATGGCAAGTGGTGAAGGAGTGGGCGCATCTCTGGGTGCTCGCCGAGGAGATGGCACAAGGGGCAGCCTGGGACGCAGCCGAAGATCCATTCGGCGCGGCGACCGAAGCCGAGCGTTGGTGGACCCGCGTTCGCTGGTTGCGTACGCGAACGTTCGCTGCACAGACAGCGGCGCGTCTTGAAGAGTGGTCGTCGATCATCGACGCAGTTGAAGTCTAACTTCCGAAGAAGCAAGGAGAACCAAGATGGGTGAAGCACGCCGCAAGCTTGTCGCACGCAAGGCGCTCGAAGTCGCCTGCCCGCTCTGCGACCAACCGCCGGGCAAGTACTGCCGGAAGATCAGGTGGGAGTCGGCGCTGCCGCACGCCGCTTACAAGATGGTCGTCCTCGACGAGGAGACGACGGTCTGTGGTGCTCGCGTCCTCGCCTACGAAGACCTGCACGGAAAGATCAAGCCGTTCAAGCGCGACACGGTGTATCGCTTGGACGGGCCGAAGCCGCCTCCCGCCCCGCTGCGCAAGCCCGCGTTCGACGCACTCGCGATGGCTGCTGCAATCGCAGCGCCCTTCAAAAAGTAGAGGAGACAACCATGAGTGTCTACAGCGATCGTCTTGAACTCTTCCTGAACGAGGGACGTTTGATACGCGGCAGTTGGAACGGACGGGACGATGATGGCCGAGAAACGGCTTGCCTTCTGGCCGCGTTGGTTCCTGGTTGCAGTTCGACTTCGAACTGTCCCGCGGATCTCATGCCTGCGTGGCTCGCGCACCTGACGCCTTGGATCGATGACGCGGGGAGTGAAGAGAACTGGATGGAGACTGTGTTCCGGTTCGCTGATCTCGCTGCGAGCTGGCATGTGCTCAGCCCGGAGCAGTGGCGCCGCCTGGATTTCGTGGTTCGCGGTATCATCGTTCAAGAAGCGATGGCGCACACGACCGACGAACCGGTGCTTGCCGTGTGCAGGACGGTCCTCGCTCTTTGTAACCGCACTGCTGCGGGGGAGACTATTACTCCTGCTGAATGGTCCGCGGCGGAGAGTGCGGCGAGGAGCGCGGCGAGGAGTGCGGCGTGGAGTGCGGAGAGTGCGGCGAGTGCGGCGAGGAGTGCGGCGTGGAGTGCGGAGAGTGCGGCGAGTGCGGCGTGGAGTGCGGCGGCCGATCGGATCATCGCCGGTATCCTCGACGCGATCCAAACCGCCATTGTCCAAGGGTGGCCGAAAGGGAAATAACGATGGCTCGTGCCGAACTCGAACAGGTCATGAAGGACCTCTGCCTTGCGGTCAAGGCAGACTTCATCCCGTGGTCGAAGTCTCGCCACGCAGGCGATAAGGATCGCTCCCTCAACTGGAAGGTCGGTCTGTGGCGCAGGACGACGATCACAAACGTCTCCGGTTACAGCTTCACCGACCGCCTGATCCTGACCACGTTCTACACCGCCGGCATCGCACACTGTCCGAGTTACAGTCAATTCGATCACCGCACCATTTACGCCGTGGAAGCGATCGAAGCCGAGACAGAACACGGCAAAGCGGTGACCGACAAGCCCGGCTTCATGCGGCGTTTCGGACAGCCCATCCTGCCCGATCCCTGCGACGTGTTGTACAGCCTCAGTTGTGATGCCGACGCGATCGATTACTCCACCTTCGACGCGTGGGCTACGAACTACGGTCTCGACGTGGACAGCCGCAAGGCGGAGAAGACTTGGCGGGACTGCCTCGAGATCGGTCTGGCTCTGCGCAACGGCCTCGGCGAGGACGGTCTGCGGAAGCTGCGCGAAGCGGCGCAGGACTACTAGAAGCAACCAAGCACAAAGAGGAAGACTTCAATGCCCTACCTCCCGACTGCCGACCTCCCGCAGCCTGTGCAGAACGCCTTGCGCGGCCTCGGCTACCGCAAGCCGGACATCCAAGTCGTAGCCAAGGACACCATCTCTCCGATGGAAGCAGGAGAGAAGGGCCGCCGCGGTTTCTTCTGCGCGGTCGAGCTCCGTACCGGCGAAGCCAAGACCAAGTGGGGATCGTGGGGAGGCGCGAACATCTTCAACGCGAACAACGCCGTCGACCTCGACGACGAACTGTATCCGATCCCGCGCGGGGTGATGGTGCTCAAGGGTTCGGACGGAGACAAGGTGTTCGCTGTGCTGTACGTGCGGCCTGAGGACTTCGCGCCGCTCCTGCCACCGCCGCCTGAAGCGCTGACCGAAGACGAGCAGGCCGTGCTGTACGCCTTTGCCTGCTTGAAGTCCGGCCCGTACCGCCAGGAGTTCCTCGCCAGGGTGGATCTCGTTCACTGGAGACTGACAGGGCGCAACGGCGGAAGTGAAGCACACATCGAATCGTTGGCCCAGCGAGGCTACCTCAAGCGTGCCGCGAATGGCGCGACACAGATCACAACGCGCGGTAAGAACGTGCGCGGCAATTTCAAGGAGTACCTCTATGGAGAGTAACGCCATGTGTGAATGGGGCCCGTGCTACTTGCCCGCGACGAAAATCATCCTGATCTCTCGGAGAGGCAAGGTACTCGTAACACGCAACGCGTGTGAGCACCACGTCGCCGACATGCGGAAGATGGAAGAGCGGCACAGCCTGAACACGATCGACGTGTGCGAGATGAAGAGGGTGGGCGGATGACCATCTTCGACGAGAGCTTCCTCGGCGACAGACACTTCAAGTACAACTCAACCACCTCACCCGCCGCGACGCCACAGCCGCAACCGGAAGAGGACCCGCACGCCGACGATGCCGCGCGTGCTGCTTACTACGGCGTGCGCGTCGAGTTCCGAGCGAAGCGCACACCTGCGCCCGCACCACCTGTCGCCGCAATAGCACCGGCGCTCAGCTTCGACGAGAACCGGCCCGTCCCCGAACCGGACGTGATCTGGGATCTAATCGTAGACTGGCTGTATTTCGCCGGCCTTGCTGCCCTGGAAGACGGGGAAACGCTCCAGACCTGCGAAGTCGTGCGAGCCGAACTGAAGTGGTCGCGAACGCAGGCACAACGTGCCCTGATCAAGGACCGCGGGGCGTACGAGGGCATCACACGGGATCTGTTGGCGGGTCTACACAAGGCCCAAGAGAAGAAGGGGAAGTGAACATGCCGAAGAGAATGACACGCGCGCTTAGCGGACCCGAACACACCGCACTTGCAGGGGCGCTCGACTGCGCGCGCCTGTCGTACAAGGAAGCGATCGAGACCGCGAATCAACACCCACGCATCGCCGAGCAGTTCCGGCGCCAGTTCAAGGACGTGGAAGGGCTGATCGAACTGCTTGAGGGCTGTGAACGGATCACAATTGAGTGGGAGGATTTCTGATGCGAATGTGGCGCCTCGGCAGCGGCCATCTCGTGGTCGACCGCCCCGGTCACTCGCACGTACAGGACCACGCCGCTGTCTTGCCCTTGCTCGACAAGGCGCTGTCCGAGGTGGTCGCGCAACCCGAGGACGACATCATCGTACGGGAGATCGAGTTCGACCGCGTAGTCGGTGCGTCACAGTGCGTCGCAACGACGGAAGCGGATGACGTCTTCTTCCACAAGCGTACGGGCCGGAAGGGCCCCACGCGCTTCGTGCACAACCGCAAGCCGGAGCCGACGCGCTTCGTCACGGTCGTGCTCAAGCGGAACAAGACGATGACGGAAGTCTTCGTCTTGAGCACGGCCTACGTCGGCAAGACCGCACCGCCCGAGCCATGGAGTCATCTGGCTACGGTTATCTCGGTAGAATTCTGGCGCACACACGCACTCGTATGGTTGGATGAGTAGTAGAACCCTGATCCGGGATCGTTTAGCGACAGGACCTCGCACTTTGGATGCGATGACGGAGGTTTGAATCCTCCTCCCGGAACCAGTTCAAACCAAACACAAGGAAGAAAGAACACCATGAGCAGGAACACGAAGCCGGTCAACGCCCACGGGCGGGTCAACCGTGGTCCGAAGGGGATCGCCCGCCAGGCGAAGGCGAAGCGTCGCGCCGAAGCAGCCGACCGTAGCGCCGTGTACGGCGCGCTCTCTCTGAAGGAGCGGCTCGCTCGACTTGGCAGTCTCTCCGCGAAGCGGGAGCGTGCACGCATCACGGCGCAGATGGAGAAGGCGCGCCAGCCGGCGGGGAAGACCAAGTGACTGCCCCTGCCGGTGGGGCCAAGAAACTGTGGGAGCACCGTGCACGCCGTGTACTGAACTCCTTGTCTCGCGGCCTTAAGGCGATCGGCTTTGAAGTATCGCCAGTACACTTCAACGCCGGTGGTGTTGCTGTGTGGGGGGAAGTGTCCTTCCACGCACGCCGTCCGTCCTCGAACCGCTCCGTGTACGTGTGTGCCTACCACGACATGGGTACACCCAACGGCGAGGCGGTCTTGTACCGCGTCGAAGAATGGCCGGAACACCTCGGTGGAGCACGCGGTCACAAGCGCACGGGCCCAAACATGTGGCTTGCTCTGTGTTTTGTTTTACCGACCTTCGTGAAGGTACTCGCCGAATTCGCCGACAGCCAAACTTTCGAGTAGGTGGAAGGATGAAAGACAAATGCCATCGACCCAGACGAAGCGAACGAAGAAGCCGGAAGCCAAGGAGCAGGTGCGGATTCGCGTTGTGCGCGATGAGTACGCAGATAGCCCGCGCGAATGGAGCAACACCGGCCTGATGGCGTGTTGGCATCGCAACTATAACCTCGGCGACGTGCAGCCGAAGCGCGACCCGCAGGCTTGGTTCGAGGAGAACGTACCGGAGGGCAGCGTCGTGCTGGACCTCTGGCTCATCGACCACAGCGGCATCTCGATGCGGACGTCGTCGTTCGACGACTGCGACCCGGGGCGCTGGGATTCCGGGCAGGTCGGCTGGATCGTTGCCACGCCGGAGAAGATGCGAGAAGGCCTCGGCTTGAAACCGGACGAGCCGATCACCGACGGGCACCGCGCCGAGATCCGGAAGTACCTCAAGCAGGAGGTCGAAACGTACGACGAATTCATCCAGGGGAACTGTTGGGGATACGTGATCGAGAAGGGTACCACCTGCTCCGAAGACTTCATCCATTGGGAGGTCGAGGACTCCTGCTACGGCTTCATCGGCGATGACCTCGACGGCATGAAGGGACACGTGGACGAGAAGCTGTGGCCGCTGCTCGAGAAGGCGTGGGAGGACCGTCGGTGAAGAAGCCATTCGACGACGACCCGGACTTCGCACTGCTCGAAGTGCGCAGCCTAGCCCAGATGTCCACAGGCTCGGACTATGAGTTGGACTACCGTGCTGTGCTCGACAGCGCGCTGTTCAAGTGGCGTGCCCGTGCCTCCAATCCTGCAGAGCAGGAACGCCGCAAGCGTGTGGTCTTCGTGTATGCGTACACCACCATGAAGGTAGAGACCTACTCCGCTGTGTGCACGCTGTTCAAGGCGATCACCGGTGAGAGTATGGGAGGGAACTGAAATCAGCCCGGCACCGCCTAGAGTTCGGGGAAACTTCGCCGCAGGTAATTCTGCCTGCGTAGTCGTCGGGCGCCTGGGCGGTGCCGGGCTATCGCTTCTTCCCTGTGTTTGGTCTGCTCACAGGACCAGTGTGTTATCATGGACATCACGTTGACCAACGACGACTTCAAGCGCCGTTCGCCACCTGTACCAGTCGAAGTGATCAAGCTCGAGCGAGAGCTCCGGCGCCTTGAGTGGCAGGCTATCCAGACCTGCGCACCGCAGGACATCCGCAATTATCAGATCTTCAAGGCCTACGTCGACGCCAAGCGCAAGCCGTAGCCACCAAGCACAAGGAGAAAAGATGGGAGACGACGTGACACGCGCACGCCTGGAGGCGCTGCGTGCGGAACGCGCACGCCTGGAGGCGCTGCGTGCGGAACGCGCACGCCTGGAGGCGCTGCGTGCGGAACGCGACTGCGCGAAGGCAGTAGCGGAGGCACAGATCATGGCGAGTTACTTGGCCGCAGCCGCGTCAGCTTTGGAACCGCGGGACAGACAGCACGCCCCGACACTGGCACAGTTTGCGGTCCATCTTCGAAACGAAGTCGAGCGAAGGCTGGGAGGTAAGGGATGAGTAACACGAAGCTTGCGATGCGAACGATCGCGGAGTGGCGAAGCCAAGTGCAGCCGATGCCGCAACCACCCAACGACATGTTGTACGTGTGCGGACGTTGCGGCTCGCCGGAGATCCAAGTCCTGTGGTGGGTCGGGGTGAACGACAACATTCCGGTAGGACCAGACTATGGTGATGACGTGTACTGCCCTCGCTGTGAGGTTCTTGTCGGTGACGGGAACCAAAACGCAATGCTCACCTACCGGGATTGGAAGGCGGAAGTTCGCGGCAAGAACTGCGGGTGTGACGCGGCATGGCTGCTTGTAACAGGTTGGGACCATGCCTTCGCGGATGGGCACGACGCCTTCGAGATCCAGCGTTGTGACAACTGCAAGAAGTTCGGAGACGATGACGAGGCTCGCCGCGTGCACGATGTGGAGTGCGGTTGCGGCTACGTCAACACGGGACAGGTGTAACCATGGAATGCCGTGAGATGGAGGTTCGCTACGTTAAGGGTGCGAACCTGAAGTTCGACGGGCGCAAGCCGCTGACCACGTCGGCGGACGTAGCCGCGATGCTTCGCCCTCTCCTTGAGAACAACACGCGGGAGTCGTTCATCGCCATCTACTTGGATGGCAGACTGCGCCCGATTGGCTACGTTCGCACGGATGGCCAGGTGACCAGTGTGCCGGTCAGGCCGACCGATCTCCTAGGCACCGCCTTCCTGTGTGCCAGCAAGGCGCTGGTGGTTGCGCACAACCATCCAAGCGGAGACGTGCAGCCGAGCGCGGAAGACCGAATGCTCACGAAGCGACTGAGCGAGGCGTGCTCGCTTCTCGGTGTCGATCTGCTCGATCACGTGATCATCGGTGCGGACGGGGCGCACTTCAGTTTCTACGACGCGGGTCTGACGGAGCGCCTGTGATCACCAACCCACCCCGCCGCGCTAGCGCCGATGACACAAAACCAGTGTGTCCCGCGTGCAAGAACGCGGACACGGAACGCATCAACTACCTCGAAGAGGTAACCGCAAACCGAGCCGTAATCGGCTTTATTGGAAAGGTGCTCATCGTAAGTGATGCTGAGAACTTCGACGTTTACGACACAGACTCACGCGACGTGCGCTTGATCTGTCTCGAGTGTACGGAAGAGTTTGAGTTGCCGTCGAAGATGGAGTTAGAGTTTGGCACTGACTGTTCCTAGTGCCCATCTCAACGAGGACTAATGCTCGACCGCAAAGAACTGAACGACCTTCTCACCGTCGCGCTTGCGGACTGGAGCCTCGCCCCCGCCGACGTGAAGAAGGTCTTGCGCTTGGCCATCTACCTTGAGCTCCTCGGGAAGTCTGAGGACGAGGCGTGGCTTTGGGCGTTCGCCAACAAGCCGAGCAGCGACGTGTCCCTCGACGCCTTGACCACGGCTTGGGACTTGCTGTTTCCCCGACGCGAGGCGCGGGAGTTCGATCCTTGGGTCGAAGACTACATGTATGACGACTACGACTACCACGTAGATGATGACGTCGATGCCGAACACCAGGCTGAACGAGACGACGCGTACGCCCATTACTCACCGGAAGACGAAGACGAAGTGGAAGAGGAAGTGAAGGACAAGGCCTGCGAGAACTGCGAGCAGGACCGCTGCCTCTGCCACAAGATCCGCTGAACGATACAGCCACCAACCGAAAGGAAGAAGTGAACATGATCATGGGACTTACTTGCGTCTGCGGCGGGGAACTCAGGCCGCGTTTCGCATCGGACTCGATGGGCGGCATTCTCTACCGCTGCGCCGGTAGCCTGCGCGCTGTCGACGTCATCAAGTTCGGAACGAAGGCGAACGGGAAGCGGACCAAGAGCACGAAGCAGCGGCGTTCCCGTTCGTGTGGTCGTACGAAGAAGCTCTTCAAGTACCCGACCTGGATCGGGGAGAACCAGAAGAAGCGCGGCCTCACGCCGGTGGACGTGCTGTGATGCGGGGCATCCCTGTCAAGCTCTTGCGCGCGCTCATCGCCGCGCAGGTAGCCGTGGTCGAGAACGAGGATTCGGACCTGCCGGACTTCACCGCACTCAATGCCTTGGACGCCGCGCTTCGTGAAGCGGTGGTCCTCGCGAAGAAACTGCGGAAGGAGGACACATGAGCGTGTACACGGACCGCCTCGAAACCTTCTTGAACGAAGGGCGCCTGACGCGCAAAGAGTGGGCAAGCCAAGATGATGCTGGTCGCGCGACGGCTTGTCTTCTGGCCGCACTCGTTCCGGAGTGCGGAAGGGATGGGAGCGCCGCGGCTTGCCCTGCCGAGCTCATGCCCGCTTGGTTGGCGCACCTGACGCCTTGGATCGATGACGCGGGGAGTGAAGAGAACTGGATGGAGACTGTGTTCCGGTTCGCTGATCTCGCTGCGAGCTGGCATGTGCTTGATACCGAGACGTGGCGCCGCCTGGAGTACCGTGTCAAGGCGGTCGTTGTTCGCGAAGCTGTGCGGCATACGACGAACGCGGGGGCTTTGTCTGCGTGCGAGACCGTGATCGATCTTTGCGATCGTGCTGCGAGTGGCGAAGCGATTCCCGACACGACGTGGAGTGCGGCGAGGAGTGCGGCGAGGAGTGCGGAGAGGAGTGCGACGTGGAGTGCGGCGAGGAGTGCGGCGTGGAGTGCGGAGAGTGCGGCGAGTGCGGCGTGGAGTGCGGAGAGGGCGGAGAGGGCGGAGAGTGCGGAGAG